AAAAGCGGACTGTTAAAAAGGGTTAAAAAAACGGCATGCCATTAAAAAAAAAAAAAAAAAAAAAAAAACAACCCCGGCGGAAAAAGATGTGGTCACCCTCGAGGACGGAACCGGAAACTTGTGGACGCTCGAGGGCGTGGAAGACTGGGAACTCGGGGATGTGTGCGCCTGTATTATGGGCGACAACGGCACGGAAAATATTTCCGATGATCGTATCGTCTCTGTGAGGTACTGCGGAAATCTGAAAAGTTTTGATCTGGAAAAGTGAAAGGAGAATGAAATGGGTGTTGTTTACATGAAAGATATTCTGGACACTATCAGTGAGAGCACTGGGGAAAATGCGGAAATCTACTTCCCGGATGCGCTGTATGAGATTGACGGCGCGGAAAGTGAGGACTGGTATGAAACGGAGATTTGATGAACAGAACATGGGTGCAAGCGCGTTTTGCGCCCGTGATTGTGCCCATCAAAGCACAAACCGGAAAATTGAATATGGAACTGTAAACATGAGTACCTGAATAGGCTTTCGGTTGACGAGCTTCGCGCCGTTGGCTGTCTGACCGTAGGGGCGTTTGTGTAACTCGGAAAAATCGCAAAAAAAACGAGAGGAGAAACAGAACATGGAAAAATTTATCGAAATCATGATGCAGGCAAACGATGAGTACGCGGAAAAAACGCGTGAAGTACCGTTCGAACTTCGCGTAGGGGGGGGCGTGTATGCTCATTGAACTGGCTGCAAAGGATGCCGGAAAACCTATCGGCGAGGTCATCGAAATGGTGTCCAGTGCTATGGGGTACGTTAACGAAACTCTTGGCGAGATCTGATAGAAAGGGGAAAATTATCATGAAGAGAGTGCAGGAAAATGCAATTGTAACTCGGAAAATTATTGACGCTGGCGTTCCGGTTTGTGTAACCGTCTCCGTGCGGAATCATCCGGCTGGAATGCACGTTGCACTGAGGGCTTTCGGAAAAACGATTGGTTCGTGCTCCGGTTGCGGCTACGACATGCGCGGCTTTTGTGTAGGCGAGTTTCTGAACTACGCCTACTCGGAAGAATTGCGGAAAATCCGCGACCGTGTGGCGGATCTCCCGGAAAATCAGGGTGCGCAGTTCTACACGCCCTATGGCATGTATGAGAGCGGACGCGTGGACGGCGGATGCGGTCTCTCGTGCATGGAAAAGATCGCGGGAATGTGTGGGCTTGAGGCCAAGGAAGTATACAAGCGCGGGAAATTCGACGGGTTCATCTTCAGCAGAAAAGAAGGCGCGGAAAGAGGTGTGAAATGAGAGCGAAAAGGCTTTGGGAAAAAGTCTACGATTTTTGTTACGAGTTTGACTACTGGCGACTTTGGGACTCGGAAACTACAGAGGTAGACGTTGCGTATGATGTGGAAAATTATCCGCAGAATGTGCGCGACTATCTGGAAAAGTTCGTGGAAGACGGTGGCGAAGCTGCGGAAGCCGCGAAAGCATTACTAGAGGAGATGAAAATGACATGACACTGAACAGGGCGATGTTTGAGGCATCGCGGAAAGCGGAAGTCAACCGGATTATGAAGGGAATAGAGGTTGACGAGTGCGGAAAAATCATCGCGGAAAGAACATTCTTCTATTCTGGCGACTGTTATCTAGGAGAGTACGAATCTATATCCGGGAAATATTCCGGAAAAATGGGAAGGGGTTAAAAAATGGAGTTTGAAATGTTTGTGCAGAGACTGTTAGGGCTTTCTCTTATCGTCCTGAGCATCACTTTTATGGTGCTGTTCCGGGATGACGATATGTCATACGCCTTAGTGCTTATTCCTCTTGGCATCTATTTGGTATTGACTCCCGATTGCGTGATGTGAGAGAATGTTTGTAGGCGGAGCGCCTACTAATTTTTAAGCACGGAAAAACAATAGTCCGTGCGAAGAACGGAATGTCGCGCCGTCGCGACACTGGAAAGGAGATAAGGTGAAAGTAAAGAGATATGCGGCATTTTTAGATAATGCCGGAAAACCAGTGCTTCGTGAGGACGGAAGTTTTGTAGCAGACGGGCGCGTCTCCTACAATCACCCGAAAAGGCTGGCGGATTTCTTCGGAAAATCGGTTGGGATCCGCGATTGCGCGGAAGAACATGTGTATGTGGCTTGTCTCGATACTCGGTTGCATCTTGTGGGATGCTTTGAAGCGTCTCACGGAAGCGTGAATGGAAGCATGTTTCCGGTTCGGGAAATTTTGCAGAAAAGTTTGGTGCTGGGCGCGGTGTATATCGCAATTGCCCATAATCACCCCGGCGGTATTTGCGATCCGTCCCCGGAAGACGACGCGGCCACACGGAGGATTGTACAGGCATGCGATATTGTGGGCGTTCCAGTGATTGACCATATCGTGGTTGCATGGAACAGTGAAAATTATTTCTCCTATCAGGAAAACGGAAAGCTGAGGTAAGGAAAAATGAAGATTTCGAAAATCGAGTTTGTAAGGGCGCTTGTGGAAAATCCGCATGTGTTCATGGGTGCGGTGTACTCGGGAGAAATCCCGGAAGGGCAGCTTGTGGAAGCGGCTAAGAGGGCGCGGGAAGCGCATGCCCCGAAGAGGGGAGTTTCCCGGAAGCAGACAAACGCTCTCATCTTTACGGACGGGAGCCGCCTGTACTTCGACTCCTTCGCGAAGAGGGAGTACCGGAAGGTTGAGACCGGAAAATCCGGGACGATGTATGAGATGACGATCCGGGAAAATGGAGCGCCGTTTACGAAGTACCTGTACTACTTGGTATAAGCACTTGTTCAAAACTGAATATGGAAAATTGAATATGGAACACAAAGGGCGTCCCGACTCCCTGACAAGTTGACGGAACGCCCACACACACAACGCCCACACAAGAAAGGGCGACCACTAGGTGGCACTGTCATTATAGCAGTGCCGGAAAGGAAATGCAATATGTTTAAGGACGGTACTGTGAAGAAAGCTGTTGTGTCACTCATGAACTATGAGAAGGAGTGTGTAGAGATCGCGGAAAATCTGAAGCTGTCTATCTCTTCTGACAACCGGAAAATCGGACGGGTGCTGAACGTATCCCTTCCCCCTGTTCTCACCTGCGGAAACTGCGGACAGTGCAAGAAGTACTGCTATGACATCAAGGCGGTGCTTCAGTACCCGAACACCGTAGTAAGGGCGCGCATGCGGAACTACATGCTGCTCAAGGCGAACCGGGATGAATACTTCCGCCAGATCTCGGAAAAAATCCGCAGAAGACGCGTGAATAAGTTCTTCCGCTGGCATGTGGCTGGCGACATCGTGGATGCGGATTACCTCGACCGTATGGTTCAGATTGCGCGGAAATATCCTGAGTTCACGTTCTGGACGTACACAAAGATGTACGACCTTGTGAACGCCTACTGCGATGCACACGGCGGAAAATCCGCTATCCCGGAAAATCTGACCATTATGTTCTCCGAGTGGCGCGGACTGCCAATGGATAACCGCTACGGCTTCCCGGAATTCCACGTGGTCTTCAAGGGTGAGGAGATGCCTAAGGGTGTGCATGTCTGCCCGGGGAACTGCGATGTGTGCAATACCACTGGTCGTGGATGCCCGGTCGGGGAAACCACGTACGCGAAAGAGCACTAAGGGGGTGAGGAAAAATGGCAATCGGATACAAGCTGTTTAGAATCAGGGACGGAAAACTCTATCCGCTTTATGTTCTGGCGACTAAGGAAACGCCGGTGAACGAGTGGATCTCTGCGGAGTGCGGAGATCTCACCGCTCACGGAAAAGTGAAGAGCCGACTTGGAGAATTGGCATATCGCCCCGGCTGGCATATTAATGACGGTCTGCCGTATGTGAAGTACATCTACAGCATACACAACGGAAAAAGATACCTGAAGGATGACTGTGTGTGGTGCAAGGTCGAGTATAGGACGGAAAAATGCTACACACCGGAAGCGCGAGAGGAAGGATGGAGAGCCGGAAAATGGAGCGCCACAAGGGCGTATCTGAAGAAGGTTCCGGTCGGTGGTTACTATAAGTACCGCACAAATCCGAACATGGAAGGCGCGTGGGTCATCGCCGGGGAAATGCGTATTCTGGAAATTATGGACGATGCCGAAGTGGAAAAGCTGTGCAGAAACAACAGTTACGAGCCGCTGTTGAGATATAGAGCATGAAAGGAGACGGAAAAATGGAAAGATACAACATGGTTATGGAAATCTACAGGCTTTGCAATGTTAATAATTGGTTTACCTGCGGAACAAATCGCCAGTATGAGCGTATGTTTCAGATGGTGCGCGAGGGAAAACCGATTCATGAAATCGCCCTTGCTATCTGGCTGTGCTCCGAGGATGAGGAACTGGAAACAATTGAAACCGTTCTTAAGGCGATGGCAGACTAAAGCGGAAGGTGGTGCGAGTATGGAAATCTTCAGAAATAGGTATCAGGCAGAGAAGGCGTGGAAAACCAGCCCGGGGTATAGCGCGGAAGACCGTGTCGTGAAGGTGAGCGGTGGCTACGCGGTGATGACCGAGCGTGATTATCAGGTCTGGAAAAATCAGAAGTGAGGGGATTTGAGATGCGGAAAGTCAAGATCGCAGCAATGATTGCGGAATACTTTAACGACTGGGATTCCTACTCGTGGGATGACGCGGGGCAGCCCGGAATTTCAGCACAGCTTTTATGGGTGGACGATAATTTGGAAAGCTTAAAAGACTACTTCCGGGAGATTTCGGAAGATCGCGCTAATAACCCCGATGGTGCGGTTGACGCGGCTGTCGCAATTCTCCGCGAGGTGGAAAAGATGGAAGGGGGAATTTAATGGTTCTTGTCTGGCTACTGATAGCGGTGTTCTTAGCATTGACGAGAGATGATCGACAGTGGTCATCTGGAAATTTCCAGTCAGAACGGAAGGCGCGGATCCTACGCGGAAGCGGCGATTTGTGCCACGAACTGACGGCGAAGATGCATAGAAAACACGGATTCATGTACGATCCTTGGTGGCCCGAACTTAGGGAAATGTGCATCGAAGGTGATATACGAACGTATGGAAAATCATATACGGAACTGGCGGAAAGAAAATACGGATTGTTAAGGGAGAACGGATTATGAGTTATGCGAATACTTACACCCCGGAAGGAGCTGCTGTGAGGATGCTTGAAATCACCCGTAACAGGGAGCGCGAGGTGCGTGAGATCGCGGAAAGGTATGTCGCGTTTGAGAACGATTTTCTCGGAAGACTTATTGACGATACACTGGACGCGGTGCTCGGAAAGATCCATCGGATTGAGGATGACCTGTTGGAAGACGAACCCATCGATTACGTGTACGAGGATCTGAACGAGATTATCTCCGATGATGACCGATACGATGAGTACACCAGACGCGTGGCGATGGAAATCAAAGGCGCGTTTGAGACTCTGGATAATAACACGGCACTGCCGTTTGTTTAATGGAAGGGGGCGTGGAAGAATGAGAGATAAGATGTATTACCTGATGGATAGCGCGGAACGGTGCAAGAAAAACCTGCGTGATCTTGGAATCCCGTTCAGCGAGGGCACGGTTTTCGTCTTGGAGAAGCGCTCCACAAAGTCAACGTGGGGAAAATGCACCCGGAGATATGGAGAGTTCACCGTCACGATTGACCCGATGTTGTGCGATGGAAAGCATATATTCGGTTTAGACAGCACGATGTACCACGAACTTCTGCACACCTGCCCCGATTGCTGGGATCACGGAAAAACGTGGAAGCACTACGCGGAAATCGTAAATCAGAACACCGGGGCGCTGGTGCAGAGGGCTGACTCAGCGGAAAACAAAGGAGTCAGCAGAGAAGAGTACCTCGCGGCTATTAAGCCAAAGTACGCCTACAAGTGCAAGGGCTGTGGGCAGATGGTTTACAAGATGAGGGCTTGCGCCTTCACGAAGCACCCGGAAAGATATCGGTGCGGAATCTGCAAGAGCGACTTTGTCATGGTCAATGTGGAATATTAAGAGGAGAATAACTATGGAAGACAATAGAATGAATGTTAAACTTATGGACTTGGCAAAAATCGTGCTTGATATGGAAATCGGTGATACGATTGATTTCGCCAACTGTGATATGGACGAGGTGGATCGAATTGGTGGCTGGATTGGAATAAGACGTGTGGACTTCTTCGACAATGACAACATCATGTATGTGATTGGGCATTGGGGCGGAGAAGCAAACGCAAAACTCTACCACATCTCGGAATATGATGACCGCATCGGAAGTTTCTGTGAGGGGCAGCAGACGAAGAGCAACAAATGGTCGTACTCCTACATGACGGAACAGAACTACATCAATTGTGTTGGAAAAATGATCGCGGATTACCTGCTGAACTATGATGGCTATGTTAACGAAGTGCTCACGGTTGAGTTTGTGGAAAGCTGAAAGGAGAAACGCCATGAAGTTTGAGAAAGTTACAGCCGTTTACGATTGTGAAAACCTGTCTGCATACTTCGGAAAGGTGAGCGGTGGAAACTACTTCATCGCCCACGATGTAGGGGAGCACGGTGGAGTTATTCAGTACGTCAACACCGATCCTGGTATCGGATATGATGAATACGTTCTCTCTGGCGAGTGGCTTGATAAGCACACGATGGGCACGGTATTTGAAGACAAGGGGTTCTGGAACGATATGATGGATTACCTGATTCAGGAAGCGAAAAACGTGCCGTGGTGGGCGTGGGAAGACGGGGTCATTGAGGGCCTTGAGGCTCGGAAGTACCCGGAAGAACCACCATATCCCGATTACATCATGCGGGGCGTGAGAGAGCGATTGGGCGTAACCCCGAACGACACTTCGATGGACGCGGAAATCGCTGCGATGGACAAGGTTGAGGTGATGCGTCAGTGGTTAGAGTGGGAAGGAATCTGCGGATACACTAGTCTGGTTGTGGAGTTAGTTCAGGATATCTTCGGCGTGGAGTTAAAGTGAGGTGAGGGCTGTGGCTAAGAGGGCAACGATTTTAAGGCTCACATGTAAGGGCGTCTGGAAAGTTATCTATGATTATACAACGAGGACGAATCCGTTCTGCGTGTACTACTACTGGAGCGGTCATCAGAAGCTTATGGAAAGATATGCGGATTTAGGCAGCTGTCTTGTGTATCTGGCAAATGCTACAGGAAGGGTGGAAAGATATGGCGAATAAGCAGAAACTTGCAAAGATGATGGTGGATTTTATTTCGGAATATGACTTCTATGATTGGAGCGATTCCGGACAGCCCGGAGTTGCGGAGCACATCGCGTGGCTAGAAGGCGATCCGGAAGGCGTGAAAGAATAATTTAGGGGGTTTGCGGAAGACTGGTTGTATGCGTATGATTCTGTTGTAGGTTCTGCTGGCGCAGCCGCCGCGATTCTTGCCGAGCTTGAGAAAGAGGGGTTTTAAAATGGGAAAATTAAGAGTAATCGTTCGGTCGGAGCCGAATTACCAGAGCGATGGTTTTCATTGGCTGGCCGTCTTCCCTTGGGAACCGGAAAACTACGGCCTGATTCAGTGTGTGCCGTTCGTGGTTGAGCGCGGAAAAGTCCGCCCGATTGAGTCCTTTGGATCAATGAACCTGTCGTATTATCACGACCTGACGCACTATGTGAATCCAATGGTATTGGACAGCTACGGTGTATACGACGCGCTCCGTGTATGGTATAATGAAGACGGAGTCGAGTTAGAGTTCCGGCAGAAGCTTCCAGATCTGGCAAAGACGGCATGGAAAGATGCGCTTATGAAGGCAAGGAGAAAGGAAATAAGTTATGACAATTAAGGGGCTAAAGCAAATCGCAGGTGAGAGCAAAGGGCTGAACGGAAGAGGCCAGTACCTTCAGATTAATTATAACAGAGAAACCGAAGAGGCATGGGCTGACTACTTCGTTTCGCTTGGGGAAAATTCATGGAAGGTTTATGATAGCGAGGATGTCGTTGTTTGCGGGAACATCTCCGAGCCGAAGACGATGAGTGAGATCCGATCAATAATCGAGGACGCGGTCAGGAAGGCAGATGCCAGAGAAAAAATCTGAAATTCGCTGTTGACACCCGGGTCTGGGGTCTGATATAATAAATGTCAGTAGGCGAGATGCCTACTTAACCAATGAGTACAGAAAACAATAGTCGCGGAAGGGAGCGGAAAATGATTATTACGATGTATAAAGACCAGTTAGTAGCGATTGGCATGCGGAACGAGGAAGACTGCATGGTGTCGAATATGGTCGATGTGGATGTTCCGGGAGAGATCCTCCGGTCGTGGTACTACAACCGCCTGTCGGAACTTTACGAGGGCGACTTCGAGTACTGGTACAGGAAAGAGAGCATGTGCGATGACATGGACGGATTCTTCCAATTCACTGACTGGCGACCTGAGGAAAACGACATCAGCAACGAGTGGTTGTGATTCGGAAATAGCCAAAGAAAAGGAGATACGGTATGCAGTATAAGATCTTTGAAGGCAATATGGAACGCCTTCGGAAAAAGATGGTTCGCATCCAGAACAAGTGCAAAAAGTACGGGTGCGAGTTCCGGTTCGAGGAAGTTGGCGAAGAGTATCGCGAGGAAAAGAACCCTGTCACTGGGTTTGTAAACACCGTCCGCTTCGTGGTTGTGGAAGCTGAGGGACACGCAGTGATTAACGACTGGCAGTTCGTTGCCGAGGTCGAGCATACCGATAAAGGGAATATCATTCAGGGTGTTTGCGGAATTGAAGTCCCGGAAAGATACTACACGACCCCACCGATTTGTGAACATTGCCAGAGCAGAAGATGGCGGAAGAACACCTACATCGTGATGAACACTAAAACTGGCGAGTTCAAGCAAGTCGGAAAAAGCTGCCTGAAGGACTTCACGAACGGTATGAGTGCCGAGGGTGTCGCGCAGTATATGTCGGCTTTTGAAAGTCTGATCGAGGGTGAGGCTCCTTGCGAGGGATGGTGGAGACCGACCTATGTTAATACCCGTGAGTTCCTGTGCTACGCGGCGGAAACGATTCGCCACTTCGGGTATGTGAAGCGCGGAAACGAGTACGACTACGATTACGATCCGACCATTCGGACGACCCGCGACCGAGCAGTTGACTATTATCTTGCGGAACACGGTCTTCTCACTGGCTACTGGAATCGGGATGTCGCGGAGAGGTTGAAGCGGGAAATCGAGGTATCCGGTTTTGACGCGGAAAGTCAGGAAGCAACCGAGGAAGCGGACGCGGCCTATAGATGGGTGCTGGAGCAGCCGGAAAACAGCAATTATATACATAATCTCAAGACTGTTTGTGCGCTTGACTATGTGACGATGGATAAATGTGGACTACTTGTGAGCCTGTTCCCGGCGTACAACCGCGAACTGGAAAAGCAGGCGGAGCGCAAAAGAATCGCCAAAGCGGAAGCCAATTCCGATTGGGTTGGCGAGGTCGGGCAGCGTCTCGACATTAAGGTTGCGTCTTGGAAATGCATGGCATCTTGGGAAAGCCAGTTTGGAATGGGCTACCTGTACAAGATTGTGGATGCGGATGGCAATGTGTACACTTGGAAAACTTCCAGATGTATTGATGGCGCGGAAAAGCTGAAAGGGACGGTGAAGGCACATAGCGAGTTCCGTGGCACGAAGCAGACCGAGTTAACCAGATGCAAGGCGATGTGAAAGGAGAGCGGTTATGGCACGGTGGATGCAGAAGACCTATGTGAACGGCGAATTAAAGTACGAGCCGAAGATGAAAACGGACAACGAGATGATGGAGCGGTTTGCGCAGATTATCTTTCTGAAGCAGGCCGGAGAAGACATTGAGTTGCACCAGACGGTGAATGACAACTATGAGGCGGTCGAGTATACCGCGACACTGAAACTCAAAGACAGAACAGTTGTTCATGTATATACGATGGGGGGATAAGAAGTGCTGAAAACTTATTATGTGTGTTGGGACGAGAAAAAAGGTGGAACGCAGTGGGGTTATTATACTATTGTCATCGCGGAAAACCAGAGCGAGATCAAAAAGCTGGTTCGCGACAGACAGAACGAGAGAATTCTGAAGGGTCTGTCACATATGTTCCACGTCCATACAACTCGGTTTAGCAACTGCCTTGATGCCGACAGAATCTTTCGTGAGCGGGAACTTCTGAAGCTTCGCGGAACGGCGCTCGGAAAACACCTTGAGGATTGCGGGTACGATGTGAGACGCATCGAGGAAAAATACCCGCATTTCCATCCGTCGGGTGTTCTTGAATATGCGGTTGCCCCGGAAAGCCCGAATGGCTATACGGTGCAGGTTAATCCTTGGACTGGCGAGAGTAGGCATTGCGGATTTGGCAAAGGATGCTTCTGGACAGAGTGGAGGTAACGGGAAAATTATGGATTGCAACAGGGCAATCGAGCATAAGAAGGCGTTGGTTGTGAACAGCGGCAACGAGGCTGAGGGATTAAACATGGAAATGGAGGAAGAATGATATGAGCAAATGTAGTTTTTATCGTTGGATTTATTCGAGGGCTGTTGGGAGACAGGTAGCGGTCAAGACCGAGGGTGGAAAGTTCGAAACCAAGGATGGCTTCCTGATGTACTATTATAAAGCGCATAACAGCAAGACCAGAACGTATGACTACGAAGTGATTCTGCCATCGTGCGGTATGGCGGTCTGTTCCGCTTCGAGGCTGAAGGATGCGAAAGCTTTGACCGAGGAACTTATGCCGAAGATTCTAGAAAAGTGTGCAAATCCTGAGTTTATCCGCACGGAAAATCGTTTCATTGAGCTGATTGAAGAGGCTAGGGTGCGCGAACAGTTTGGAGAGGAACCAGTCACGTTTTAGTAAAATACGATTGACTAGGGGTGTAAAGGATGAGAACGAAAGAAGAGTTTATTGCGGAGGCGCTTTCTGGGAGTGGAAGGCGAACGGGTTCTTCGTCGTCCACGAGTGAAAGAATACGAGACCGCATTAAACAACAACGCCAGAAGAGGAGAGAAGATATGACTTCTAAGAGAGCGAAATTCTTGAGACTTGATGATAATGAAATCAGCCTTGAGCCTATAGATCCGTGGCAAGAGCTGGCGAACGCGGTTGTTATCGCTGCCGCAGAAGATTATAGAACGGCAATGCGCGGGAAAAGGAATCCCCACACCAAGCGCAAACCGGAAGACGTAATCCCTGAGGTGGAAAAGTTTATGGATGGCGCAGCCAGACTGATGACAAAGACGGATCCGATGGCGATTCTGGAAAAGATTCGCAAGGAGAACGGGAGAAAGCTTCGGAAAAAACCGCTTCGTGCTGATGCTAGATTATAAGAAAACAATAGTCCATGTAGGTATTGACAATACAGTGTGAGTGCGTTATAATCCTTATAGTCGAAGGCGGTTCCTGAAACCGCTAAATAGTTGGGAAGAAAATACAATAGTCGCCAGACGGAAAGGAGAACAATATGATTCTGGATCGGATTCTGACGCGGAACTATACAAGGGTTCCGCTTGTAATGGTCAACTTTAACCTGCAAGATTTCAAGCGATTTGGGGCACATGGCAGCTGTCGGATAGTTATTCACCCGGAAATTCGCGGAGATCAGTTTGTTGAAATGAGGATGCGTGAAATCATCGATCATATTCGAAGCACCTACAATATGGAAAAATTATCTAAGCTTTAAGCCAGAGGAGAAAAGGATGCGATACATGAAGCGTCGTGCGGACGAGGAAAATTTTCACGAGGTAACGAAGGAAGATGCTCTGTGGGTGCTGCTTAGTACCTATCGCGATAACGCGATCACGCGTCACATGTTGGAAGTTCCGGGAAAGATCCCGTGCTTATTCTCCGATATCGTTGTGGAGGAGGGTGCGTAATGATGCTACTCATACTTCTGGTGTTGTTTGTCATCACCATAGCCCTTGTGATGTTTGTTTTTGCCATCGCGGAAACCGGAGCGAGGGCAGACGAGATTGGCGACGAGCTTGCGGAAAAATGGATGCGAGACCTTGAAACGAAAGGAGTACGGAAATGAATTTTGACGCTAAGGTTAAAAAACTGCGTGATGATATGGAGACGCTTAAGAGACGGATTGACGCGTTGGCGGAAACCCTTGATGAGGCGAAGAGATTTACGGCAAAATTCCTTGATTGTTGCCAAAAGTACGACATTGATACTGTGGCGATTAACTGCAAGTCGGATCTCGTAGAGTCCACAAAACACTGGCCTTTTGATTATAACGGGTCTGTTTTTGCGGATAGGGACAGGGACAACGGAAGAGGGCAAAAATGGCCTGCGATCTGGGAAGTTGTGAAGGAAATGGAAATCAGTGGAGGCGCTGGAAACAATGGTCAGCGTCAGATTGGCGGAGCTAAAGCGTCCTTGCTTATTGATGGCGTGTATCAGCTGAAAGACGGCTGTTGGATGAAAGTGGACTAACCCGCTGCCTTAAATAAGTTTGATATAAACCATACTTCAGATTGAACTGAAATGGAGGGGACAATGTTAGACGTTTTATCGTCGGATTGCAATGATGAAAGACCTTGTTTTGCGAGGTCAGACAGGCGGAAATGCCGGATTCTTATAGAGGCTGGCTATCGGAATGGGGAGTGCCCATTCTGCAAACCCAAACAAGACGAGGTGGCGGAAAAGAAATGACTATTTCAGGATTGGGCACATTCTTCATTTTCTCTGTGTCGGTGTTTCTCGGAGTTTTGCTTGCTTCCATCATAACAGAGCGTAAAGCGCTTCCAATAGTAGTCGGCTGCGTGATTATCGTGCTTGTATTGGTTGGGGAATTATTTTACTACAACTGCACGGCGGTTGGCAGACGCGAGGTTATTGACGAGCGAAGCAGCCTTTCGAATGGTATAGAACGCACGATTAATGTATACACTTCTCTTTTTGGCGATAATGACTAGGGGGTGTAAGAATGCCCGACTATTCAAATACCCCGTTAAATAAGAAACAACAGCGGCTTGAAAAGAAACGAACCGCAGTTTCAAGAGCGTGTGCGTTCTATCGTGCGAATCCGCATCGGTTTGCGAAGGATTACATGAATCTAAACCTGCGCCTGTCTCAGAAGCTGCTGTTATTTTTCATGAATTGGGCTACCAACTTTTTGCTCATTGCTGCGAGGGGTTTAAGTAAAACCTTCCTTGCCAACAGAGACATTATCGCAACGTACACCGGGAAAATTGACATTGATCAGAACGATGGCGGCTACGTCAAATTTGACTTTGAGGGGAGCGGTACATCTACTACAACTGTTTCGTGGAAACCATCGCCAATATTGAATAGGGAATATGGAGAAGAATATGGAGGGTATTGAAATTCAGATACCAGTAACAGCAGAACAGATGGAAATAATCAGGAACGCCTGGGCTGGTATGAAATTAGTGTGGTTCAACTTTCGCGAAATAGAGGCGGAGGAGCGAAAGTGCAATATCGTGCAAACTGATATTATACGGTGCGTTGATTGCGCGAACAGAGACACAAGTATGTGCGGATTTCGCGATATTATTTCAGGTCGGCAATGGCCGAGGGACGACGACTTCTGTAGCCGCGCAAGGAGGAGGCCGGATGGGTATTCTGGACTTTAAGCAGGCAGTATTGGATGAACTGTGGGCGGCATTTGTCAATCGACCGTTGGATTCGGATAGGTGGGTGATCGATGATATCCGCCAGAGGGTTGAGCGCTTGCCTGTCTCCGAGCAGGAAGAATTCGAATGGTGTACTGATTGCAAGGAGTACGACCCGGAAAAACACTGCTGCCATAGGTTCACGAAAGTGATTCGGCGCACTGTTGAGGAAATGAAAATCGTGCATTGTTGGGAATGCAAATACAGGATGCCTGACGGGCATTGTAGCCGGTTTGCCGATAGTGCGGTTTATTTGAGCGCTGGCGACTATTGCTCATACGGAGAAAAACGAGGGGGTGTGTCTAAATAAAAGTACTAGTTGCATGCGAAGAGTCGCAAAGAGTCTGTATCGCGTTTAGAGAAAAGGGGCACGAAGCGTATTCTTGCGATGTGATTGAACCATCAGGTGGGCATCCCGAATGGCATATATTAGGAGATTGCGTCCCAGTTCTCGGGGGGGGGGTGCGTAACGACAATGGATGGCGAACAGCACGACATTGGGAAATGGGATTTAATCATTGGGCACCCGCCATGCACATACTTATCGAATGCAGGTGCAGCGAGGCTGTTTAGAAACCAGAAGGATGGCGATTTCCAGATGGTGAACATAAAGAGGGTAAAGAGCGGGATCCTTGGCAGAGATTTGTTCATGGATATCCTTAAGGCAGATTGTGAACGTATAGCTGTTGAAAACCCAGTCCCCTCAAGCTTGTTTGTTCTCCCGAAATATACGCAAATTATACAGCCGTATATGTTTGGGCATCCTTACACAAAGAAAACGTGCCTCTGGCTTAAAGGGTTAGATCCATTAGTGCCAACGGAAATATGCGAGTTGCGGCATCCATATGTATGCGGAAACGCTGAGATTTGGAAAAAACAGGCGGCTCAGGGAGTTGTCTACGGGAAAGAAAAAGACGCGAAACACCGTAGTAAAACATTCACAGGGATTGCCAAAGCTATGGCTGACCAGTGGGGATGAAAGATAGAGGAACCTTTGGATGAATTATAAGCCGTGCCCATTCTGTGGAGACAGGTATATCATGGTGCACACTACTAAAGGTGGTGGGTACACAATCGGATGTAATACATTGAACTGCGTTTGTTTACACACGGAGGGGAAATTGTTCAAGAGCGAGGAAGAGGCGGCTGAGTCATGGAATAAGAGGACGATGCCGGATGAGATATGTCTATATTGCTCTCACTCAATGTCGGCGGATGATGAAGACGGCAATCAGGTTTTGGTTTGTTCGCAACAAAACTACAAGGTAGTTGCCGAGGACGATTGTTGTTGGGATTGGAAATAAACGGGACAGAATGGGGTGATAAGATGTCTAAATATCATGTGGCGTATATGGTGGTCTATTCCGATGTGGTCGAAACAGAGAACGCCAGAGAAGCAGCGGATATAGTAGCAAGAGAATGTCCGTATGATGTAGGCGGTTATGCGCATGTTGTGCGAATAGATACGGATGAAGAATGGGATTGCTAGAGGACGGTGAGGAGGAATGACGTATACGTGTCCGGAATGTGGTTGGCCTATGGTTTGTGTAAGCACCGCAAGTATACCGCCAACTCTTTTTTATGAGTGTTTTTCTTGTGGCTATAAATCGAAATTAGTCCGAGAGCCGATAGTGCAAATGCCTTTGCCGATGGAATACAGGAGAGAGGATGCTAAAGATAAATGATAGCGTATGACGGCAGAATATATAGAGACAAGCGCATAGAGCCGCCGTTCGACGACCCAGAGTGGGACAAGGCGGAAAAAGCGGATGAAGAATCAGAATACTATTGGCTTGATACTTGTGTTTATCGCTATAAAGATTTTTTAATCCCGAATAATAAAGGCGGAAAATTCGTAAAGCGATATAAACCATCTATCGCAAAACTAGTAGCGGAACGCACGGGTTATAAATTAACTCCTGTTTTTTGGAAGGGCGGCGAGAGCGAATGACCCTTGACGATGCAATCACATATTACAGTGATCTAGCCAATGAATGCCAAAAAAAAGCGCATATTGAAAGCAATGATTATATGGATTTAAAAGACGAGGCGGCTGAATGTCAGCAGCTTGCCGAATGGTTGAATGAGCTAAAGTATCTCAGGGAAAGAATTGATTGGTTACTTGAATGTTTGTAGAGGAAGAGATGGATGAGTTAAAAAGATGCCCATTCTGCGGAGAGATTCCAAGAACTGAAATGGCAGTTACTCAGATGGGCGGGCCGGAAGACCGTGTTAGTTTTACAATCCGTTGCCCTAGTTGCGGGGTTTATAAAACTGTAATTTGATAAGGTTTCTGACGTTTATCAGAATATCGTCAGAGGAATTATAAACCTGCGAGAACACGAGAAAGAGTTTGAGAAGTACAATTTTCCAAACGGATGGGGCACTACCCAAAGTGCGTTGAAAGCGTTGGAATCATTGAAGCAATGCATTGATGACATCGAAGACCCTAATGGGTGGAGCGGATGGAATACATTTCCGAAGACTCTGCTCTATGTGGCATGGTGAAGGAAAAAGGTGACGAGCGATGGACGCAAGCACGATTCTGGAAGTCACACGGACGCTGATAGGCGAGATTGAGCCATATGGTGATTCTGGTATAGATAGAGAGCGCACGGAGAACCTTAATAGGCTGATTTATGTTGTTGACGAACTGCTCTACGACGTAGAAAAAGCGGCTGTTTGCAAAGACAGGCACGAAGGCTCAATGCGGATGATGGGCGAGAAAGCGCACAAGGCGTTGAACGACTGGTGGAGTTGGATTGATGGGTATCTGGAAGAAGGTGAAGCGGATGGCAGAGATTAAAGTGCCGATACAAGTCAATCTGCCGGATGACTGGGTTGAACAGATCGTGAATCGCTTGAGGAATGATCCTGAAGCGGAGTGGGTAGAGATCATACGGTGTAAGGATTGCAAGCACTGGAGAGAAGGTACTGCGTTTTCATATTGCGATAAACTATACGGAATGGGCGTACTAGACGCTTTAGATTACATGGTCGCTGAGGATGATTATTGCAGTATGGCAGAAAGGAGAACCGATAATGAAAGGCTACAAAGGCACAGATGAGAATATGAAGTGCCGCGGGATGCAGTACGAGGTCGGGAAAGCCTATCACGCCGATGGAACGATTGAACTTTGCCATAACGGCCTGCACTTTTGCAGAAACCTGCGTGATGTGTTTGATTTTTACAACCGCGACAACGGCAGCCGCTATTTTGAGGTGGTGGCAAGCGGCGAGATCCAGATAGGCGCGGAAAAATGCGTCGCGTCTGATTTAACTATTGTCCGGGAGCTATCGAAGGCGGAAGTCAATCGGTGCACGTACGGCGACGGCGACGGCGACGGCGACGGCAACGGCTACGGCTACGGCTACGGCTACGGCTACGGCTACGGCTACGGCTACGGCGACGGCTACGGCTACGGCTACGGCGACGGCGACGGCTACGGCGGCGGCTACGGATACGGCAACGGCTACGGCAACGGCAACGGATACGGCAACGGCTACGGATACGGCAACGGCGACGGCGATATACAGAAAATTTTATTATGGAGGACTTTATCGTGACAGTTTATGTGTGTGAGTATGGATGGATCATTTGCGGAAAAGAAATCGAAAGAACGGCAGATGCAGTAACTCTTTCGGATGCGTCTGTAGTGCGCCGCTGGACGAACGGGAAGGGCATCGGCGGGCTTGCGAAAGAAGAGAACAAAGGCGAGTATACGCTTGACGCTATCGGGGATGTAGTGATCCGGCTGAGCAAAGTTCTATTCGAGATTCCGTGCGAATGGTAAGGTGCAGACAGAATGAAAATAGGTGACAGAATATTCGTTCGCGGATACATTGACGAAATCCGCAAAGATACAGTTATTGTCCGAAATGATGGCGGGTACTTTGGGACGATTTTGAGCGAAGTAACGGGAGAATTGCCGTCCGCACAGCCAGAATATTACGACTACTCTGACATAGACTATGTATGGAATTATTATGCCGAGGAGCAGGACATCAATCTCACAGACGGCGCAAAGCAGTTAAAAGATGCTATGTGGGTTGGATACCGGAAAGGAAAACAGGCCGTACAGCCAGAGATTATTCGGTGCAAGGATTGCAAATACATAACGGAACATTACGACACGGATGGAAATACACCATATTGGACTTGCTCTGAATGGGATTCGGGAACAGATTATGATGGATTTTGCCATTATGCAGAAAGGAGAACCGATGATTCGATTTCCGATTGATTGTCCGCCTGATTGTCCACATTTGCGATGGTGGGATATGTCGGTTGACGATTTGACTTATATCACGGATTGCGGATGCGCTGAACAGGAAAGAAGGAGCGAAGGATGATTAAGAACATCACGCAGGAGAGTTTCGGAACGCTTGCGATTTGTGCAATCCGATATTGTCAAGGTCGTCAGACCTATATGCCTGATTTGGTTCGATCCATTGTAGCTCCGCATCTTCCAGAAATATCGGATAACGATTTAGGCACAATGATTGAGGATTGCGATTTTCAAAAGCGGATGAATCTGTTTGGTGACGAACGAATTGATAAACCGGGATGGATACGATGGAGAGAGTTACTGGAAGCGGAACGAAACAGGAGGACATGAGAAGAGAGCCTGAACTGCGGAGAGGAGAAGGATCATGATTATAGATGGCTTCCAACGAGAATGTATAGAGCAAGCACAACTTAACCGTATAGACATGGTTAAAGATACAGTTACTGGAACAGCTACCGCAAAATCGTATAACGTACCTGCAATGCAAGGATGGATATGCCCCGTATGTGGAAGAGGTGTATCGCCATATACAGCAGTGTGTCCGTGTAAGAATAGCAAGGGATGGCAAGGAACAAGCTGATGAGATTTGGAGAAGGATGAGGTGAACAGGATGGATGATTCAATCAGCAGACAGGCGGCGATTGAAGTAATTGACGCAGTGTTTCCAGTTGACCCGATGAAGACAGAATATGCACAAGGGGTTGCTTGCGGCGCGGCACTTGCAAAGACATATGTTGAACAGTTGCCATCCGCACAGCCAGAAAAAGTCTGTATTGCCAAAATAACTTTGTCGGAAGAGCAGGTTCGTGAAGCGGTTGAAAAGGCAAAAAGTGGAATCGTTCAAATGTTTCCATCCGCACAGCCGGAACAGAAGTGGATTCCGTGCAGTGAGAGGTTGCCTGAAAAAGATGGCAGATATCAGGTCACACGGTATGACTATGTTGCGAATACAGAATTTATAGATATTCTGTGGTATGAAGAGAACCTATGGTGGAATAGGCATTCAACGGGAGATTATGCAGTTATCGCATGGATGCCGCTTCCAGAACCGTACAGAGCGGAAAGGAGAACCGATGGATCTGATTGAAAGACAGAAAGCGATTGATGCGCTTGCCAACACAAAGGATTTAGTTGATGTTACATGGACAGACGAGAACGATGACGTTATAGACAGTATCGAAGAAAAGCGAAATATCATAGCAAATTGGCTCGAAAAGGTGCCATCCGCACAGCCAGAACGCAAGACAGGGAAGTGGATAGAGCGTAAACATGGGTATTGGTCATTTGTAAACGATAAGGGCGAACGAGATGGGTGGATACCTTCCTACGAATGTTCTGAGTGCGGATCGAGAGGATGGAGAAACCCGGAGGTTATGAATTTCTGCCCGAACTGCGGTGCTGATATGAGAGGAGAACAGGAATGATCCATCACTATATCACAAAATATATTGAAAATGGGAAGATGTATGTAGAAGCATGGATTCAGATTGACATCTTCGGTCAGTGCATTTGTTTCAGCAATCGAAAAATAGAGGTTGAAAGATGAATGATTTAATCAGCAGACAGGCGGCGATAGATGCGATACTGCACAATCAAGAGCTTTATTCAAACAACTTCGGCAATGACCCTATAGACCGTTACACCATTGCGATTATTGATAACGATGCGCAGACCATAGCACAGTTGCCATCCGCACGGCCCGATGTTCACGACAAAAATGTCGGGGAGTGGAATATGTTTGATCTGATTACATCGGCATACTATGGAAAGATGATGTATTCCAAGCAGGACAACGGCATTGTGTATAGCAGATATAGTTGTAAGTGTATGTCGGTGGATGAAGCAATAAGGGAGTTTTTGGCAGTGATAGGAGAAGACAGAGAATGAGTGATTTAATCGACAGACAGCAGGCGATTGATGCGTTGCATATGCACCTTATGTACCGCATGGGAACGGATAGCAATAAAAAACGGCTTGATGATTGGATTAACGGTGTGCCATCCGTACAGCCTGAACGCACTTGTGTTAATTGTGGCAGGACAGCAAATAACGGCGGATGGTATGCAGACGGGAGAACCAGATGCCCGATAGAAGAACATTATGCACTGCCGAAAGATGGGTACTGCCATTTGTGGGAGAAAAGGAACGTTACGGATGACGATTATCCAGAAAGGCGGGAAGAATGAGGTACGATCCTTACACATATTGCAGGGACTGCAAGCGTAGCATTTATGGCGAATACGCCGATTGCGATATAAACATCGAGAACAAAGGAAATTATGTCAAAGGGGATTATCCTTGTTATTGCAAAATCGGACTGGATGGGAAACGGGTAGAAAAATATCCTTGGGAAAGGCGGGAAGAATGACTGATACGGAACTGCTGAGAATAAGAGCAATATGTGATGTTGCGAAAGTTAATGATATCGGTGAGTTGTCAGACGGCTTTCACACTTTCAATAGCCTCTACGAGCAGAGGATGATCCTGTTTGCCGCATTGGTAAAAGCATATAAGGATAAGGCATGGAAGTCCTACAGACACGAGGACGGAGAGTATTGCTTCGGAGGCGGATGGTTCGTCGTTGGGATCGATACACCGGAAGGAAGCTACACATACCACTACGAAAACAAGTATTGGGATATGTTCGACTGCGTTGACTTGCCCAGAGCGAAGCACTGGGACGGTCACACAGAAAATGATGCTGAAACCCGGCTTATGTCTTTGCCCTCCGCACGGCCAGAACGGAAGAAGGGGCGGTGGAAAGTCACGCCTGTATATATCAAATGCTCAGAGTGTGGAGAGTCGTTTATGCTTATTCCACAAAACTACTGTCCACACTGCGGGGCGAAGATGGAAGGTGAACAGGATGAATGATTTAATCAGCAGACAGGCGGCGGTTGATGCGCTTGCGGATATGCATTGTAAAAGCGATGAGGACGGATATGTCTGGATAATCCGTAGCGACGCATGGGCGAGGATAGACGCACTGCCATCTGCACAGCCAGAACGGAAGAAGGGAGAGTGGCTGAGATACGGGGAAGACGGCTATCCGAATAACGAGGATACAGTATTTTGGCAGTGCGACCAGTGTTTAGAGCAATATACGGGGAGGGCGAAGAAAATACCGAACTTCTGCCCGAACTGCGGCGCGAAAATGAGAGGTGAACAGGATGGATGAAATGACATTTACACTCAGTAGCCCGCTAACAGAAGATGATTGGGATGCTATTACCGATGTGGATTTTGAACATTCCGAAAAAGTATCCTTTTCTACCAAGCACGGCAAGATAGTTGTATTTGTGAAGGAAAAGACGGGGGAATGGCTACTCTCAGAAACACAAAGGGAAGAGGATGTCAGCAATGGCAATTATCAGTATGTCTGTTCGAGGTGTGGTAAGTCTGATACACACGCGAAGACACAGGACGTGCCGTTTTGTTGGTGGTGCGGGGCGAGGATGAGCGATGGTGATCAAAGAACTTAAGGAAAAAACAGAGCGCCCTAAGTGTGACGACTGTGTGAGTAGGGCGGACGTATTGAAGTACAAATGCGACTGTTATGATGCACAAAATCATCTTCTTTATGCCGTGCCAACAGGGCATATCATGCGTTTGCCGTCTGTCGCGCCAGAGCGAAAAAGAGGCAGGTGGATCGATGTCAATGCCGGGAAGTGGAACACATGTTATTGCCTTAAATGTTCTGAATGTGGTGAAATAGATAATAGAATGTATTGGTATGATAACTACTGCCCAAATTGCGGCAGTTATAACGGAGCGATATAGATGAGTAATAATACTGATGCGTGGGAAATCTTAAGTAAGGCCTACAATATGCCAGACGTTCCAGACGGCGCAAAAGAACTTATTGGTAATGCGATGTTGATGCTCCATGAGGCTCAAACGGTTGGGCGCTGGGTGAAGCACCACGGAATGATGCCGCCAGAAGAAGCAGGTCGTTACCATTGCTCAGAGTGTGATTGCGGAGCTATGCGTGGTTGGAAAAGCCATAGACAGATGTTGTCAAATTATTGTCCCAGTTGCGGGGCAAAGTTGAAAGGCAATGAATGAAATGAAATATGATTTTGAACTGATTCGGTGCAAACGATCTGACCCGCGATACCAAGAGATTCGCAACCGACATTATATACCTAATCACGGCACGTTCGGTCAGCAAATGCACTACCTTATAGCACTTAACGTGGCGGGGGGGCGAGAAGGAGATAATCGGAATTATTTCGGGAGCATCCGCCGTGTACGCGGTAAAAAGCCGTGATGATTATTTCGGACTCAATAGCCAGAACAAGAAAGTGGCGCTGAATTGCATCGTTAATAATACGGTTTTCCGTCTAGAGAAGCATCTTCCTAATCTTGGCACACAGGTATTACGGAGATGGCGACAGCAGGTCGCAAAGGACTGGGAAAGTCGATACGGCGTTGCCGTTCACGGTTTTGAGACATTTGTAATCGAAGACGACCATCGAAAAGGTGCGGTTTACAAAGCAGATAACTGGGATTTCATTGGCGAAACAGCCGGGAGCACGAAAACGCATAAAGGCATGGGGACAAAACATGAACGGCTCAACACCGAAAGGAAGCTGATTTTCGTTAAAAAGGTTAAGGGCACAAAGCTGTGCGAAGAGTATCATGCAACTTGGAGAGGTCGCCAGAAGAAAATAGCGAGGTGAGAAATGATACGAGTAACAATAGAGATTCCTGATGAGTTCTGGAAGGATTGGGTCACAGACCGATTCGATGACGCGCTGCATCGTCTGAGCGCAGACGCGCACCTGTTAGCGGGACTCTATGAACAGGAAATTGCGTCAATGTTGGCAAACGCATTTCAGAATGCGAAGATGGAGCCATTTGAAAGAGGTGAATCACATGGCTGATGAGTATGTAAAACGCCAACCGTTGGAAGCCGCTATCGCAGAACTGATGCCTTCGCTTTTGTCGCCAGACGGGAGTCATCCGGCTGATGAGGCAATCTATGCCGCACAGGAAATGTGTGTGGATGCTATGCAGGTAGTACATGAATTCCCGAAGGCCGATGTCGCCAAGCTTGATATCGCGCAACGTATCGTGTACGAGGTCGCCAATGTAGACGGCGAACCGCCTATCGCTTGGAAATGCGGGAATTGCGGCGAGGTTATGGATACTATGTGGAATTTTTGTCCGGTTTGTGGGGCAAAATTATACGGAGGGAAGAGTTGAGGGAGCGACAAAAGGACACGACAATTGAACGGGAGTCACGAAGGAACCCTAAAAAACCTGTGCTACTGAGGCGGATTTCCGATGGGAAACTGTTTTTTGCGCCCAGTCTATACGATGCATCGATGTTTCTGCATACAGACGAGTCTAATATTAAGCGTTGTATTAGAGGAAAGTACCGACACGTTAAAGGATATGTTGCCACATGGGCGGAGGGATCCGATGCTGTTTATACGAGATGACGAAATCACCGAGGATAGTCTTCAGGATACGTGTTATCACGTTGGCTGTGGCGACTGCGAATTCTTTAGAGTTAATGCAGATCGCGAGGAATCACGATGCAAACGGATCGACCATAAGCGAATCAGGTTTTATGTTCCGTGGTTTAAGTCGTATGACTGCGGTCAGCGCAGCGCGGTAATGTGCGCGGATTTTAAGCCAGCGAAATGGCACAAATACCTTTATGAGCACTGGACGGATCCTGTTGACTACGCGGCCATGGGCGACATTAATCGGATAAAGGATTCTAGAAAATGGGTGTCGTTAAGAATCGCGAATGATCCTTGGGTATATCGGATTTCTGCATGGGATTTCTGGAATAATACGTTTTTGGAAGAGGACAGCTCCCTTAAGTGGGCATCGCGATGGAAATATATAAGAACTAGATCTTCTCCTACTGGCTACGCGGTTCAGTGGGAATACGCCAACGAAGAAAGGAGATAATAATGGGAAAGAGTAGCAATATTAGCTTTGAGTCAACATTCGACCCGCCTTCATACTGGCTCGAAGTTAGAACGACAAACTTTGACCTGTATAGCGAACTGAAGAAGATTATCAACGAGCATATTGATGATACAGAGGTTTTGCTCGCTGGCTGTTACGGTGAGGCCCCGAATGCTTGAGACTTATCGCGGCGGCTATAAACGCGCTCTGCTTGATGTGTTGGAATACATCGAAGGTTCCAGCGGTTCTCCAATTTATTTGTGCAGAGGGAAAAACGAAATCAAGAGAATGCTGACGAGTCTTCTGCATTTGTTACTGGAAAACCCAGAAATGCTCGAAACTTTTCTGGACTATGGCGGCATTTGCGAGTATAGGGTAGCGCCGGACAAGAGGATCCTTGAGGTGCTTCATGGTCACCGTAGAAGGCGTAAGTCGGCAGAGGAGAAGGAGCGGCTCCAAGACCGGAGCGAATGGTAAAATAAGGTCGGTGGCGAAAGATAAACGCGCTGAAGACAATAATGTGCTTCCGTATGGCGGAACAAGTGGGATCGTACCACGTTAAAAAGAGACTGACATCCGTGCAGAAGCGGTGTAGGAGTGAGAAGCTCCACCCGGCCTTTTATGGAATCTTAATGAAGGAGAGAAGATGAGCGTAACACTAGCGGTAGATAAGGAAGAGCGCACTGGCGGACAATCAGAGGTGATGTATTTCATTTTCGCGGATGGGACGTTTGTTTGCGCATATACCGAGGCAAATACAGCAATCAACAGAGCGGAAGATATTCTGAGGGGCGGGAAGGTGAAGAATATTGTGCTTTTGGAATCGAACTACGTCGAACCGCTTGAGGAGCATACATATTACAAAGTTACGCTCGATCCAGACAAATAAGAGGTGGTTAATTTTTAATGAAACCACAAATATAAATTACAATAGTCCGTATAAGGCATAACATAGGAGGCGTGCAATAAAGAACAACAACAAGCATACAGTAAGCGAATTAAGGCAGTGGCAAGCTCTACCATTAAGTATAAAAATAAAAATGAGCTGCACCAGAATTCGCGACTGGATAAATGAATATGGCGAAGACGGTGTTTATATTTCGTTTAGCGGAGGGAAAGACAGCACAGTACTGATGGATCTTGTAAGGAATCAGTGCGGGTATAAAGATGTAAAAGCAATGTTCGTAGACATTCCAACACAATTCCCGGAGCTGCGTCGCTTTGTGAAGAAATATGAAAACGTTGATATCGTTACGCCGAAATACAACTTCTTCGAGGTCTGCGAAAAATACGGGTTCCCGCTAATTTCTAAAGAAGCAGCCGAGTGCGTATATGGGGCGCGAAAGTATTTGGCAAGTCTGCAAAACGACGGAATTATCCCAACAGGAGAGCAGACAGGGAGTGACCTAAAAAAACGACCGTATAGCTCGTCTTACCGAAAGCTCTGTGGAGTTGGCGAGTATTCTAAATCAAAGAAAAATGAGCAGAGCGGGGGGGGGCGAACCAGAGGTTAGCGCAGGTAATGGGATGGCTCACGCAAGACGGAACGATAAAGGCGAACATCCCTAGCGAAAACAGGTCAAAGTTCTCACAGACGAAGTATAAATTTTTCTTAAACGCGAACTTTGAGATAAGCAATCAATGCTGCCAGTTTTTAAAGAAGTATCCGGCGCAAAAATATGGACGCGAAACTGGGCGAAAGCCAATCACGGCCCAGATGGCTTCAGAAAGTAATTTGCGTTTGCAGAAGTGGTTGCAGCATGGTTGCAACGTATATGATTCCGCGAAGCCAAGATCTAACCCAATGTCGTTTTGGACTGAACAGGATGTGTTGCAGTACCTCTTTGAGAATAATATTGAAATTTGCTCTGTCTACGGGGATATTATCAAATCGGAAGACGGTGTATATTCAACGACCGGGTGCGCACGTACAGGATGCGAATTATGCGGATTTGGTGCACACCTTGAAGGTTCGCCGAGTAGGTTCGAGAAACTAAGGGTCACCCATCCTAAAATGTATGGGCTGTTGGATATAATTCAGAATAGCGGGGTTACCTATCGTGAGGCAATAAATTGGATTAATGACAATAGCGATGTAAAAATATCACTATAAAAAACAATAGTCCAACTTGGTCTTGACATTAAACGGATTCCATGATATAATACACCATGTAAACAGATGGGCGGCACACCTACGAAGGGAGAACTGCTATGGCGGCTAGAGCACAGGTTATCGAAACCGAAGGACTGAAAACTGGTACTTTTGAGATGCCTCGTCAGACCAAGTACACGCTGACCGGAGCCGTCAAGCAGACCCCTCAGAATTCCGTGGCGGGAAGAACCAAGATGGTCTACCCGATTAAGGAAGACGAGCAGGTTGCCGCCTTTATTGGCGTGTTTGAGAACAAGATCAAAACCGCGAAGACCGACCGGATGCTGAGATCCGCGCTTTGCAATCGCGCATGGATCCTTGCCTCATTAAACAGCGGTCTGCGCAACTCTGACGTGGTCTCCAGACGTTGGATGGACTTCTACTATCCTGATTGGAAGTTCCGCGAGGGCGTTCGCATTCAGGAGCAGAAGACTGGCAAGTTCGCCACGTACGCACTCAACGCCTATACCAAGAGAGCGCTCGAGGAGTACCGTGCATTCATGGCAGAACACAACCTTCTGGATTATGACGGATACGTCTTTACGACTTTCCGCACCAGCAGCTATCATATCGGCATCGACAATTGCAATATGATTGTAAAGGCTGCGGCTAAGGAAGTTGGAATTCGTCGCAACGTGGGGACACACTCGCTCAGGAAGACCTTTGGGTATCACTTCCTCACCCAGAACAGGGGCGACGCTTACGCTCTGGCAACGCTTCAGAAGCTTTTCCGCCACAGCAGCCCGTCAATCACTCTGGCGTACTGTGGTATTGACGAAGAAGAGATGGGTAAGGTTTATGCCCAGATGGGCGAATACTTCGCGCAATTCGCCTAAAATACATTAGGCAGATTGACAACTGGAGCGACAAATAGTATAATGTACTTGGGGAGAATGTCACATAGAAAGGAGAAAGGATATGACATTCGGAGAGTACAATAACATAGTTAACGAGTTCGTTGAGGGTCTTAACACACAGGAGAAAATCAAAGTGGATTATTCTAGAACACTCCTGTCTAAGCCAGTAGTCTCAATGTATGAGAGAACGGGCAAGACCCCAATGGACTACACGAACGAAGAGTTGTTTGATATTGTTGTGAATAAGCTTACGCCGAGTAAGAAGCTGAGTCAGATGACCCATCAGCGAAGCTACTTTTCAGCATTTTATAAGTGGGCGATCTACTATGGCAAGTTCCATAGAGCATCGCCAGCAGAAGGGGTTGTTTGGGAGGGGATGCGCGACATTGCGGTTGAACACTACTACACGCCAGAAGACTTTGAGGAGTGGCTTGTTGAGAATGTTGACGACCTAGTTGTTGAATGCGCTTTTCGACTAATCTATGCCGGATGCGCAAGCACATGGAAAGATATCGCCGAAGTAAGCATAGACCAGTTAGACGGTAATATCTTTACAACGGCTAAGGGCGCCCACATCGCACTGGACGCACGAACTATTTCTCTGGCGAACCGTGTCTCTCGTCTCAGCGACAACGTGGCTTACTTCAGATATGACGGGCCACGGCTTTTCCCGGAGGTTACCATGCGCCACAAGAGCAAGATGTACGCTCCGTACGAGTGGCAGATTGAGCGGAGCCAACGAGCAATCCGTGTTTATGCAAAGACTCGGGTAAAGTCTGATTTCGATATTCGGACGTTCTATGTCTCTGGCGTTGTGACTCGTTATATCGCCAAGTATGGAATCGAAGAGCTGAGAGAGGCTGCTAAGGTCAGAAGGGGCGAATCAAAAGACCGCACAGCGCAATCGGTAGTTCGAGAGCATTTAGAGGACGTGAATATCAATCCAGTCGCCCCGCTGGATCGCGTATGGTTTGAAAAATATATCTCTTTAGTAATAAAATAATACTTGCGAACATATGTTCGATAGGCTATAATTACTATTGTCAAAAGAAAGCCCTCTTTACTACCCAATGACGGCAGATATGCGAAGGAGTGAAACGAATGGGAGAATGGTTGCGGGTGAATGCGGGGAGAGATCTGATGGTGTCGCTGTCATTGACACACCAGATTGTGGACTCTAAGGTTTTTCTTCCGGGCTACGAGGTGACGGAAGACGAGGTGTTGATTCAGTTGGTCTCAGGCGATGAGAAGGTCACGCTTGGGAAACAGCAGGTTTTACACGTAAAGCGCGTCACGGAGAATTGCTACTCCGTCCTGTACGACGATGTAGAGGTTGCCCTTTACGTGGCGTAGGTCAGCGACAATTAAATATGGCTCTATTAACTGGGCGTAGACCGCGAAGGATGCGCCTATTATTTTTCGAAAGAAAGGAGAAAAATGCCGCCTGTAAAAACAATAGTCCCGCAGGAGATGGACAAAGCACTATTTGAGCGCGGTTCGAAAATCGACGTGCGCGGGAAGACGAAACAGAAACAGGGACTTACCTATCTGTCTTGGGCATCGGCTTGGGCAGAGTTTAAGAAGGCTTTCCCTCTTGGCTACGCAAAAGTTCTTCCGCAGACCGTTGTGGTCAACGACAGAACCGCCTATAGACCGTGGCACGATGATGGAAAATACGGCTGGGTTGAGGTTGAAGTTGGCGTAGAGTTCGGCACCAAAGACGAGAACGGCGATCCAGACTACACTTCGCTGATTGAATGGTTGCCGATTCTTGACTTTAAGAACAAGGCGATCCCCGCAGAGAACATCACCTCGCTGGAAGCCAATAAGGCATACAAACGGTGCCTTGTTAAAGCAATCGCAATGCTGACCGGTATCGGTCTTTATGTTTATGAAGGCGAGGATATGCCGGAAGAGGTCGAGAGGGTTCAGACGCTCCAGAAGGAATGCGTAGAACTTGTCAAAAAGAAATGCACGACCAAGGAAGCCACTGAGAAAGTTGGCGAACTGTGCAGAACTACGCTCCCCGAGGAGTGCAATGGCAACCCGATGTATTGCGAAGATAGTGAGACACTGCTGAAACTGAAGAGATCGCTGATGGCTATTAGAGTAGCCAAGAAGAAAGAGGAATAAGCCTATGATGAATGGAACTACGACCTATGTAGATGTCTGGCAGATTTATCCGATTAAGGATGCAAACGGCAACGAGGTAAGGAACGCGGTTCGCGCTCAGATCACCACATCTCATAAGGACGAAAAAGAGAAAAGCGGGTACAAGACGGATTTCTCCGATTATATGAACTTCTACGACACCAAAAAGGGTGGAACCGCCGCCTCCGACCTGCGTAGACTCGCGGATGGTAATCGCGGGAGCAAGAAAATCGGCAGAATCAAGCTTACAAACTGGGGTGTATCGAATTACTCCAAGAAGATTGATGATGGCAAGTACCAGCGCTACTACGCGTTCACTTGCTTTGGCTGGGAGCCGATTGAGCAGTATCAGAGTAATAACAGAGCCAACATGACCCAGAAGCCGTCAGCACCGGATCGCGGATTTGTCAACGTGGACGATAGCTTTGATGGCGATGAGATGCCCTTCGATTAAAGGAGATTAAATGTCAGAGACCGGAGCAATTTGGAATCAGCAGTCAGAAGCGGGGGTAATTGCCTCACTGCTTTATAACCCAGAACTTCTGCTTTCGTCAGATTTTCTTAAGGCTGAATACTTTTATGACTCCGTGTCTGGCGCTTTGTACTACGCGATACGCGAGTTGTTCAATCGTGGGATTTCTGTAGACGCTTATACCATTTCGCGTGAGTTACGAACTAATCCTTCGATTATAGGGCGATTCGACGAACTGAATATGCCTAATATCGATGAGATTAAGGAGCTTGGTGAACTGATTGCCAGAAGTAATCCATCTGATTATGTAGAACTGGCAAAGGATGTAATGGCGAACGCCTACAAGCGCGATTTAGAGCGCAAGCTGAAGGCAATGCTCAATACCTGCCGTAACGATAAGGTGGGTATTGAGGATATCAGCACATCCATGTACGCGATAATCGAGGATCTGTCTAAAAAGTACATTGTTGAATCTGACCTGCGGGAGTTTGGGTTACAGGTCGATGAGATGTGGGAAGAAATCGTTGAGAAGCGTGAGCGCGATAAGACAAGGGCGATTTCATGGAAGTGGAAAATCTTTGACGAGTACGCTCCGCTTGAACCGGGAGAACTTTATATCATCGGCGGTCGCCGCAAGGCAGGCAAGTCAATCGTTCTAATGAATCAGGCTCTTCATCTGGTTGGCAACGACATCCCAACGCTTTATTGTGATTCAGAAATGAGCGATGCGCTCTTCTTCCGTAGAGTGCTGACGCATCTAACAGGAATTGAAGGGAAGGATATCAAGAGCGGCAATTACTCAGAAGAGGACGCGCTCAAGATTGAAAAAGCTAAGATTTGGCTGAAGAAAAAGAAGTTCTACCACCTGTACATCCCCGAATATGACAAGTCAAAACTCTATAATACCTGCCGGATGCTTCGGGATTCTCAGGGCTTACAGGTCGTTGTTTATGACTACCTCAAAGCCAACGAGTTGCAGGCGGATACGAACTACAATGCTCTCGGCGCGATGACCGACACTCTTAAAAACACAATCGGCGGAGATCTCAAACTCACAGTTCTGTCTGGCTGTCAGTTAAATCGCCAGAATGAGGTGGCTGACTCCGATAAGATTGAGCGATACGCGACAACGATGTTTCGAATCGCCCCGAAAAGCAAGGACATGGTCGATACGGACGGCGCGGAGTGCGGGAACTTCCAGTGTAGAATTTCTTGTAATCGCCTTGGTGAGCAGCACGATATGTCGGATCCCACAGATTATATCGACATGAAGATGAGCGGACGCTACATGCGAGTCGAGGAAGCAGAGAAGCAACATATAGTTCAGAAACCTTTCGATTAACGAGGGGGTGAAAGATATAACAACCAGTGAGAAAGAACAGATTTTCTCGCCAATGTTGATTAACTTCGAGACAGAAATGTTCCGAAATTATTTTATTGAGATGGTCGGGAATGTCCCGGATTACATTTTCTCAATGCCTTCTTCTACTGGCGGGAAATATCACAACGCGACGCAGCGACATCCGGTGTACGGGCAGATATACCATGTGTATATGTTTAGTTCGGTTCTGAATCACCTGCTCCGACTGAAGCATAATCGTGAGAAGAGATTTACAACGCCAGAAGAGAGAGACGCTATGAGATGTGTTCCCGTCTTCCATGACGCAGTTAAGTGCGGATGGGCGGGTTCGAGGTACACCGTACCGGATCATCCGATGCTCGCTGCGAGATGGGTGCTGGAAACCAAGGTGAAAAACGACATCCCGCAAGAGTACAAACAGATGATTGCGGATATGTGCGAGGCTCATTCTGGCGAGTGGAACAAGGACAGACAGGGGCGCAAGGTCATGTCGGAACCGCGTAATGACCGCGAGTTCTTCATCCATGAGTGCGATATTCTGGCATCCAGAGCTGACCTCGATTGGATTATCAGCCCCGAACTGAAGACGGCTCTAGGGGAGAAGCAGAACACTGCCACCCCAGACATCGAAGAGTATGTCTTACCGTTTGGCAAGTATAAAGGAAGGCGGCTAGTTGAGATTTTTGCTCTGGACAAACAGTACATTGACTGGGCAAAAGACAATATCACCAGCGAGCCGACCCACACATTGCTTCAGCAGTTGTATAAAGAGGAGACCTGATGCAAGAGGTAAAGTACGATCCAGATTTCATAAATGCGCTTGGCGACGATTTCGACCTGCTCGAATACGCGAACGCGACAGGATACGACTTTACGAGAAAAGGACGCGAGTTTGTCTGCCACTGCCCGAGGCATATCGACAAAACGCCGAGCCTCACGATTTCTGAAGACGACCATAGCAAGTTCTGGTGCTTCAGTTGCGGCGCTGGCGGTAGGGTTTTGAAGTGGCTGATGCAGATTGAGGGGCTGAGGTTTGACGAGGCGGTCGAGAAAGCAGCGAAGCTTCAACATATCGACATTTCGAAAGCGCAAGGATCCTCCCCGGTAATCAGCTACATGAAGCAGGTAGCCAGAGCGAGAAAGTATATGGCGGTCGAACCGGAACGAAAACCGATTGACGAGTCCATCATGAACGACTTTGAATATGGGGATATTCCTCTCTGGCGAAAAGAAGGTATTAAGCAAGAGGTGATGGACACTTTTGAGGTCGGAATCGACCCGTCCACAAACCGTATTGTTTACCCTGTCCGCAACGTATACGGCGACTTGCTTAATATAAAGGCGCGAACAATGTACCCAAACTACAAGGAAATGGGGTTCCCAAAGTACATTAATCTGTTTCCGATTGGCGCACTGTCATACTTCGAAGGGTTGAATGTGACCTACTCGGACGTAAAACAGGCCGGAGAAATCATCCTGTTCGAGTCAATCAAGTCAACGATGAAGTGTTACGGTTGGGGAATTAAAAATACGGCCGCTGTTGGGAATCACGGGCTTGCAGACCTCCAACTGAAAGCGTTAATCGGGATGAAGGTTGACGTGGTGATTGCCTACGATAAGGACGTTATCATCGCGAACGACCCCGGACTCAGAAAGCAGTTACGCAAACTGGCGAGGTTCACGAACGTGTACATCATACAGGACTACAACGACCTGCTCGGCGCGAAGGATAGTCCGGCGGACAAAACGCAAGAGATTTTTCAAGTACTTTATGACGAAAGGAAACGATTTTAATGCAATCATATTCGCGGTTGACCGCGTATGAGGATTGCCCATACGGTTACTATCTTACCTATCTTGCTGGCGACCGCACAAACTACGGAGACGATAATTACTGGGCGGAGGTTGGTACGGTGGTACATGAGATTCTGAAGCGAATAGCCGAAGGGGAACTCGACCCAGACGATGCACCCGCCGAGTTCATCGAGAACTATGACGAGGACGTTGTTGAGACCGCCAAAGAATCAATCATGGAAGCAGTTTTTGACGATTGCGCGAACTTCTTCGCTGAATATGGCTACGATTATCTTGACAACTATGAGGTTGTTTCGGCAGAAGAGCATTTTGAGTTCTGCGTTGGCAAGGTGCAGATGCATGGCTTCATCGATTTACTTCTGAAAGACGAGGACGGCAACTTCATCGTAATGGATTATAAGTCATGTAAACCGTTCTTTGGCAAGAAGGGACAGCTACTCAAGTCAATGCAGAAAAAGTACGAAGGGTACTTAAAGCAGATGATGCTCTACTGTATGGCGGTCAAACAAAGATACGGCAAATATCCGGTCAAAGTTATGTGGTTACATTTCAGAGACCAGACGGTCACCGAGTTAACGGTCACCAAAAAGGATATCGAAGCAGCGCAGCGGTGGGTTATTGACACCGTGAACGCAATCGCTAAAGACGAAAAGTTCGAACCTAAAAAAGAGTATTTCTTCTGTACGAACCTGTGCGGTCACCGCAGAACGTGCGAATACAAGATGTACTCAGACGAAGAAGAGGAGTAGGGAAGTATGGGTTTTGGTCATCTGCACTTACATACAGACAATTCGAATGTTTCCGGGGCAGGTATGGATTCGGTTACAGACTACCTGTCGTATATCGCCAAAGCAAAAGAGTGCGGACAGACCTTTATTTCTTTTTCCGAGCACGGGAATCGGTTCCAGTGGGTAAACAAAAAAGAAGCCTGCGATAGAGCCGGTATCAAGTGCATCGATTCTATAGAAGCCTATGTGACAGAGTTCGAGGACCCCGAAAATAAGATTCGTGACAATTATCATATTTTACTGATTGCGCGAAATTGGGAAGGGGTCAAAGAACTGAATCGTTTATCTTCTGGCGGATTCAACAGGGGCGGTTGGGAGTACTACTACGCAGCGAGAATTAGCCTGCGCCAGCTGATGGCAACTTCTGAGAATATCATCATCTGCACGGCGTGTCTTGGCGGAATCCTGTGCAAAGGGTCGCCAAGGGCAAAAGAGTTATTCCTGACTTGGGCGATTAAAAATAAGCACAGGGTTTTCCTAGAGGTACAGCCTCACTTAGTGCAAGAACAGGCTGATTACAATAAATACCTTTTTCAGTTGTCTACACACTATGGTTTTGACCTAGTTGCGACAACGGACGTGCATAGCCTTGACAGCTTACACGCAGAGGCTAGGGCGGTCATGCAAAGAGCAAAAGATGTTAGCTACCCGGACGAGGACGCTTTGGATTTAGTCTTCAAAACAGAGGATGAGATGGCCGAGATGTTCTACAGACAGGAGGCACTTCCTCAAGAAGCATGGCGTAACGCCTTGGCAAATTCTGGGAAAATTGCCGATATGTGCGAGCCGTACGAACTTGACTATAGCTTCAAGTTCCCGAAGGTGAGCGAGGGCGATTCGAGCCAGAAGCTGAAGGAGATTGCGTATGAGTGCTACAAAGACCACCCGTACCTGACAGAGATATATAGGTGGGATGAGATAGAACCTACGATTGACAACGAAATCGCGGTCATCAACGGTCTGCACTCTGCCGACTACATGATGCTCGAAAAGCGTAAAGTTGACTTCGCCAAGGCAAACGGTATTAAAGCCGGGTTCGGGCGCGGTAGTGTCGCGGGGAGCTTCCTTGCTTTCCTTCTTGGCATTACTGAAGTAGATCCGCTCTACTACAAGCTGAACTTTGGCAGATTTTTGAACCTTGAAAAGGTGAGCCTGCCGGATATCGATAGTGACTACGCTATCGAGGACAAGCGCAAGATTGACGAGTACATTCTTAAAGACCATATGGGGCTTGGCAACTTAGAGACGAGCCAGATCATTACGTTCAACACGCTTCAGCTGAAAGCAGCGATTAAGGACGTGGGGCGCGGTCTTGGAATGGCTCTGGAAGACACGGCAAAAATCTCAAACGCGGTCGAGCGCGATGAGAATATGGGTTTTGTGATTGCTGACGAATGGAGAGAACTTTACCCAGACTTATTCAAGTACGTGGATGTGGTAAAAGGAAAAATTGTATCGGTCGGAACACATCCAAGCGGCAACGTAATCACAGACCGGAAGCTCGATGAGGAAGTTGGGACTTGCACTCTGGCGACAACGCCGTATCTGGTAAGTCAGCTGTGCATGGACGAGATTTCCCATCTGAATCTGGTTAAGCTTGATATCCTCGCCCTTGATACGCTGTCAGTCATTAACCAAACCTGCAAACTTGCGGGAATTGAGCGCCCAAATCCGAGTTCCCCTGAGTTCCGGGAATGCGATGACATGGCTGTTTGGCGCGATATTATGGCCGATAATAGCTGTTGCTTCCAATTTGAGTCGAATCAGGCGGCAAATTACATCAGAAAAATGCTATCAAATGCGACTTTGAAGAAGGTCATTTCGGTCGATCCAGACTTCAGAATGATCGATAGACTCGCATTTGCAAGCGCTTGCCTGCGTCCTAGCTCGGCATCGTACCGCGATTCGGTAGCTGACGGCGAATTCTTTGACAACGGCTCGGAAATCATCAATGATTTCTTAAAGCCAACACAAGGGCATCTAGCCTACCAAGAGCAGACTTCGGAGTTTCTGATGAAGTACTGCGGGTTTGACGGGTCTCACGCCGACACGGTGCGTAGAGCGATTTCAAAAAAGAAAGGTACGGAGTCGCTTCTGCCAATGATTGAACAGAGCTTTGTGAACTACTCGTCCGAGCACTACGGGCTAACCAGAGAGCAATGCGCAGACATTATTAAGCCGTTCCTACAGACGATACAGGACGCTGCGCGGTATCAGTTCGGGCTGAACCACAGCATGTCGTACGCACTGACAACTTATGTAGAAGCTTATCTGCGCTACTACCACACGCTTGAGTTTTGTACCGCGTGTCTTAATGTGTACGAGGATAAGCCAGAGAAAACAGCGGTAGTTGCGGCGTTTGCTAAGAGGCGCGGGATCGAAATCACAAATATCCGGTTCAGAGAGTCGAGGTCTGGCTACAGTATGAATCGTGAGACCAATAGTATCGCCAAGGGAATCGCAAGTATTAAGTATATGAATGGCGCGATTGCGGAGGCTCTGTACGGGCTTCGCGACAACTACTATGGGACGTTTACCGACCTGCTTTACGACATCAAAGATAAGATTCAGAGCATTAACTCGCGCCAGATTGAGATTCTGATTAAGCTTGGCTACTTTGAGGAGTTTGGAGAGATCAACGCGCTGTTGATGGCGTACAGTACATTCAGCGAAATTGCGGACGGCAGGCGCACGAAGAACCTTAAGATGGACACGCTGAGAAAACGCGGGTTTGAGCCGGAATCAGTTGCGCCGTTTGCCAAGAAGGTAACAGAGAAGACGCTTATGACGGTGGATCTCACTAGTTTTTTGCGGGATATGGAAGCTCGTTATAAAAGAAACTGTGCGCCGAGGATGCTAAAGCAACGCATCGCTGATGAGATTGAGTTTGTGGGATACGTCACAATGCGAGGAGAGAAACTTTCTGGTCTGGCGTATGTGAACAACATCGCTAACATCGGCACAAAAATGTGCCCAAGGCTTGAACTTACCTCTCTGAAGCACGGCAACAACATGGTCTGCAAAATTATGAAATCGACTTACCGGAAGTCTGAGAAGATTGCAAAGGGGGATATTTTACGGATCCTGCATGGGGAGTACCGTCCAAAAGCGGTATATGTTCCTGAGACTGGCACATTCAAAAAGGATTATAGCCAGAAGGAATATTGGATTACAGGATATCAAGTATATAAAGACGCATGAAGTTACATTTAACCGATAAAAACTATAGGAAGCTGATTACCGAAAAGATGGTGATTCTGGTTGATACCAGAGAGCAAAAGAATCAGCCATACCTAGACGCTTGGGACGCCTCGGGGATCCGGTGGAAGAGGAAAGCCCTTAAAACAGGGGACTACAATTTCATGCTCGAAGCCGCTCCCGAGCTTGGCTGGTACTCGCACGACCTCTATTTTACTGACGAGTTGGTAATCGAGCGTAAGAACAGCGTTGACGAACTGGCCGGAAACTTTGCCAATAGCAGCAAGGATAACGGAAGAATCCTACGCGAATTTGACCGTATGGTGAAAGCCGAGAGGGCGTATCTCCTCATTGAGGATGATAGTCTATCGAGCATCCTGAACCATGAATACAGAAGCAACCTTAACGAGAATTCGTTTTTGAGGTCGATTCTGACGGTACAGGCGAACAACCAGATGGTTCCGCTATTTGTCAACAGAGAGGATATGCCAAGACTTATATGGGAAATCTGCGCGAACGTGGTGCGTAGCAAGGTAGAGGTTGGCTGATGTTTCTTTATAAATGTGTTTACGGATGTGGCTACACTTACCCAGAGAAATTGCCAGATGAGCAGTTACAATGTGGGAAATACGGGAAGCCTGATTCATATATTGGCGAGTTTAATAGCGATGAAGAGTTGAATGCGTTGCTAAAATCGTCAGGGCTAAAGTGGGTTTACCCGTATAAAGTGTGGACGCGCCAGCCAGAATAGAAAGAAGGGATACAAATCGATTGCACTTATAACGTGATAGATGCTGTTGAAGAATATTATCGCAATAGTGGGCAGATGGGTAAACAGGATGTGCTCGATATTGTGGCAATTTTTCAAGAGTTATACGAGCATACCGAGGACGAAGATTTCCGAAGAGAAATTGATAGGATCTGTCGGGTTTATGATGTGTGCCCTCACTGCATGCAAGATTATTTGACAGACCGTGTTGTTGGGCGCGAGCATATTGAGCGAAATATCGATGTGCCACAAACCGAACGCGTATGTAGAAACTGCGGGGCGGCTTTTTAAGGAGAACCGATGAGTGAATATAACGAAGTAAATCATCCAAAACACTATACCACGGGTGCAGGCGGTGTAGAGTGCATCGACGCGATGACCGAACTGCTTGGATATGATGTCACGATTGGCTTCTGTCTTGGCAACGCGTTCAAATACCTCTGGCGCAACGATATTAAAGAAAACGGAACATCTCTTGAAAAAGCCGCGTGGTACATGAACAGGATGAAAAAACTTCTCGGAGAACGTGAGTTTGCGAAGAGCCATACGGCATAAGGAGAATTGATGATGGAAACAGCTAAAACGCCGACTATTGAAGTTCCAAGGCAAGAGTATACGGAACTCAAAGCTGATGAGACCACGATGGGTATGCTAATTTATTACTTCTGCGATTATCTCGAAGAGAAAGATGATGATGGTGCGCCGAAGCACTACTACAACCCGGAAGTAGTTAATGTGATTCTGAATGGGCGGTATCTGTGATGATACCGTCCGAGGAAGAATTTGTCTACTGCTCCAATTGGAAGTGCGACCACGTAGATTGCATGAGGCATCATAATCACCAACCATTCAATGTGCTGACGCTTCAGTGCAAGTGGTCGCCAAACAAGAATGGGGTTTGCAAGAAAGAGGTGCTGCGTGAGACAAAACACTGATTTCAAAATCTATCTGGCAGGTAAGATGACCGGGCTTACTCTGGAAGAGATGAGCAAGTGGCGCGACCAGTTTGCTAGAGAAATGCGCAAGAATGGCGTTGAATTCCTAGTAAAACCCTTCGAAATCATTAACCCCGCTGATTACTTCAATACAGTTGATGATGTTGATACTGACCCGAAGCAGTATATCCGATGGGAACTTCGATCAGTGTTGTCGTCTGATTTAATTGTCGCCAGAATTAGCAAGGGGCAAGATTCTCTGGGGACGATGGCTGAGATTACCGCTGCGTTCCAATGCGGGATCCCCATCTTACTGTACAACCCGGACAAGATTCCTCACGAGGATATTCATCCGTTCGTTTGGTACTTTAGCGATGCCTGCTTCGAGGACGCGGAGGCGCTAAGAACGCATATCTTTGCGAATTATTTATAAGAGGGTCTGGCATGAACAGAGACAACAAAGCCATAGAGAACTTCTGCACTGACCTGCGGGTCATTTGGCAAAGAGTGCCTGCGCTACGCTTCGGGCAGTTTATGACAATTATTTTTGAGAGCATAGAGAGTGGCGGCGCGGATCCATTCTATACAGAGGACGCACAGTTTATTGATATCGCCAGAGAGAAAATCGAGGCGCTAAAGAGATTTTAGTGTAGGGGGTGATGCCATTGTTTGTAGTAGGTCAGTAACTCGTCAACCAGAATGAAAGGAGAACGCATGATTACATTATATTCTACACACTGCCCTAAATGCAACGTCCTTACTCAGAAGCTGACTGCGAAAGGTATTGAATTCGATGTGGTCGAGGACATCGTAGAAATGCGCAAGAAAGGCTTCCTGTCCGCCCCGATGCTCGAGGTCGATGGCGAACTGATGGACTTCTCCAAAGCGGTAGCGTGGGTCAATTCTAAGGAGTCCTGATGAACATTAATATCAAGCTTGATAAAAATTTTGTCACTCAGTATAACCGGATGCAGAGTGACTACGGCACAGAAATTGCCGCGATTAACGGATTTTCTGATACTCAGTTAAGCTATACCGACTTTATTGACAATTTTGTTGACACAGACACTGTGGCGGATTCGTCAATTGACGGTAATAGCAATGTTTCGCACAAAGACATGGTGACGCTTCTTAACGAGATGCCGAAGCCGCACCGTAAGCTTCTGGCATTCAACAAGATTTATTATGAGATGCAGAAGCGTTATGGCTTTAGAGTCGCCAATGAATGGCTGAAATCTGAGTGGATTGGTGAACTGTATATGCATGACGCAGACACCTCCACGTTTAAGCATTATTGTTTTGCCTACGACCTTAAAGATCTTGCTGAGAAGGGTCTGTACTTTATCGAAGGGCAGAATCCTTCACCTGCAAAGCATCTAATTACGTTTGTAGACTTTGTAAAAGAGTTTATCAGTTTTGCCAGCAACAGAAGTTCGGGCGCTGTTGGACTTCCTAACCTGATCCCGTACATGTATTACTTCTGGCGACAGGATGTGCAGCATGATTATCTTGGAATCAAGACGGCGCATCGTGAAACCGAGTATGCGAGGCAGAACTTTCAGCGATTTTTGTACGCGGTGCTGTGAAATTCGCCGGTAACACCTTTTCCGTTTATCAGCGGGGTCAGCGCAAAGCTGGCTAACGAGGAAGCCTTGCTGTTTTGGCAATATGGCATGGTAATCTCGTGGGAAGCCCAAATGATTTGGGAACCTGTATCGACTATCCATGACGATGGAGTACAGAGGTTATTGATACGCCTCTGGAAATGGGTGTTCACGCTATTTTATGCGTGTAAGAAATAGTCAGTGCCAACCAAAATCATAAGGTTGGATTTATACGGAATCAGCCATATGTCCGAGATGGTTCACAAAGCGCCTTCACAAATACATCGGTTTTCGATAGGCCGTATTTTGAGGCTCTCTTTGGCGGCAGTACCTTCCCGGACGGCAGTTTTATGATTGACTTCGAGGACGAGATGATTGAGTTCCAGAAGCTTTACATGGAAGTCATGTCTGAGATTAGAAGTCAAAATATGTTCACGTTTCCTGTATCGACAATCTCATTGCTGAGAAAAGACGGGAAGTTCGTGGACGAGGAATTCGCAAAATGGGCGATTCGCCACAATATGAAATGGTCGGATAGCAACCTGTTTGTAGATGACTCTGTAAATAGCCTGTCGAATTGTCCGCTTGCGCCTGATACAAAAATTGACTACTGGGAATGCGAGGACGGCGTAAAAAAAACAGAGAGGATTGATGACCTCTATAGTCATTACGCCGGAAGCAAAAAAGAATACTTTTTCGTGCGGTCAAATGAGCGACTTGTAAGGTGCAAAGTTAACCGATTTGAAATCCCTGTAGAATACAAAATTACTTTGCATAACGGGGCAGAACTTATGACAACGGCCAACCACCTTAATAAAGTTCATGGAAAGCCGTACGTTGAATCGAAAGACCTTACGCTCGATGACTTCCTTCCGTTTGAAGAAGTAGATCACTGGGTACGCATTAAGTCAATCGAGAGGCTTGATGGTTCCATTAAGGAATCGTACTGCCTTGAAATTTTAGATGCGGAAGCCGAACCAATTTTCACTTTGGCGAACGGGATTATTACTCATAATTGCCGCCTTAAGTCAAATATAGAAGACCTCGGGTATGTAAAAATGCCCTATCACCCCTTTACCGCTTATCGGCGGGGTCAGCGCAAAGCTGGCTAACGAGGAAGGCTAAGTCGTAAGATATGCTAATCTCGTGGGAAGCCTATTTCTAGGAGCCTGTAGAGACTATTCTCGCCAAGAGAAGTACGGGGACTATTGATACGTCTCTGGAAATGGGGGTGTGCGCGAAAAGCGTATAAGAAATAGTCCAGACCGGTATGAAAATATTGGGTTACTGATTTTAATTCCATCGGCGGAACGGCGCTTAAAGTTGGATCCGTCAAGGTGTCTACAATCAACCTTGCAAGGATCGCTTTAGACACCAACAGCGAGGCAGAGTACCTTCAGGAACTGCGGCGCAGAACGAAGTTAGACCTGCAAGCGCTCGATTGTGTGCGAAGCATTATTCGTCGCAATGTGGAGAAGGGGCTTCTGCCCAACTTCTCGTATGGTCTTGTAGACTTCGAGCACCTGTACAACACCATTGGTTTCATTGGTATTTTTGAAACCATGAAGCGGTTCGGGTATGTTCGCAAGGATAGCCTCGGCAACGCCTATTATACGAAAGACGCGGCCAGATTTGGCGAGCGGATCTTCAAGGTAATGCGTGAGGAAGCAGACCGATTTATCGCCGACAATCACTGTGATTACATGGTGAATACGGAGCAGATCCCGGGCGAAAGCGCTGCGGCGAAACTCATGAAGAAGGATAAGTTCTTCTACCCGGAGGCAAAAATCTATGAACTACCCCTTTATGGGAATCAGTTTATTCCTCTTGGCATCCAGACCACGCTCCAAGAGCGCGTAAGGATCCAAGCGATGTTTGACGGCTTTTGCAATGGCGGGTCAATTCTCCACGCCAACATTGACGCGCCGTTTGACAGCTTCGACAAGGCTTGGAAGATGACAAACTACATCTCCGACCAAGGAGTCACGTACTTTGCGTTCAATACAAAAATCCAAGCTTGCAAGCACAATCACGCCTTTTACGGTAAGGTTTGCCCGGAATGTGGGAATCCTGTCGATTCGGAATACACGCGGATCGTTGGTTTCTACACAAAGACCAAGACGTGGTCAACCGAGCGCACCGCAGAGTATGGTATGAGGCGTTGGGAACCTATTAACAAAACAGCGGGGGATATCGCATGAAAATTAAGGGAGTGATTGCTGAGGACTTTGTGAACTATAAAGTTCCGGCAATGGTGATTCAATTTCCCTACTGCGATTTCAAATGCGAGCAAGAATGCGGCGAGCCAGTCTGCCATAACGGTATGCTGGCTCACGAGCCGGACGTTGACATTATTACCTACGACCTTGTTGAGATGTATCGCTCCAACATGATATCTGAGGCAATTGTGATGCAAGGGCTTGAACCGTTTGATTCGTGGGAAGACCTTAAATTCCTCGTGTCTATGCTGCGTCAGTACACCAAAGACGACATCGTCATTTACACTGGCTACTATGAGAATGAGATTGCGGACAAGCTCGAAGAGCTAAAAAAATTTGCCAACATTGTCGTTAAATTCGGGCGTTACATTCCGGGCGATGAACCGCATTTCGATAAGGTGCTCGGCGTTACTCTCGCGTCTGGCAACCAATACGCCAGAAGAATAAGTTAGGGAAGGGGGAGTTTTATGATTGACAAATTTATTATTAGAAACAATTGGAACGAAATCAAAGAGAGCTGTATGGTCACGATTGGCAAGCTCGAGAAAGGCAAGGATCCGTCAGACGAGTGGAAACGCAAACTCTTTATGGCGGAGCACAGCCCGATTCGCCAGTACGAGGTGAAATGGCGATGGGTAGACATCCCTTATTGGGTCGCGATGCACTTCGTAAGGCACGTCCATACCCTTTGGTGGTGTAAAACCCAGCGTAGCGATAGAACGAAGGAAGGGACACCGAGGAGCGAGCTGCCACAGGATGCGCCTGTAAATCTCGAAGGGCAGGCAAACGCGCAGGCTCTTATCAACATGGCGAGGAAACGTCTGTGCAGGCAGGCGGCACCAGAGACAAGAGAATACATGTTACAGCTGAAGCGTCTGATTGCCAGATATGATCCTATTTTTGGCTCCGTACTTGTACCGGAATGTGTGTATCGCGGATTCTGCCCCGAAATGAAAACGTGCGGTTATGTATATAGTAGCGCATTCCAGAAGGCGCGGAAGAAGTATACAGACGGTTTCAGTAACCGCTCAGACAACTCGGCAATCGATGCCAGAACAGGAAAGAAGGTGCCGCTCTTTGATGATTATCAGATTCACTAAGGAAGACAAAAACGCAAAAGCTCCCACGCGTGGGTCGGAAGCCGCCGCAGGTTATGATCTCTACGCAGACATACTTGAGGCGGCGACAATAATGCCCGGTGAGACCGTGTTCATCTCTACTGGGATCTCTGTAGAAATCCCGGACGGGTACTTCGGAGCGGTGTTTGCACGAAGCGGACTTGCATGTAAGGCGGGGCTGCGTCCGGCTAATTGCGTAGGCGTAATCGATTCTGACTATCGTGGCGAGATTAAGGTCGCGCTCCACAACGACAGTGAGTTCGTACGCGTGGTAAGACGCGATGAGCGTGTCGCACAACTTGTCATTCTTCCTTATGAGCAGGTCGAGTTCGAAGAGGTTTATACTCTTAATGAGACAATGCGTGGGGGAGGCGGATTCGGTTCCACTGGCGAGCAATGATGTCGTCCTAAGTGAGCGCTTATAAAATTATATAAAAATAGTCCCAAACAGTATTGACATACATGTGGACTAATGGTATAATCCTTATTGTCAAAAGGAACTGGTTGAACAAAAAGCCTTTAGACGTGAAGGCAAAAATCGACGGCGGAATGATTCCGGGAAAGGGCAGCGCTTTCCATACAACCATTGCAATTGAGGTCGCGACTCAACCGAATCTAGAGATAGGCACATGCACGACTCTAGCAACATGTCGTCCAGTTCCGATTGACATTTTGGGGTGTTGCCAAGCGGTAAGGCTTAGGAATTTGACTCCTACACGCGCAGGTTCGAATCCTGCCACCCCAGTTACTAAAAACAATAGTATTTATTACGGAGGGAAATGTATGAGAACTGAAACTATGACCGTCCATCAGGCACTGTGCGAAATTAAAACCGCTGAAAAGAAATTTGATCGTGCCCTTAACGATCTGGACGCGGTTGAGCCGAACAAGGCTACTGCAAAAAAGGTGGCTGGTGTTGATATCGAAGCCTTCGAGAAGGCAGCAAAGGCGAACTTCCAGTCCGCAATCGATCTTCTGGCTCGATATGAAGCTATGAAGGCCGCTGTAAGCCAGTACAACGCGTCTACAACGATCATTGTTGCCGGACACGAGTACACCATCGCGCAGGCGATCTTCCTTAACAACTTCGCGGACAGCTGGAAGCGTGCGCTGATTTTAAGGCTTAACACGCAGTATGAAAACGCCCGTGGTAAAGCTCTTGCAGCCAACGGAGATAAGCTCGATCGCGCCGCAGAAGCCGCCGCCGCCGCAATGTTTGGCGCAAAGGAGAAGTCGAGTTCCGCCGACTACATGGAATTCGTCGAGAGCTTCAAGAAGAACAATCAGGTGGTTCTGATTGACCCGCTTGGGGCGATGACACAGGCGAAAAAGCTTCAGGATGAGGTCGATGCCTTTGAGGCAGGTGTTGATGCGGCGATTCAGGTCGCAAACGCAACACACGAGATCACGATCAGTTATTGATCTTGACCTACAACCTGTCACAGTAGCGAAAATTATGAACTTGCGTCCCTTTGTTCTGTTCGGCGGTCTGAACAAAGTAAAACAATAAAAAGAACCGCCCCTACATAATCAAGTACGATTACGATTATTCTAAAAGAGCCGTTTTTAGCGCGACAGCTATGCGCTTTAAAAATGGCAAACTGAACGTCGGATTGGTTATTGCTTACTCATTATTGTTCAATGAGTATTCAGTAAGTATTAGAACTTGTTTATGTAATATGTAATAGAAAACATTGTTTACTAAATCCAAAAATCCGTGAGGAACGTTTAAGGGGTTGGAGACGCAATTGCTCGATAATTCATCGCACGGCTGCTATTGTGACGGGTTGTCATATAAAACTCGTTAACTAGCTAACTGTCACATATTTTAGCAAAACATCTCACTATTTCACTTTTGGTTAGCGTGTTTGTTAGGGTGCACTCATTGGTGGGAGGGCAGAATTGTAGTCTGCAAATGCGGGTTCGAATCCCGCCGCTCTAATTCTCGAAAGGAGGGGACGATGCCAGATATTACGATGTGTAGGGATGCGGGATGCCGAGACAGGAATCGGTGTTGGCGGTTTACTGCAAAGCCAGATCCTTATTGGCAGTCGTATTTTGTAGAGACTCCGAGGGAACCCGGATGCGAGAGGTGCGAATACTTTTGGCCTATTAAAAACAATAGTCCAGATAAGGAATGAAAGGAGCCTGCATGAAGATTTGCAAGAAGTGCGGTATAAAGATGCACCGCGCATACCATTTCGAGCCGGGACGAATCGTTAAATATTACCGATGCCCGTCATGCCTCTATACTGGGCGGATCACGAGAACGAACGTTAGAGACCTGTGTAACGACAAAGCTTTCCTCTTTGGCAAAGGAGAATAATGAGACGACACGACAGAAAACACAAAGACCCAAAGCGTTTCTATCCCCGCCGAGAACATGGCGAAGTAACACATGCAAGTACAGACGGATACTGCACAGAGATTTACTACGAGGACGGTTACGTTCAGAGGTGCGAACCGAGAGGGAGAGTGGGGGCGTGGAAGAAGCACGACTGATTATGTTAATGGGTTTACCTGCTTCTGGGAAGTCGTCTTGGGCACACTCGGCGAGAATTGTCTACCCAGAGTATGTGGTCTTATCGTCAGATGAAATCCGGCGAAACCTCTTCGGCTCTGGTGGGTATAGCCAGAAAGAACAGAGACAGGTCTTTAGCGAATTGCACGGTCGCGCTATAGCGGCTCTTCGCAATGGGCAGACCGTTGTATATGACGCGACCAACATCAAGCGTAAACGGCGCATGGCTTTCTTAGAGCAGATTGCCAAAGTCCCGTGTCGCAAGGAATTAAAGTGTTTTGTCTTGCCAGTAGAAATGTTGAAGGAGCGGAATGTAAAACGCGAGTTTGTTGTCCCTGATGAGGTGTATACGAGACAACTTACCAGTTTCGACCCACCTATGTTTCAAGAAGGTTGGGACGATATCGAACTTTTGATGCCGCCAAGCGTCCAAAGTAAAGACGGCATGATGGATTTGCGTAAAATTGATGGGTTCGACCAGCGCAATCCTCACCATCCATATACGCTCGGCGAACACTGCGCACTCACGGCATGGAACTGTTGCCCTTGTGATACCAAGCTATTCTGCGCGGCTCTTTATCATGACTATGGGAAGCTATTTACCCAGTCCTTCGATGAGAACGGCGTTGCGCACTACTACGGGCACGATTGCTGCTCAAGCTATTATGTATTACCGCATCTTCTTACTGGCGGACATACGGTGCAGTACACATTAGAGGTCGCAAATCTGATTCGTTGGCATATGCGTCCGTTCGTATGGAGTAAGTCGCCAAGAGCAGAAGAACGGGATAAGAAGTTTTTGGGAGAGGAGTTTTACAACTCGCTTCGAAAACTGCACGAGGCGGATGTAAAAGCTTGTAAGAGAGAGGAGAGAGATGGCATATAAAGCTTATATTGTAGAACTGCCTGAGCCGAGAAAGCACACGAATGCAGACCGGCTCCAGTGCTTCGAGGTCTACGGACAGAATGTTATTACCGACCTTAAATATCATGAAGGACAGAAGTGCGTTTACTTTCCTGTCGATGGACAGTTAAGCGAACGGTTTTGCGAAGAAAATAACCTGCTTCGCAAGAAAGACGCGGACGGCAACAACATTGGCGGGTACATGGATCCTAGCAAGCGGAATATCACGGCTATCCGGCTGCGAAAAGAAAAATCCGAGGGGCTTGTCCTCCCGATTGAGGTTTTATCCCCGTATTGTGATGTAACCAAGTTAGTAGTAGGTCAGGCAATTTCCGAATTTGGCGACGAGGTTATTTGTAGAAAATACATTCCGATACGAAGAAACCAGAGAGGCAATGGCGGCGGTAAGAGAGGTGAGAGAAAAAAGAAGGTAAAAACCACGGAGTTTCCGTTTTTTGAACCACATGTTGATACCGAGCAGCTTGCCTATAATCAAGACGCGTTTCACGAGGGCGATCTGGTTTATCTGACAAGAAAGCTACACGGTACTTCCTTCCGCGTTGGCAACACTCTTGAAGAGATCCATAAGAAGCCGACCCTACTTCAGCGGATCCTCCATCCGACAAGAAAAGAAATTGTTGAAAAGAAATGGAAGGTTGTAGGTGGCACACGCAAGGTCATCTTAGACGATGATTACTCCGGTGGCTACTACGGGAGCAACGAGTTCCGCAAGAAGTACACCGAACAGCTTGCTCCGATTCTTCCGAAGGGTGTAACAATCTATGGCGAACTGGTAGGGTATGTCAATGATTCGACCCCGATTATGCCAGTAGCAGATGTCAAAAAGGTTGCCGACAAAGATTTTCGTAAACGATACGGCGACCGTATGGTTTTCGACTACGGCTGCGAACCCGGCGAGAGCCACGCATACATCTATAGAATGACGATTACCAATGAAGATGGCGAGGTCTTCGATATCCCGCATGAAACAATGCGAAGATGGTGCGCGAATCATGGATTAGATACAGTCCCCTATCTTGAGCGGTTCTTCTACACGACATGGGAAGACCTAAATGCCAGATGTGAAAAGTATCTAGACCAACCGGAACCGCTTTCTAACGGGACGCATATCACGGAGGGCGTGGTTGTCACTCTGGCAGATAGGCCGAAATTTACAGCCTATAAGACCAAGGGATTCTGGTTCAAGTGTCTGGCCGGAATTGCAGTGGATAACCTAACAGACGAGCAGGTCGCTTCAATGGATGCAGACCTTCTTAGCGAGGTGTAAATAGTGTAATACAGATCCCGATTTCTCCCTTTCCATATGTGTTTGCACCCTCCTTTCTATTTTCCTAGGGATCTGTTCCTATATTTCGAGGCGGGGTCGAGCAATCGGCTCCGCCATTATAAGAGGTAGTTATGAGAAGAAAAAGAATCGATAAAGACGAATACGACCACGGTCTTCTTGCGGGGTACGTTCACCGCGAATATATTATCAAACCTATCACATCATCCCTAAAAAAGACAGAAAAATCGCTCAAAATTAGGGATAAGAAACGGCTTCATAAAACAATTATTTGAACGAGAATGGGAGGTCAAAATGGCACTTTGCCTGTCGATTTTAGGCTTTTTTAACATGTTAGCGTGGCTTTATGTGGCATTTGCGCGGTATGAAGAGGCTTCTGTCTTGGGGTCGCCAGAATGGATGTTCCTGTTTTGCGCCCCATTCTTTGTTAGCCTGTGCGATATCTTCCTCCTCTTTCTGGCGGACGGCACTATTTCCCACCTTGTGTTTATGACTGCCGCCGGAGTTTGGCTCATCATCGCTGCGTGGCAAGCACTGACAGAAATTAACAATCTGGTAGAAATGATTAGAAGGCGTAGGGGGTAAGAAATGTACGAGACCGTGTTCAAGATCGTTGATATTACAGATTATGAGGGGAATAAGAAGCCTAGCCGTATTGGGACTCATGTATACGATGCGGAGGCTACGTACCTTAGAGATAAGGAACTTCGTTTTCTGTTTCGGTATGCGGATGGGGATCCCCGCATTGGATTCATCACATCGCCAGTGAAGAAGGTGGAAGATTTCAACGGTGGCTTCAAGGTTTTTACCGAGAACAGTATCTATACACTGGAGGGAACGGATGACACTCAGTGAGTACCTTAAAAGCAACGACGAGTATCTGGCGGCCTTCATTGTGATGAATATTGCAAATACCTACGAGGAATGCCTTCGCGTTACATATCCGCCAGAGAACAAGCAACTAATGTATGAGCGATGCCTTGCGAAGTTGGCACAAGAAATCGAAGAATCGCCTAAACCGCCAAAGAAGAAAAAGAAAGGGAAGAAGAAGTGAGTGTGAGCCGAAACCCGTGCCAGTACTGCCCAATGGCGTTTGAGTGGAAAGGCAGACGCACGACGAGTATTTTTAACCCATACTGCCGGGAGTGCATTCCGTACAGAGAGCACCAAGCGTTCTTAGAAAGTAAACGAATGTTTGCTTCTGGCGACCCCATTAGAAGCCTAGACGAGTTATTAGAACAGACATGGGTTATGTTTAACGGCAGAGTCAAACATATTGAGGTCATTAAGAGCGCTGCGATGCGAACGGTTCTCGGGTGGCTACAGAACGGTCTCCTGCGCAAGGCTATAAAGAAGGAGGGTGCCGATGCCAAATAAGGGCGATCTATATGAATGCGAAAACATGGCAGTTATTTGCCAGATTCCAGAAAATACAACAGAGTTACAAATTCAGTGCGAGATTATCATCGATGGCGAACGGCATACGGTGAGTGGTGAAACATTAAAACTCAAAGAAATTATGCAGGCAGAGGAAGACTTTGGATTTGTTTTCGGGCAGACCCGTGCTGGCAAGGTAGTGCTATGGGTTCCTGAGGATGCGCTGTCGCTCAAATTAGTTATGAAAGTTCCGATAGAAGACGGGTATAAGAACGTTGTTAACCAGTACAACACGATTGGAGTTGTAGGTGCTAGGCGCGAATATCTTAAATACGATCCAGACGATGAAGCCTTTGCACGATATGTTTTGGCAGAAGCGGGAGAGGAGTTACTTGACCAGATTACGCAAAGAAGAGAGTGTTTCAATTCCTGAGAAGTGTGCGCTGACCATTGCCGAAGCAGCCGCATATAGTAACATCGGGCAGAACCGCATCAGCCAACTGCTGAAAGCCCCTCAGTGCCCGTTTGTTCTCTTTGTTGGCAACAAAAAACTGGTAAAGCGCAAAGAGTTTGAGCGATTCCTAAGCGAACGCTCTGAAATATAAGTGAAACTACCTTGAGAAAAGAGTCCGCCCATAGTATAATAATATGGTTGTTTTGGACTCTTTTTTCATTGGAGAAAGGAGTACCAAGGTGGGCAAAAACCTAAAAGGCAGAGAGATAGGCGAGGGTCTCTCACAAAGAAAGGATGGTAGATATTCAGCAAGGTTTACAAACAAAGCAGGTAGGCGTGTCGAGAAGTACTTCCCTTCACTGAAAGAGGCGAAAAGTTGGTTGGCGGATGCCAGATACAAAAGTGCTCACGAGACTGCACTAGCGCCATTTGAGATGGTAGCCAGTTTGGGAGACAGCTGTCCGAGCGAAATGTCGGAAATGACGGTTGACGAATGGTATACGCTGTGGATGGACACCATGAATGCCGGGTTGGCGTGGAACACAAGGCGTAATTACCGGGATCGGTATGTGGCGAACGTCAAACCATTGATTGGCAACATGCGTATTCGCGATGTGAAAGCACTGCATTGCCGCAAGATTCTGGCCGACATGGATGCCGATTACGCGGGATCTACAATCAGGCAGACATACATCATGATGGGGACGATGTTTAAGTCCGCCAAAATGAATGATGTGATTGTGAAACACCCAATGGACGGCGTACGTTATACCAAGGCGGTTCGCAAGGCATCGGCGGTGCGGTATCTAACAGCCAGCGAACAAGAGCTATTCTTACAGGTCGCGAAGCGCTCTCATAACTATAGGCAATACGCATTTGTCCTTGAGACTGGTTTGCGAATGGGAGAACTGGTCGGGCTTACATGGGACGCAGTTAACTTTCAGAATCGCACAATCACGGTTAATAAGACGCTTGAGTATAGGCACTCTCGCGGAGAGTGGTATGCCGGAGCGCCAAAAACACCAACGAGTTACCGTGTGATTCCGTTGACGACGCGGGCGTATCAGATTTTGCTCGACATTTACAACGAGCGCGACACGCAAAAAAGGTCGCCACAGCTTGAACAGGAGTTGCGGTATACAGACCGATACACAGGGGAGACGATAAGTTTCTGTATGAAGGATCTCGTCTTCATTAACTGGCGGGTCGGTATGCCAGCGAAGAGTAGCTCCTACGACACACACCTGTATAAGCTCTGCCAAGAGGCAGGCATTAAACCATTCAGCATGCATGCACTGCGACATACGTTCGCTACGAGAGCAATTGAGCGCGGAGTCCCGCCCAAAGTTCTGCAACAACTGCTCGGGCATGCGTCAATTAAAACAACAATGGACACTTACGTTCATGTCAGCGACGACTCAAAGCTAGAAGCGATAAAGCTGTTTGAGGCGGCGTGTGGCTGATTTTTGCGTTAGATGGCGTAGAAATGGCGTAAAATTCCGAAGGCGAAACCGAAAAAACGTTGAAAAATCAAGGTTTTTTGAGAGGGTAAAGTACAAATGAAATTAGGTATCGGAGTCAAAATGCATTTTTCACATAACACCATATAACTCCACAAAAGCCTATAAACCCTTATAAATACTGGATTTCTTCAGCAATTGCACTCTATGTAACTTTATATATCCCTATATAGTTTTATAGCCGATTGGCGTAAAATTGGCGTAAATTTAGAGTCCAAAACAACACCCCCTATAACGCCAAAGCGCAAAAAAAATAGGGACTACCACACGGGTAATCCCATAAAAGTTATACGCCAAGATCTCTGAAAGTATTTCTCGTCAGTAGCTCTGCGCCGAACTGGTCGCCCATCACCGCAGGCATCTCAATTTCCTTGTCGTATTTACCGTCCATATCCAGAAGCAGAAGAGCGGCGCTTACAAGATAACTCTTTTCTCCTTTGGCAACTCGAACTTGGTTTAGTTGAGCCTTCGTCAGTTTGTCCAGCTCGCCATCCTCTTTGTTCGAACCTGCGATCTCAATATTGAGCGCACGTTGAACCGCACGGATAGCGGCTCTTTTTTTATTTGTGTCGTTTACGCCAGTGAAAGCATTTGTCTTCGCAAGAGAATCGTCTACCATATTTGCCTTTGAAATAGGCTCGCCGACCTTCTCCTCTTGTTCCTTAGACTTCGTTGTGTTCCAAATCTGCATTGCCACATCATGCATCGTGGTTTTGTCCGCCGCCGGAGTAAACTCATATTCTTTTCTTCTTGTTCTCATAAATTCCCCTTATTTGCCAAATCCAAACAGGCACTTCCAGTCTCGCCGCTCGACCTTGCCGTTCTGCCCAAGGCCAAAGTATTTCTGCTCGGCATAGACCGCCTGTTCCACTTCGTCATCGAACACACCGTCAAACTTCCCAAAGTAAAAACCTTGCGCAGCGAGGAGCGCCTTAAGGACTCTTGTCATGTGATTTGCGGTTGTGCCCTTCTGAAGCACAGCACGAGCCGCCGCTTCGTCAGTCGCCTTTGTCCAGTTATGGTTATCAAGGTAGAGATCGTCCGCGTTGTAATCATCGTTCAGATTGTACTTGAAAATAGCGAGAGCAACATACTTGTCGTTCTCGTTCTCTCCCCAGTAGCCGGTCGAATTGAGCGTCCGCCCAATGGCTTTCTTCGAAGTCCCCGGATATGTTTCGGCAGACCACGCCTCAAAGTCTTTCACGCACTGGTTGAAACCATTCATGGCTTTAGAGTAGTCAGCGACGAGAGCCGCACGGGTCTTTTGCCCATAAATTCCATCAGCGTCAAGCCCCTTCGATTTCTGATATGCTAGAAGCGCTTTCTGTGTAGCAGACCCAAAATCCCTATCGACAGTCAGTTTTGCGTTGGCGACTTTATTCAGCATAGTTTGCAGTTCGCCTACCGCGTTCCCTTTGCTTCCTTTAGACAGGTCGGGATTGCTCTCAGAATCATAAAGCGGCCTGCCGTAGCCAGCGATAGCAGAAGAGGAACGAGAGTAGGATTTCTCACGCACACAACCGCCGTTCTCAACAACGCCAGAAGCAGAACTTGTATTGCCCTCGATTGTATACACCTTGCTGGATGTGACATCTATTACGATTCCGGTGTGGTAAATCCGCGTACTGTTCTTAAAGAAAATCTGGTCGCCTGCCTTAGGCGTTCCATTCGCCGGGATCCATCTGCCTGCCTTTTTGTAGTAAGACGCAGAAGTAGGGGTGTAATAGGAAAATCCCCCGAGAGACTTAGTAGCCTTGTCGATGCCTCCAACAACCGCGTGGCAATAATCGTTGAACGCGTCGCACCATGCCGCCCCAACAAGATAGCTCTTTGTGCAAAGTCCGTGGTTGTAAAGCCACTGCCAGAACCAAGTAATATTCTTTTCGCCCGGACTCCAAGTTTTACTTTGAAGCTGTGCATCCGTTCCGGTCTTCGATTTTTCCAGATAGCCTTCCCATTTTCTAGCTTCAGCGATTACCGCCGCAGCCGTATAAGCCATATTCTTTTCCTCCTTTTCCTCTTTGGCGACCGTGGTATACCACGCCTCGTCTTTATTGCCCCCGATAATCATGTTGCAGTCACAGGGTTTATCAATACCCGGCACATTTCCAGCGCTCGTATATTGATGAAGGTCAACGCCGGGACTAATCGGGTATTTGTTATAGTCGTACGTTTCATAAAGGCCGTCATTTTTCCCGTAACGAGCCTGCCAGAAGGCAACATTATCTCCGCGATTAATGATAATGTTTTTAAATAAGTCCTTCTCGTAGAATGAACGACCAATGTAGAGAAGTGCTTTGGGGCGTTTCGTCTTGATGAATTCAAGTGCTTTCTTCACCCCGTCATATGTGTTATCGGCTTCCACATCAAGTGCGTAGCCAACAAAGAAATTACCCACGAGTGGTTCGCAGGTTTTTACCATAAATTCGGCCTGTGGTAATTCGTCGCCCTTATTCAGATAACAATAGAGCCAATAAGGAATCTCGTTTTTCTCGCACCCGTCAATAAATTCTTTTAGCGTTGGGTCAACAAAAGAGGTGCCTTGTGTGGCTTTGCAAATAATAAAGGGGCAGGGCTGTTTGACCTTGCCCCAGTCTGTCACTTTTCGATAGTGGCTGATATCAGGATAGTATTTCCTCATTGCTGTTTTTCCTTCTGGTAGTTTACGGTGCTGATACCAAGCATCATAGCCAGAGCAGCATTGACCGCAACGATGGTGTTCTGGATAGAATCCGCGTAGGGGAGTCCCCAAATCACGCCGAGAGAGCCAACCAAAGTTGCAATCGCCGGGAGAGCTAGCATAACAACCCATTTCAGAATATCATAAACAGAATCGCTCAATCTCATAGTAGTCACCTCCTATTATAAAAACTTATGCTTTTCTTCGAGCAATCTATAAGTATCGCGGATGTGCTGAGTCGCCATTACCGTGCGCTCATTTTTGAACGTTGGATGATTTTCACAATATTGATTATAGTCAGTGATATCGTCAAGAATCTGGTCGAAATACTCACGCGTATGTTCTATGCCGCAGTATAATTCGTCATTAAACTTTAAAATGTGTGATCTTGCAAGAATGGCTTCGCGCTCGTCTAGTTTATAACCGAGCTTATCAATCTCTTTGCCAAGGCTGTCAATCGCCTTAAGTATGGCGCTATTTTTGTCGCCACGCTCATCGTGTCTTCTAATTAAGAACTCGATAAATGCAATTAAACCGCCACCAAAGAGCGCGGCAATAAAGGTCTGAAAAATGTCCATTGGTATACCCTCACTAGGAGAGGGCTATCTCCCCGTAAAACAGAGAGACAGCCCGGTTAAACTTACATCGATTCCATACAGTGTCTAATTGCCTCACGCTCACGCTCTGTGGTAGCCTGATCCATCCTTCCCCATCAAGATCTTCCCAGCTTCCGCGTAGTCCTCATCTGTGACATCATCTTCCATAACATCACCTTCGGTATACACTCGTCCAAATTCTGCCGGATCGTATGCTTCCGCATAAGCTACACCATCGCGAACTACATAACGGTTACTATCGGAATACGTTCGAACGAAGGCTCTGCCGTTGATTGTGAGATGTTCGGTTTTAATCATGTGGTCACCTCTGTATCGTCTGCATAATGGGTTTCATAATAACTTCCTTCAATCTGCGCCCATGTAATTGTTCCATAGCTGTCCAGTGTAGACCAGTTCGTTGCAGCTTTGTAATCAAGTGAAGAGCCTGTTCCAAGTTCATCATAAAGAACCTTCGGAATGTAAATTGTGCCGCCAGAACCACCAGACGCAAAGGGTGTGCCGTTTAGAGCATTGACATTTGCCATAGTCGTTATGGCGTTGGATTTCCGCAATACAATCGTTGTAAGCTTAGAGCAACCATACAGACATTGATAAATAAGACTAGATACTTGCCCTAAGTCTATCGCAATTAACGATCTATTAGAAGTCAAGTTGTTCATCCCATAAAATGTCGTAAGGCTTGGAAAAGCAACTTTAACAAAGCTGGTATAGTAAAACCCTTGTTTTTTGATTGTTGTAACCTTCGGGAAGTACCCAGAAGTAATTTTGGTAGATTGCCAAAACGCATACTGCTCAACTGTGGTTAGATCTGGCGCATTTATGCGTAGTTCATTTCCGTTTTGCCTGTAACTAAACGCTCTTTCGACAACAGACGTGACACCTGTTAAATCGATTTCAGTGAGAGTTCCGTCTGCATATTTCTTAATATCCTCTGCGGGATCTCCCCCACTCTGGGAAGTATCCGTGAGCGTAATATCATCCGTCAAATACTTTCCAGCGGTCTGAAGTGTCTTTGTGTTGTTTTTTACCGTGGCAATCGTACTGCCCTCATATGTTACGGTTGTACTCATACCACACCCCCTGTGTAGACCGGAAGCGTAACAGTTGTGCTGTTTCCGTCAGAACCCGTCAGCGTGATTACGTTGCCGGACATGGAAATGCTGTAGGTTGTGTCCGCGTCACCCATAGTAGTGATAAGAGTATTGACCTGACTCTGCGTCATATAACCTGCGTCATTGTTGAGGTCTGAAACTTTGGTTGGAATTGCGAAGTTTTCCATCTGAGACTGTAAGTTATCTTGTCGTTGTTCAATAGCGTAGAACCTTTGACCCAACGCGGACAACAGCTTTCTCAGATGGGATAAATTCAAATATTTTGTTATTGACATTTACTGCTGTCCTTTCTTATTTATACTGTATGCATATACTGTTCAGTAGGAGTGATATTGCGCGGAGTATATAGAGATCCGATGAAGAATAACCATCAGAAGGAGTAACAAGAAGAGACGCATAATAACTTCTCAAACCGATTGCCGCATCCGAAAACACATGGATGTTAGGCACATAACTAACATCACCAGCATCGCTATCCATAATTAGCACGGGCCGGCCTTCATCGATCGCTCTGAGTAATCCGTTATAAATAGTTGTATTATGACAAGCCATTATACCGCCCGCATGGTTTTCTTCTTTAAAATCGCTTGTATAAAGCACATAGGCTGCGCCGCCCACAAGCGAACTGTCTGCGCGTTTCATTCGACCACCGCTTTCAATCAGCACATGGTCTGTACTGGTTACAGACTCAACCGTATCCAGCTCATTTAATGTTTTTGTTGTTAAATCTGCCATAATAAAACTCTCCTTTTATTAACCAAGGATGATATCCGAAGCCTTAAAATCACTTGCGTAAAGCACATATGATGCACCGCCCACAAGCGAACTGTCTGCGCGTTTCATTCGACCACCGCTTTCAATCAGCACATGGTCTGTACTGGCTACGGAATCGACCGTATCCAGTTCATTTAGTGTTTTTGTAGTTAAATCTGCCATTATAAAAACCTCCTTTGATTAGCCAAGGATAATATTATCGTCCACGTCTGTAATCACATATCCGTCAGCATCTTCGACGGCAGTTGAATAGCCAAATTCCGTGAGAAGGTTCAGCACGTTCTCATCGTCCTCTGGCTGTGGGACAAGTGCTTTAATCTTCCCCCACAGCGTCCCCAGACCAGTTTTATCTAAATAGTTGGTAGCCAACTAAGCCACCCCCTTTACACGCAGATGGTATTGATCTCTGTGCTCGTGATTGCCACAAGGTCAGAACTGAGAACGTAGCCAGACAAGTCAATATCCGTATTGCCGATTTTCTCAAACGCGTTGCTCACCCAGATATACTCATCATAGGAATCGCCCGCGCCGTGAGAATGGGCCACAAGATAGATCACGCCTGCTTCGCCCTCTGCCGGAAGGGACTGGACAACCTCATATTCGAAGGAGGTAATACCCGCAACAGCCGTAGCAATTGCCGTGCTCACATCGGACGTTGTAATAAAGCCGGAATCGTTGGTGATATCAGAAGTCTTTGTCGGAACAGAAATATTTGCAATCTTGTTTACGATCTGAACAGTATCGCCGTTCTTCTGAATCCCTTCCAGAACGTTGACCTGTGCGCCAGATGCCACGTTCGCCAGTTTCGTCTTTTCTGTCGATGTGTAGTCGTTACTGGAAAGCCCCTTGCCGTCTACCTTGTCCACCTTCCCCGACAGATCGTTTTTGATTTTCTCCCAGACAAGAGCCAGACCAGTTTTATCAAGATATTTTTTTTGCCATTTCACACCTCAATAAAGAATGTCAATCAGTTCATCACTTGTGATCGGCTCAAGGCCAAGTTCCTCAAATGATTTGTTTCCTATAAGTTCCACAGATTCGATTTGCGGCTTGTTTCTTAGCCGTTCATAATCTGATGTGCCTGCACCGCTTGAACCGGGAGCGACAGATCCGCCTATTGTTCTGCCATTTCGATTAAGCGATGCCGTAAGCGTCCCGTTCCTTGTAACCGTGCCGGATAAAACCGCATCACCCGGAGATATGGAGACGTCTACTCTCGTTGTCATAACGACCCTCCTTAATCAGCTTCTTCTTCGATTTTTAGCTTCGCCTTGGTCACGAAAGTTGCTACGTCGCCATTGGCGAAAGTAATCTGTAGGTCGTAGTTATACGCGCCAAATTCAAGCTGTTTTGTATCTTCTGGGCTAATCGTCAGAACAAGCGTATCGTTCGGGATGTCAACGTAAACACACGGTTCGTCGTCCGTCCACGCCTTTTTTGCCGCGAAACGAACTACATCCCCTTCCTGTGGCGTGTACTCTTCGCCATCAATGTCGATAGCCACTTGAATCCTGACGGTATCGCCCCGTGTCATGGTGATCTTCGTCCCATCAACGGAATAACTCATAAGACCGTCCCCTTTCGTTTATTCGGTGGCTTCTGCCCAGCCGTATACGCCCGGTTCCCAGACGTTGTTATCAACAGTCGATTCCCAAGTCGAGCCGTTGTGCAGAACCCTGTCCCCCGTCATGTAGGGATTCGTGCTGTCCGGCTGCACCCACTCTGCAACCTCATCGCCTGTCGGCTCTTCCGGTTCTGTCGGCTCTTCCGTGCCGCTTGTGACCACTTCGACATAAAGCCCGACCAGTTCAGACAGGGCGTTGTAGACCGCCGTCCCGGTGCTTCTGGTACATCTGTAGAGTACGCCGCCCTGTGTGTAGTACAGGTTTTCGACAAGTTCCATGTTGCCGTTGTACGGGATCGGATCATCTGCCGTTCCCGCATGAATATCGTCTACTCTAATGTAGAGTGATTCTGTACCAGTCCCCGGCACCCAACTCTGCTGTGAGGTGTGCGCCTGCAAGACCTTGTATAGTTCGCCGTCGTACTGGAAGCGATCGCCTACCGCGTAGTCCACGCCTACTTCGTACCACGGGAACAGTTCCACGTTTTCAAGCCCTTCCGTGTCCGTAAGATGTTCTTCGGCAAGCCCCTCAATTGTTCTGCGAAGCTCTCTTGCTCTTTCTACAATGTCGCTCATTCTTCCACCCCCAGTAAGATCCTGCCTGCGTAGGCGTATCTGTCGTTTTCATCCATCGTTGCCGGATTCGGGTTAACCTCACGGCTAACCGTCAAGTCCTCGTTGAGAGAATAAATCCAATCGTCATTTGGTTTTGGGAGTGCGCCGATTGCAGCCACAATGTCTGCATATTCTTCGTGGTCGATTTCCGTTCCACCTGTTCCCATGCCGACCGAGACGATCTTCCCACTCTCAATTACTTTGAAATATCTTGTAATCATCCTGTTCTCCTTTTACGTTGTCACTGGTTTTGCAATGTAAAAACCGCTGACACAAATATATTCGCCCGTTGCCACACTGTAGGAATCAAGCGTGATAAGCAGTTCGCCGTCCGTATTGATATAGCCGTTCATTGCGCCCTTTGTCTTGAAAAACGATGCAGAAAGTGCGGTGGTTGCCCACGCTTTCGGGAAGCCTCTGGCAATCGTCCAGTAATCAGCTTCCGCCAAGTTCATCAATGCCTTACAGTAGAAGCTGACAAACACTAAGTCACCAATCCGGATAAACCCGCCTTTGAAGTTACTAACACGATTAGAACTGCTCGATTGCGCTGAAGTGATGCATGAAGTCGATGCTTCCAGTGCCGTTGTAGTAAGAACATTTTGGAGCAACGCCGCTTGCACAAACGCTGTAGTCGCAATCTGCGTGGTGTTTGTGCCGGATGCCGCTGTTGGCGCTTTCGGAGTGCCGGTGAAGGTAGGGGAAGCGAGGTCAGCTTTTCTTCCGAGGTCTGCTTGTATCAAGTACCAGCCAGTCCATGTAGAACCGGAATTCGTTGACCATCGTTTGTACCCATTGGCATTGTTATATGGGAATAATGTCTGCCGGAGATAGACAGAATCCCCACTGCGAAGCGACCGCTCAACAGTAAGGCGAAACGCTTGTGCATTATTTGAAGCTGCCGTTCCCCAAGGCGTGTTTGTACAAGTCTTTGCGCCCGCATCATAAACAACGTATTCTCCGAGTGTGGTGAGCGTGTTGAGGTTTGTGCCATTGGCAATAGTTGTCGTTCCTCCCAGCAACCTCACCCCATTCGCCTTAAACCCGCCAGTAAATTCCGCGTCCATCTCGCAAACGAAGCCGTTTTTATTCGCTACTCTTCCGAACGCGACACCCTTGCCGCCGCGATAGAAAGTCATCGGATAAGATGCACTGGAAACGGTTACGTTCTTGACCGTTGTTGTTCCGGCTTTGTCCGTCACTGATGCGATCACTTCATAAGCATCGGAAGCAGCCGCTGCCACCACACCGGAATAAGTCGCATTAAGACCGGAAGCCGTAGCATTCAGCGTTGTCCATGTGCTGCCCCCGACCTTGCGGTATTCGATCTTGCCGGTCGCACTGTTCTTCTCAGTAGAGCCCGACTTGACAGAACACGCTGTGCCGGTCATGGTGAATTTCATGTACGCCCCGGTATCGTCCGCGTTTCCAGAAGCATTAGTCCTAACCGCAGTAAACGATAAAGTGGGAGCAGAATAAGCAGCATACGCGATCGTGTATGTCTTGGTCCCTGTCCGTCCACGACTATCTGTAACCGTTATTACAAGATTATACGATCCTGATGTCGCGGGAATTGCTGTTGTGAAGGACGTTCCGTTGTAGGTCTGACCGTTAAACGTCGTTGAATAAGACTGGATCGTCGCTCCTGTGCCTGCCGTGGCGGAAATCGCCGTCATTTTGATTGCGGAAAGCGTAGCCGCATACACGCCCAGAGAGTTGTTCGTGTTTGCATACGTAGCCGAGCTAACTGTCGGTTTGATCGAATCTGGAACGGTCAGAGTTTTGGTTATGCTCGTTGTCCCCAGACTTGTCGTGCCGTTGAAGGTCTCACAGGTCAGCGTCAGCGTTCCAGAAGTTGTGTTCGGAACCTCGCTTGCCAGAGAGGTCGGCGGCGTGAACGAGAGCGAGGTCGCAGAAGATTTCTCTACGATTGTGCCGGTCTTCGAGCCGAAACTGTACGTTACGGTGTGCGTATAGGCAGTATTTGCCTGCGTGACCGTGATCGTCCCGGCTGTCCCCATTGTGAAGTTGTCGGAAGACAGCGTGCTTGTACGGTAGATCCGGTCGAGCGTAAAGGTCTTGTTTGCTCTGGCATTTACTGCCGAATTGTAGACCGCAGCCTGAATCGTTACGGCGAACGACTTTTGACCATTACTGTCATGACTCAGTGTGATGCTGCCGGAAGAGATCGTGCCTGCGTACTGCTCATACCGTGCGTCTCGAGTATAAACAGTCGTGCCATCAATGGTTACGATAAGATGACGCATCGCATACCAACTTGCATCACCGCCACTGTTACTTAATGTCCAGCTAACGGTTGACTTATTGGTATCTATGTTTTGTGTAGCAGTCCACGAGAGGGTGAGATTGCGACCATCATACCCTCCGGTAGTTGTTACGGAACCTGATAATGCCATGTAATCTCACCTCCTTATGTCGAACCACCAAGCCATTTCCAAGCCAGATCGCCACCCTCAAGCGGAACCAGACCGAAGCTGCCGAATCGCGCCACCTGATTTACGTCTACAATAATATCTCCGACGTGGAACGAATTGTCTGAGCCGTCCCAATAAGAGAATTCAACTCCATTGCGCCAGAACGAGATCTTGTCGTTGTCTAGAACAAGCGTTAAAGCATTGCTTTCCTCTCCGATTTCCAGACCGTCCGCAGTAAATCGAAAATACTTCGAATATTCCGCGAACTTAGTAGAAGTATCGTTCGCAAGCGATGTCAGCGATTCTAGCAGACCGTTGATGCGGATCGAGAAGTCTTCTGAAGTCTGCTCGACCTGCGTGTTGAAGCTTGCCTGTATCTTGTCGAGAGAATCCGACAGCGAAGTATAGTTCGCAGATGCTTCGCTTCTGATGGTGTCGAGTTCGGTCTTTGTGCTGGCTTCCAGTGTCGCAACCGTATCGGACGACGCATAGCCTAGATCTTCAGACCAGTCATCTGCTGTATACGATCCGGTAAGCCTTTCCGTACGACAGACAAGCAGTTTGCCGTTAACGAAATACGTATCTCCGACGTAATATGGAGTAGTCGGTGTTGAGATGAAAGTCTGCTTCTTGCGGTCTGCTGTGGCTTGAGCTTCGTCCGCAGCTTCTTGAACCGCTTCAATATCTGCTTGCACATCCTCTGGAGCAGGAGTCCAACCAGTAGCAATGTTGCCTTTTTCGAGTTTCGCTTGTGCTATACTAAATGTTGCACCAGTTGAAACGCCCGAGAAACACAGCGCGACCAGAAATTCCCCCTCATCAAAAGCGGACGCGGATTGAAAAGTATACTCGTATTTTGTCCAAATATTTGCCGCTATACTTTTTGAACCCGCCGAAGTCCAACCATCATATCTTGCGGTTTTCGAACCTTTTCTCCATGCGGTATGGGTATGGATCGTGGTAGCCACGCTCGACTTTGCCATGCATGAAAACGTAACGGTTTCGCCTTTGGCAACTATGCCTACTCCTGTATACCAAGCAATGCCACGATTGCCAGTAGAACTATCTGTCCAAACAATCGCGTTTGATGCATCATCAAATCTCTCAATATTAAAAGTTATATCATGTGTATTATAGGTGGCTATAGTTCCAAAAGTAGCGTTCGCCGAACCGTCTACCATTTCGGGAACTACTGGATTTGCAGTACGCCCAAGTAAATTCCTTCCACCAATGCTAATATTGTCGATAACTCCGTCCGCAATATTCCCGGCATAAGTCCAGACATTTTTGGCAGTACACTTATACACGTTGCTTGTAGCGGTATTGAGGTACATATCCCCGACCTTCGCTCCGCTTATCGTAGCAGTAGCTGTGCCGGATGTATGCGTCAGGGCTGTGCCGTAGAACCATTCCGCAGATGTTCCGTTTGTACCGTTCGTTCCATTGGTTACGGTGAAGGTTGTTGAGGTGTTATCGGTGTATTTGATTGTGTAAGTGTCTACCGTCCCGCTCGTTCCGGTCTTTGTGATGCTGGTAACGCCAACGCCTTTATCTCCTTTATCGCCCTGCGGCCCCTTAATATTTACCGCAGTGGGATTCGTCTTCCCGCCATCATTTGTCCACGAGATATTGCCGCTTGCGTCTACAGAAGGAGTGAAGGTTGTTCCGTTTGTTCCGGCTTTGCCCTGTTTCGCTTTGGAGTATATTTTCGAACCGTTGCTGAACGTAGTCAGCGTCCAAAGCCACGAACCCTCCGCTACTGTCGGGACTGAGTTATAAGTAAATGCCGAATCAGCGGGCTGTGATTCCGTTGTGGTCACGGCGTATTTTATCGAAGAAACCGTTACCGAAGTTCCGGCATTGCCTTTCTGCCCCTGCTTCGCTTTCGTATACGCCTTACTGCCATTGCTATAGGTTGTCAGCGTCCAGAGCCAGCGTCCTTCGGCAACTGTCGGGACGGAATTATAGGTGAACGCACTGTCGGCAGGCTGAGATTCCGTTGTGCTGACCGCGTACTTGATAGAAGATACGGTAACGGATGTGCCGTCATCGCCTTCAATCTTTACCCACTTATAGGATGATACAGATGTGCTGTCGGCTTCTGTGTTGTCGGAATATGTGCCGATATACGAGCCAGCATCCTCGCCGGAGTTGCCAGTGAATGTCGCGCCGCCGTCATTGGAATACTTGATATGGAAGTAGCAAGTATCTCCAGTATCACCTTTAACACCCTGTGTTCCCCGTGCGCCCTTGATATTCTGCTCGTACACCCACTTTGCGGTAGATGCCGCGCCTGCAACCGTACAACGATATACGTTCTGTGTGGACGTATTAAGGTAATGGTCACCAACTATGGCAGAAGCCACTCCGGAACCGCTGAATGTTGTGGCTGTTGTGGATGTGCCAGTGATGCCCGTGCCTGCGTACCATGTCGCGCCGCGATCGCCTTTATCACCTTTATCACCTTTATCCCCCTTGTCGCCTTTATTGCCCTTATCTCCATAAGTGCCAATGATACGCGGATCAGATGTATACGGATTACCGCTCGTATAGCTGATAGCCTCATAGTTCCAGAGATACTTATTCGTAGCTGTCGTGGATTGAACAGCAGTAGTCCACCCACTTGTCGAGGTGGTTACACCGCTTGAAGCACTTGTGGCAAGATAGTATTCTGTAATTCCGGTGATGCCTTTTCCGGCTGAACCTGTACCGCCATTTTGCCCGTATCTGCCGATGATAACAGGGCTAGTGGTTGTTATCGTTGTATTGTTGCTATCCTTGATGACCTCGTAATTCCAAAGATACTGCTTTGTAGAAGTCATCGTGGCTGCCGATGCTGTCGGATTCGTTGTCCAACCGCTTGTCGAGGTGGTCACTCCGCTTGAAGATGCCGATGCGAGGTAATAGTTGGTGACGGATGCGATTGATGCGCCAGTGTCACCTTTTTCGCCATGAGTGCCGATAACACGTTTCGTGCTGTCCTCAGTTGTGCCGTCCGTGTAGGTGATCGTCTCATAATTCCACAGATACTTATTCGTAGCCGTGGTATTGACCATCGTATCAGACCAGCTTGAAGGCGCGGTGGTGTTTGACGAAGATACTTGATAATGCTCCGCGATGCTTGTGATTCCTCTTCCGGTATCACCTTTATCGCCCTTGCCACCGTTCTGACCGTAACGCCCGATAATTACGGGAGTTGTCGTGTTGAGCGTTGAATTATTGCTTCCCTTAATGACTTCGTAATTCCACAGGTACTGTTTTGTGGAATCCATCGTCTGAACGGTTGTAGTCCAGCCAGAAGTCGAAGTAGTCACGCCACTCGATGCAGAAGTCGCAAGGTAATAATTCGTTACGGACGAAATGCTTACTCCGGTATCACCTTTATCACCTTTGTCACCATAAATCGCAGCAATGTGTTTATCCGTTTTAGTCGTACTCGTTGTTCCGTTGTCGTTCCACGCGAGTAATTCATAGTTCCAGAGGTATTTGTTCGAAGATGTAGGGGCTTTGACAGAGGTATCGAACGCACTGTCTGCCGGAACAGTAGTCGAATTGTTAATCGCGTAATACTCTGTTATTCCGGTCAGTGCCTTACCGGTGTTGCCCTTGTCACCTTGATCGCCTTTATCCCCGTAGACAGCAACAATATGTTTTGTAGTCTTCGTGGTGCTTGTAGTCCCGTTATCGTTCCACGAAAGCTGTTCGTAATTCCAAACATATTTGTTGGATGCCGTTGGTGTTTTAACGGTTGTGCTGAACGAAGAATCTGCCGGAGCAGTAGTCGAATTGTTCAGAGCGTAGTATTCCGTGATTCCGGTCAATGCTTTTCCAGTGTCACCTTTATCGCCCTTATCTCCATATACTGCCGCGATATGCTTATCGGTCTTCGTGGTGCTTGTCGTGCCATTATCATCCCAAGTAAGCAATTCATAGTTCCACAGATACTTATTGCTCGAAGTGGGAGCCGCAACTGTCGTGCTGAAACTGCTGTCCGCAGGCGCGGTAGTTGAGTTATTGACGGCGTAGTATTCGGTAACATTCGTAAGCGATTTGCCTGTGTTGCCCTTATCGCCCGTTTCTCCCTTATCACCGTATACCGCGATGATGTGCTTCGTGGTTTTTGTCGTACTTGTCGTGCCGTTGTCATTCCATGATAACTGCTCATAGTTCCAGACATACTTTTCCGAAGCAGTAGGAGTGAGAACCGAAGTGTTAAAAGCAGAATCGGCAGGCGCGGTAGTTGAATTATTCCGCGCATAATACTCAGTGATGCCAGTTAAGGATTTGCCAGTATCGCCTTTATCGCCCTTCGTTCCTTGCAACGCCAGCGAATAGCTGAATTCCTTATTGAATGTTTTGCTATCAGCCGTAACAGGAATCGTGACCATGCCGCTTCTTGTCACCATCGAAGTAGTGACCGCAAAAACAATGGTCGATTTCTTATTCGTGCTGTCGTTCGTGACGGATTGGACAGACATACCCGTAGGAAGTCCGCTGATATTTGCTTTCGTTACGGCAGGTGCAATGGCTGTCGTGCCTTTATAGGCGTACACATTTACCGTAGCCGTACCCGCAATCGCTGCGCTTGTGCCGCCCGCGAATGTGTGGCTTTCATTATCAAGAATAACAGTATAGGCATCCCCGCCATTTGAGCCGTTCCGCGATACCGCGTAGGATTCCGAAGTGTTCCCATCGTCATATGTAACCGTGGTCTTCGTCCACATATACCGTCCGGCGGTCATAGTTGTCGGCGGCGTTGTGCTCCATCCGCTTGTAGGATGCGCCGTTCCGCTTGTGCTTTCTACATACTCAACCGTTGTAGACGAAACAGTAGGAGAAAAACCATTAGCCGCGTTCCGCGACACGCTATATGCTTCCGTGCTGTTGCCATCAGAATAGTTCACGATGGTCTGCGTCCACAGATATTCGTTCTCACCGATATTGGACGGGATAGAATCGCCCCATGTTCCTGTCGGCGCGGTAGTCCCGCTCGTTCCTTTCTGGTACTTAACGGATTTGGAAGTAATCGTAACCGAAGTACCATCAGAAACCACGGGAACCGTTTGCTGATCCAGAAGCGTGGTTGTTCCACCCGCAAGATAGAGAGAACACCGAACTTGTGTTGTACCGGAAGGAATCGTATAAGACTTTGTGTTCTCGTTTGAACTGGAAGTGTACTTTGTAGACCAAGAAGAACCGTTATACACTTCAATCTTGAATCTGCCGGAGTAGTTCGCATAAGCGTTCGTTCCGGTCTGAGATTTTGCTGTCAGCGTGATGGATGTAGGAGAAAAAGTTCCGCTCGCAGACTTTACAATCGCCGCATGTGAAACAATCAGAGAATAGGTAGTCGCAGGTTCTCCATCCATTCCAATTCTGGCGACACTATAGCTAACCGTCGGGTTAGACCCGGTATAGTTTGTCGTTGTGCGAGTCCACAGATAATTACCTTGCGCTACATTCGGGATGTCTGATCCCCAACTCGCGATTGTTGTCGGGGGTGTTACTCCGCTTGTAGATTCTGCGTATTCTACAACGGTCGAAGAGATACCATTGCCTGTGCTTCCCTTTTCGCCCTGTTTCGCGACGCTATAGGTTGTTACCGGGTCGCCAGAGGAATAAGTAAAAACTGTTTTAACCCAGAGATATTTCCCCTCATCAACGCTCGGCACTGTGTCATCCCATCCAGAGCTTGGTGGAGTCGTCGGGAGAGTCCCCGGAGCATATTGAACTGTAGTACCAGTAACACCTCTTCCAGCATCTCCTGTATCACCCTTCCCACCTGTAAACGCAATCGAATAAGACCATTGCAAACTTACGGTTACACCAGTTGCTACAGTCACAGGGATAGTAAGAACACCCGCGTCTGTTACCGATTGATTTGCCTGAATTGTAAGAGTGGGCGAAGGCGTAGCCCCGTTCGATGTCACCGTAAATCCAGTAGGTTTAATAATCTGGCTCGTGTCAACCGAGGCGTTAATCTGGGATGCTCCTTGCATGGCGACCACTCTGGTCGTAACGGATTGTACGCCACGCACCGAGTCCTCGTCGCCTATAAACGTATAAGAAGGATTTGTGAGCATTACCGAATAGCCATCGCTATAGTCGAAAACGGTAATCTGCCCAACTGCTTTTGTTGCCATTTTTCCTCCTTTAATTAGTCTGAACTTCACACTGGAACACCCGCCGATTATTCACATCGGTAGGTGTAAGTGTCAATGTAAAACCATCATTTGATAACCGTGAATCCGAACTAAGTATCTGTACAAAGTCCGTATCTGTGTCGCTCTTGGAGTACCAAACAAGATGCGCCGAGGCACCGAAAACGTTTCTAAGAACAGCCAGAGTAGTAATTGCTAGTACTCCCTTACGCACTGTCACGTTGAGTTTAGTATTCACAAGATTGTTTTTGAAAATATTGCCGTTCGTGCTGACGATTTCCATAACTACTGCGTCATCGCCATCTTCGCCCATCGCGCCCTGAATGCAGACAGGAGTCGCCGGGTGTTCGGATCCGTCCGATTCCACCATAACAATTCTCTGCCACATGTACTTGCCTTCTTGCGAAGCGGGTACAGATGTGCTCCAACCGGGGTCATTGTCTGCTGGCGCGGTCGTCTGGTCGTCCCCCAGAATGTATTCAATTCGTGTCGAGAAGACATATCCCTTTAGCGATAGTTCGCCAGTGGTAAGATCCCAATAGCTATGGGGCGTTGTGTCTGTGCGGTCTTCAATACGGTCAACTTTTAAGAGTGCGGCCTGCACAATTTCAGAAGAGAGCAGGTTTTGCACAATAGCATCTTGAACCGTAAGAGAATTGATATTCGCAACGTTTGCCGCCAGTTCATCAGCTTGAATATAGTCTGCCAGAACGGTTTCGAACTTACCCCAGACCGCCCGAAGTTCATTGATTGTAGCTTGGTCGATTTCCGCCTCTTGTAGTTTGGCGTTCATTATCTGTACATAAGGGCGAATCAGAGAGTTGGCGACCTTGGAAGCTGTCGAGGATGCTGCCGAAGTCGCTCTTACTGAAATCTGGTTTGTCCGCGAAGTGAGATAGTTCTGAAGAAGATCCTCATAATCATCGTTCTGGTATTTAGAATTTGTTGCGGTGCTAAATGTGATGTTAAAAGTGGAATCCGTTTTGAGTCCGCTAAAGTCAAATTGCATACACCGCAAACGAACGTAGGTTTCGGCGTCAGATACGCCGTACCCAAGAATTATAAAGTCGCCAACCTGTAAGCTGTCGCGAAGAGGTTTAAACTCCTCAATGTCAAACAGGTCGTCAGATTTAACCGCCCATTTAATTTGCGGGTGGCACTCAATTGCGAGGCGTTTTGTAGCCGCCTCATATAAGTCGTTTTCTACGGCAACAGTACTCGTTGCATCGTCATAGTCCGTGATAAGATAGTTGTCGTCAGAGTAGTCGCTCTCACGATAAAGCTGTGTGATAAGAGCAATTTCCCCATCGTCAAAGCCGTAGCCGGACAGAGAAACAGACTGGGCAATGCTTTGCAGTGTAGATTGGTACATTGCCATCTCGTCCGCGAATTGCTCCGCCTTATCTTCCATATCTGCAATATAGGTATCAAGTTCGCTCAAACGATTTGTGTACTTTACATACTCGCCATGATTTGTATTATATGTGGTCTGGTCAATATGGCGCGTCTCATCGTACGGATCCGCCCATCCGCCATCTCTATAGGCGTTGATGACATTTTGTATGTTCTGCTTCTCAAGCTTGAGGTCATTTAGCCCATACAGTTCCCAGACGAATTCTTGGTCAACCGTATCCGCTTCCTCAGAACTACCGGCTTCTCTCTTGGCAATTTCAGCCGTGAGATCCGGGATGGCCACCTTCTTAAACGAGTAGTAGGTTGCCGCGTCTGTGGACGTGTTTAGAGCGTCGTAGTCAATCGAGCCATCTTGCTTTGTGTATTCGCCCTCAATCTCTGCGACATACCACTGCGCAAACTCTAGTTCTTTTTGTAGGTCTTCAAGCGAAAACATGGGAGATGCCCAGTTGTTGTTCAGTACATCGTCTGGCTGGCGATCCATTACCGCGTTATACTTGCTTTGCGCGTTCGTATAATCAATCGCCGCGTCAGAGTATTCCGTTCTCTTTGTGTCTCTAAACGCTAGATAGGCGGCGTAGCGTGTTTGAATATCCGCTCTGCAAAGTGAGAGAGGGTAGGAGATGTCAACTATTTTGTTACTTCCAAAGTTGACAAGTTCAATTCCTAAGCCATTTCTCCCCGCAACATTGAAGACCGTATAGAGATTATCTGATGCTGGCGAAATACTAATCTGCTGCACAAAATTCTCAAACGAGAGGTAGATGTTTGTGTTATTCCCGACCGTCTCGATGTTGTAAACGTTAATTAGCTTGCCTGCCGTATCAAAGTCTACAATACATCGGAATGCCTGACTCACATCACCAGTGAGAAAAGCATATACATTCTTGTTGTCTACCGAAAATGCTCTGCGCAAAGATGCGATTGAGCCGTCAACATGCCCTATCTGCCAACCGTAGTAGTCATCCTCCAGTATAAGGTCGAGCAAACTAAGTTTCGGATTCTCCGGGTCGTACAGGCAAACTGTGTCGAAGATACTTACCTCGCCCTCAGATGCCTCCCAGATTTCGCGGCTCGTCTCAGTGCCTTGATTGATGTCGAAATTCACAAGATTTTCGCCTTGCAAAACGCTCTCGTATGAATAGGCGGTAAAAGACTTGCTTTCACGAGCCGTGCTTTCTGCCAAGATGCTCGGCTCACTATTTATAATGAAATAACCCCTCTTGCCAAGTTCTGGCACATAAATCTCACAGAAACTGTGCAGATAAGAGTAGGCTTTGTTTTCTTCTACTTCGTGTGTGGACGCGTTTTCAATATACCGCTGAACCACAAATTCAATCTCAGAAATATCTTTGAAGCGAATTGACAAATCGAAGGTCGTAATCCCGCCAATCTGGCAGATATGGGTGCGAACCGGGTCGCAAATAAATGCGGTCAGTTCCTTGGATCGACCATATGCGTCAGTCGCCACGGATATTAACCCATTTTGGGTCATTAAGTTGGGCAAAACGCGTCCTCCTCCCTAAAATAGGGTGAGCAAACGCCCACCCCATTAAACTCCTACGGCCTCATAAAACCGTGTTTTGATTTGCACCGTACAGGCGCCAGTTACCTTTATCGTGTTTGTGCCGTCCACAAGAACGACCCAGTTAAAATTGTTGAAATTCTCAAAGTCATAGAAATTGCCGTCACTCTTCAGACAATAATAATCTTGAAGTGTAATAGCCGTGCCGTTGGTCACGCTAATACTTAACGGATCCTTATCAACTGCCGTATTTTGAATCGTCACAACTCCGCCATCAGTAGGTGTAATCGTGATGATGGGTAAAATTGACTTCCCAACAAAAGTGCCGGGATTCTCAATGGTGAGGTTGCCCGGTGTCTTGGCGGTTGATGTGATATTATAAGTGTATTCTCGCGTGAAGCCATAGGAAGAAATATTTTCGAATTCAAACTTGATTCCGATTTTCCTGGCGACACCAATATCCTCGTATGCTGCACGAACGAATCGTCCCTTAAAGAAGACTCCGTTGTAAATATCCGTATTCTTCCCAGTTAGCGTCAGCCACTGTGGGGTTACTGGGGACATAAGCCAGCTAACGAATTGGCGCACATCCGCCTGCGTTAAAGGATTCCCGCTGTCTCTGGCGATTGTGATACTAAACGTATAAACGCCAGTCTCTGTCGCGCCGTAGTCAAATGTGATTGGTTGGTCATAACGAATCTCGCTTCGGTCAACAGACCGCTCCAAAACCGTCACATCGCCATTATTCACATTGTCCTCAAAAGACACAACGCAAAAATCCTCATCGAAATCAGAAAGGGACTTTGAGTTATATGTAAAATCGTCTACATAGACCATACAAAATCACCTCAAAAAGGCGGAGCCGAAGCCCCGCCAAATCATCTAAAACCACGCTTTGCCATATCTCTGGTTAATTCCTGTTTGGTGTATTCATAAGATTGCCTCAGCAGATCCTTCAGACCCGGGAGCGCATCCTTATCAACATTACCATTAACAGTAAGCAGAGAATCGTAATGGTTCGTGATGGTCATGTTGCCTGCAAGGGCGCCAGAAAGAGCACGTCCCCCAATTCCAGATAGAATCGATGGTACGCTCATTTTGCTCAGTTGCCACAACATTTCCTTTTGCCGAGCACTAAAGACCATATCGCCAGCGTTTAGCTGCCTCAACACGCCGTCCTTAGTGATAATAGCTTCAGAGCCGAGACCGTACTCGTCCGTCATGTATAAACCGCTCAGAGCGCGATATGCACCGGAGGCGGCATGGTAAACAGACTTCAGCTTCGCACGGCTGTTGTTACCAAAAATGCCATCAGCAGAAAGGCCATACTTCTTCTGGAAGGCGCGAACGGCGGAGGCTGTTTTTGAACCATAAATACCGTCAACACTAAGCCCCGCACCCATCAGAGAGTTAAGAGCAATTTGCAGATTGCGCACCGCGTCACCACGGCTCCCAACCTTAAGGTTGCCGGATCCAAAATTGGTAGAACCGCCAGAAGAAGACGAGGACGAGGACGAACTCCCACTCGTGAGAACATCGTTTAGACTACGTTTTTCAACGGTAGCCTTACTCATTTCATCGAGATGGCCATTGGCAAAAGACATCGCGTCCGCAGTAGTGACCGCAGCCGGATTAGTCCCCGCAAGCTTCTCGATGCCATAAGTAGCATTCTCGGTCGCAATTTTGGCATTTGCTGTTCCAATCTTGACCGCATCAGAATACTCTTGGACAGCAGTTGTCGCGTCCTTCCAAGGCTGAGAAACAGACGTGTCGAGCGAATAACCATACATGGTCGCCAACTCAGTGAGCTGGTTGTATGTCTGTTCGTACTGGGCTGTGGTCGCACTCAGTGCGCTGTTAATTGCATCTTCCTGTGCCGCCAAACTCGAATCAAGTTCTTTAGTACGAGCGTCTTGGTTCTCCTTGAACTTCTTAAGCGCGTCATCATATCCTTGCGTCAGAACAGAATACTCATGATCCCGTCTTGTCTTATCAAGGTCATCCTGTTCGGATTGTAACTTTGCCTGAAGAGAACGAATCTGCGCCCGAGTCGAAGCAGTATCGTCGCCAGACAAAGCGGTGATTTGCGCTTGAATCTTGCTGATTTCTTTCTGCTTCTCTTTAATCTTCTCGGCGTAATCGTTATTATCCTTCTGCTGTTTAAGCGCGTCTTTACGCTTGCTGATAAGTTCGGACATTGCGCTGGTCTCAGCTTTAATGCCGTCCTTCACAAGAGAAACAATTTCTTCGCGATATTTCCTAACGCTAGAAACTGCGCTCATCTGCTTTTCGGTATAATCTTGCAGTTCTTCGTTGTAGTCCGCCTGATTAATAATGCCAAGTTGATACTCTTTGTTCAGAGTATTGATCGCTTCTTGGTAATCAGCAACTTTCTGTCTGGCATTTTTCAGAGACGATGCATATAGGTTCGCCTGAGAGATGCCATTCTGCGTAATTCCGCCAGACTCATCAAACGCCGTTAACGAACTAATCAAGGATATAGTAGAATCAAGCTGCTTATTTACATGCTCAATTGCGTCAACCGCAAGATTCCAACTCTCCCAGTTCGCCTCGCGTAGGGCTTCCTTGATTTCAAGAAGTTCTTGCTTTGACTTGACCCAAGCAGTGTTCGCCTCGACAACCGCCTGTTTCGCCTCGTACCACTCATTTGAGTATTCTACGATTTCGCCAGACTTAAGCTGTTTGTCAACCTCTTCCTGTAACTCAAGGAACTTATCGTACTGTTTCTCAATTACCTTGTACTGAGCACCAATAGAACGGACATAGGTCTCAACATCCTTATATCCGGCTTCAATTTCTGCAAGACCCTCGATTGCTTCCTGTTGCGAGACAAGGGCAGAGTAGTAGTCTGCCATACCTTGCATACGCTCTTCGATAAGGTCGAGTTTCTGCGAAGATAGTTCTTTGAGATCCGCGTTCAGATCCAGAAGGGACGAGTGGACATCTTGAGCCTTTTCGTACCACTTCTTGTATTCCTCGATTTTGTCGCGTGTGCTTTCGCTACTAATCGATGCGATATCGAGTGTACCATTGCGTACCTTGGATTTATAACTCTCGGAAAGGCTGATTGAATTTGCCTCAGACATATACTCACGATATGCCTTCTGTGCATTGGCAATCTCTTTCCGCGTTGCATCCATAACGTTGTTGACACCGACAATTTTACCGGCGACAAAGTTATAGGTCTCTGCAAGCTTCTTGAGCATTTCGACATTGGTGGACGAGCGACTCAGAAGCATATCTACGAAGTCTACTTTATTATCAGTACCAGACGCAAAAGCGGATCCGCCGGTAACGTTGCCTCTATTCTTAATCGCCGCCCATTGCGCATGATTGAAGATAATAGAGCCTTTGGGAATTTTACTGATGAACTCCGCGCCGTTTACACCAACTTCGCGATATCTGCCATCCGGGGTAACCAGACCTTCCGTGCCAAGTTCGCCCACGAGAACGTTGTGCAGAGTCCCACCTGTTGCAAGTGTTCCACGAGCAAAGGAACGCCCAACGTGTGCGGTTCCGTTTGCTATGCCAATGCCAATAGAATAGCGAACCTTCCCAGTAAGCTTTGGAACTGTAGCAGCATAAACATCCCTGAAGCTTGCAGAATAAGAGACGGTTGAATATAGCGTTGGCACAGTAGAAGCGTAGACACCTTTGTAATCCGGCGAGAAGACAACGGTAGATTGTTTTTCTTCTGGTTTATAGGCATCAACCTTCGCGGGATTAACCCCGAGTTGTATAAGTTTTTCTTCGGTAATTCCGTTAATACCCGCTTGTATTTTTGCGATATCCCCTTCGTGGATAGAAGCACCGACCTCTAAATTGGTAGCGTGAATATTCGAAAGAGCCGCGTTGATATCTTCCGTATCAAGTCCAAGCTTTGCTCTAATTTCTGGGTCTGTATTCGTCAGTGCAGAAACCAGTTGAGACAAATCTGCTTCCGCAGAAGAAGTATCAAGACCAATTTCTTTCTTGACTTCTATCTCATTAATCTTGCTCTGTATGTTTTGAACAGTGTCAAGAGCAAAACCAAGATCCGAATTGAGATTAGAGGTGTCAACCCTCATAATAACCGGGTCTTCAAACTGACGCTTCTCCATAAGGAGATTTGCAAGTTCAGCGGCAGCGTCAGATGCGCCTTCTAGGTCGAAATTAATCGTACCATCGGAGTTTCTAAATTCGTCAAGAGTAATCTTTGCAGCTTGAATTTGGTCGTTTAGAAGTTCTAGCTGAGTTAATTCCGTCTGGACAAAATCGAAACTAACGCCATACGCTTCGGTCGCGTTCGCAAGTTCAAGCAGAAAATCTTTGTTAATACCAAGCTTCTGAGCAAGAGCGTCAGCCTGTTCGCTTGTCAGCGAAAGCTTCTTCGTACCGTCATCAAAGGTCTCAAAAACTTTACCGAAATCGAGATCATCAGCGGCGGAGTTAAGGTCGCTGAGGAAGCGATCCATACCTTCTTTCAGGTCTTCCTCGGGGTTAGCGTAGCGCATCATGATATCATGGTAATGGCTCCACGCCTTTTCTGCGCTTTCTTCTGTAAATGCAATACCGCTAATATCCTCATAAGAGGTAAGCTGCATAGCGGCTCTAAACTTATTTGTGCCAATCTCGCCAGACTCGTAAGCGCCCTTTGTGTCCTCATAAGCCCCGCTTAATGCCTTAATAGAATCGTTTGACTCTGCGACATCTTGCGCGGCCTGCCATTTAGCAAAAGCGTTTGTTAACCCCTCATACTGCGCCCGAAGAGCCTCCACATCCTTGATGTGTTCGCGAATTCCTTCGTTCTCATATTCAGTGGCAGATATCTGCTGCTTGAGTTTGCTAATCTCGTCCGCGCCTCGATACTCTCGTTGGTATTGCACAAGCTGTGCCCGATAATCCTCTAGCGCACGTTCATTCAGCAGAAGCTGTTTGCGGTCATCGTATAGATCCTTGCTATACGTTGCGCCCTGTACTGCCTCTTTAGCTTTACGGAGTTTTTCATATTGGAGAACATTGACACGAATACCATTTCCAGTATCCTCCAGAGCGTCAGCATATCCGGCGCTTACCATGAAATCTCTGGATTCCACGCTAAGGCCAGTGCCAGACACAGACTCCGAAAGCGCTTTATTCGCATTGTCCAGAGATGCAACAAATGCGTCAAGCTGAGTTTTCCGTTGGTCGATGTCGGACATCTCATAACCAGACCCAAACGTTGCCTCATCTAATCGCTTAAACTCATCAACAACGTCGGATACAGAAATGCCAAGTTCGTCACAGGCCTTAATAAAGTCATCAAACGACGCATCCTTGTTGATAGCCTCAACCGATAACCGCCCTTGTTGCCCAAGAGTCTTCAGCTTATCAATAGCTTTATCGTAAAGCCCGCTCTCAACAAGCCCCTGATATCTATTTGCGACAAACTCTTCATGAGTATAAATCAGGCCATCTTGGAGCTTGACCAAATATTCATCGATAAGCTTCTGATCCGCTTCAGAAGCACCTTCGCGAATTTGCTGCAGAGAGGTCGCTACTTCAATTGCTTGGGCGCGAATCTCATCAACCATTTCTTTGTTGTCGGCGACACGTTCCATATGCCCGGTCGAATGCGCATTGTCGTCATAGACTAAATACGATTCGTTAAGTCGTCCGAGCAATGCGTCCGAACGTTCATACAAGGTTTGGTCGAAGCCGTGTAAAAGGCTAACTCCCTTAGAGCCGTTGGTTTTCGCGACAATATTGGCAAGCGATGCAGTGCCCATAAAGTCCAAGAAGTCCAGTGCTTTGTAAGTACCGGACGCAGCATCAATTCCGCCAAATGCCGAGCTATAAGCAGCAGACGTAAGCAACTTATTAGCAGAATTATTCATGGCGAGTTGCTCAGTTTGTTGGGCCTCACGCTTTAAAATAATCTGATCTCTCAGCAAATCGTTTGCCTGCTGCAGACTAGCAATTTCGCCCTTATCTACAATGCTAATATGACCTTGCGCATGGATTTCCGCAATGCGATTCCTATTTTCTTCGAGCTTCTGTTCCAGCTCATCCGCTTCCTTACCAGCGTCCTCAAATCTTGCCTTGGCTTGAGAGTACGCCTCCTGAATCTCATCATACGATTCTGTAAAATGATCCCAAATCGCATAGGACGCGGCAATTGCTACAGTTGCGACAGCGAATTGTCCAGAGGTGGTCGTTGCGAATTTTCCAAGATCTTGGAGAGTGTTTCTCCCCATAATACCCATAGTCTTGAAAGTGTTTCCGAGTGCACCAACAACACTATCGGCGACAGAGAGCGATTGCACGAAGCCAGACATAAATGTCCATGCGGTAAAACCTGCGGCAATTGTCCCAAGGACACCAAGCTTCGTTACAATTTTATCGAGAACTGTGATTGCGGCTGTGCCACCTTGGATAAAACTCTTAACAAATTCTGTTCCAAGCAGGTCGCCAGAGAAAGACTCGAACGCGGATCTAAACTGATTTAAGCGACCCTCAATCGAGTTGATAATTTTTTCATTCTCTTCGAGCGCAGACCCGGCAGAGTTGATTGCTTCGTCTGTAGCGTTTCTTGCATCTTGCCAGTTCTGCATAAGCGATGCCATGACCGTACCACCGCGTTTTCCGCCAGTGGCTTCGGAAATAGCCGCACGTTCTGCGTCAGAGAGAGAAGACCATTTATCAGCGAGGTCATCAAGGATAGCATAGGTTGACCGATAGGTTTTGCCATCGGCTTCCATAATATCAACGCCAGCCATTGACTTATAGATCTTGACAATGCTCTTTCTGGCGTTTGCCATACCAGTAGTGTCAATACCGGCCTCTTCGAGTTCCGCTGCGGTAGCCATTCTGTTACTTTCGGGTGCCAACCCTACTGACCCCAAATGGGGCGGATAGTCATTTCTGGCTATCTCTCACATTTCATACAAGTGGGATTATTGTGTGAGATCGGACTATATATCACCCCTACATAATAGGGGAACAACTTCAGCGGCAATGTTACCATTATCGCCCTGTAGTCTCTGAGGATTTTACAATTAAGTAATCTTTCCTAAGTCTCTGGCATCCCATTGCCCTTTGACTTATATAGTTGTTATGCAGCTAATTTTTTATGCGCGTAGCTGACGTGAATTACTCCACGATAGGCACTATGTTTACCTCTAAGGCGCAGTGCAAATGTCTTGAGCATTGTTCCGGTTTGCGCAGTGTTTTGCACGGAGTCGTTCGCCGCAACAATAAGACCAATAGACTGTTCAAGCGTGTTCCCGGCGGCGTTTAACGCAGCACCGGATCTCGTCATGGCATCACCAAGGCCCGCTGACGAGATCGCAAAATCGTTTCCAACGCGGTTATATGCGTCTACGATATGAAGCGCATCATTAGCCTGCATATTAAAGCCCTTAAGGGTCGAGATCATGTAGGTCGTTGCGCTGTCGATATCCATATCACCAACGTTCTTATAGATGTTGGCGTACTTCGCTAATTCTTTTGCATCATCGAGATTATAGCCAAGACGAGCAAAATCAGCAGTGGAGTTTATCATCTCCTTCTGCGTTGTGCCAATCTCGATAGATGTTTTCTTAACCTCTTCTCTGAAGGCGGCGTATTCATTGGCGGTGTTATCCGTGACCTTGCGCAGTTCGGTCATAGCCGTATCAAGGTCTTTAACGTTTCCGATAACAGCGGTGGCAAATTGCTTCCCCCACATCATCATCTGCCCGACAGAGAAGAACGCACCTATATGAGCAAGTCCGTCTTTGAGCGTTCCAAAGAACGTTTTCCCGGTCGCACCCGCATTTCTGGCGGCAGCCTCAAAAGCAGTAACCTCTTTATTTAGCTTTTCAAGGTCGCCAACAGTCCGAACATTCTTAAAGCCTTCCTGAATGCTCTTAATCTGGTCGCCGTATTTGCCATAAACCTTATTGTTGTCGGATAGGAAGCTTTCGAAGCTACTGCGAAGAGAAGAAATTCTCCCCTCGTCAGCCATAGCATTGAGCCTATCAGCCTCGACAGCCTTAGCCATATCCATATTGTACTTAACGCCCTGAAAATGTTTGGCGTTCTGCTGGACAACAGAGTCCACCTGTAGCTTTTGAGACTCGTTAAGATTCTGGTAGTTAAAGCCACTTGCCGCCATCTGCTGGTTCAGCGCAGTCATACGCTGTTGTATCAGGTCGCGTTGGGCACTACCTTCCTCGTACTTCTGCATGTCGCCACGCAGTTTCCCGAATTCCTTATAGGTGTTAAGATAATTCTTAAACTCCTGATTAGTACGAGCCAGTTCTTGCCTGTTCATAATATCGGACTGACGCAAAGCCTCGTCTTGACGATATTGTGTTTGAACCTTCGCCAGCGCCTTCCGTTCGGCAGAGCTGAGTTTATCGGGGTTATAGTTTGTCTTTAACTGTAAGTTCGCTACGCTTTTTTGGGACTTAATGGTGTTGAGATTGGTATATCCTTTAGCCTGATAGTCCATCTCCTTCATCGTCAACTGATGAGCCTTTTTAGTCCACTTCAGCGTCTCCTTATAAAGTGACGCGGCAGGCACTTTAGATCCGCCGCCAGAGCCACCGCTTTTGTTGCCAGAGCCACTACGCCCATTGCCAAGATTGAGCTTCATCTTAGACATCTGGGTGAGAAGGGATTTTACTTCCTTTATCTGCTCCTGATCCACCTCGATTTTAATCGGGATGGGGGACATGGATTTAATCGCATTTAGTTTTTGTTCGGCGGCGGTTAGCTGTGAATCGTTTACCTTTAATTGTACAGTTGATTCAAAATCAGCCATCATATCCCTCCGTTACATTAGAAATCTGCAAACAGAGCGTCAGATTCCTCAACGTCTTCATCGTTGCAGATATAAATTTTTGTTGTTTCTGTTGAATTATGGCCAAGAAGAGAAGCAATCTGTTCTATCGGTCTCCCTTGCTCAATTGCCGCATCAGTCGCCCTCGCCTCTCTTAAAATGTGAGGGTGAAATCTGCGTCCGAGCAAGTCTGTGAAGACGGTACTGCACCACTTATTGATTGTCACCACAGAGACCTGCCTCGCGTTTTCTCCGCGTCCGCTCGTAAATACATACGGGCAATCATCCTCGCCTCTGACTTCCAGCCACTTTTTAATAGCCAACATCGTATCTTCTGAAAACTTCAACTTGCGAACCTTGCCAGTCTTACCGCGCCCCTTGCAACGAATCTCGTTCGTCACATAGTACCGTGATTCACGCTCAATCTTATTTCCTTCACGGTCGTGGGCGGTGATTTTTCGCACAACAGGATCCGAATTCACCACGTCCTTCAGAAGCTGGCGCGTCTCAGCGCGTCTGCATCCAGTATCAAATGTGAATTTCAAATAGCAGATTAGCTGATATTTATCTTTTCGGTTCCCTTCCTCGAGTTTACGAATCATCTCGTCAAGTTCCTCGCGTGTCGGCGGCACCTTCTTGTTTACATAACTCTTCTCTGGCTTCGGGATTGCCTTCGTGATAAAGTTCCGAAACATCGGATACTCGTCCTCGTAGTATGTCTCAATATAGAAGTTGAGAGAGGAGATGGCGCTCCGCTGTGTTGAAATTCCAGAATAACTCATGCCGCGATCTACAAGGTAGTTTTGGAACCGCTTGTAATCGCGACTTTTTATGTCGACCTGTTTCTTGTTCCCTAAATTCTCTGCCACATATACAAACCAAATCCTAAGATAACTTCTATAGGCGGTTCGTGTGGCGTTCGACAACTCTACGTTGTCTATAAAGTAATCATCGTAAAGTTGTCTATTAAACTCACAAACCTTATTCCACCGCTCTTCGGAGATAGGTTCGTTATGTTTAATGCCATTCATAATATATCTCCTTTCAGTGCGTTCTATCGAAGGCGCGATAGGAGAATATCACGCCCAAAATACAGCGCACCTCACATGCGCTAGATAAGTCCCGCTCTGCTTAGAGCAGAATGCCAAAGCATATACTCGGCGTGTTTCATTGTTTCAAGAGGGTCGTGCCACACGCTTACACCGGATCCGCCATGGTAAAGTCCATGCGTTTTTGCATCCGCCCAGTCCACGACATCGCGCAATGAAGGTTTGCTACCAGACCGATAATTTGCCTCAGTCACAGAGATTTCTCCTTTTGCGCCAGACCCAGTGTAAACAGCCGGTTTAATCTGCAACATACTATTCTTCAAAGTCCCCGTACGTTCATATACTTTTGGGAAATAATCCGCATAATACGCCGACCGAGCCTCTTTGAGTTTGTTGTCAATGTCTTGAATCATATAATCGACGGCTTTGACAGAACGCCTCTGTACCTCTCGGCGAATTGCATCGAGCCTCATAACAATCACCCCTAAGTGTTATTTCTCTGGCGACTCTGTTTCGACAAGACTTGGCGCGTACTGCGCGATTGCCTTGATTGCGTTACCGACTTCTTCGGTGTCTACACTATTCATCTTCGCCGTCAGCGCTTCGAAGAACGTGGCGATAGAACGCATCATTTCTCCGGTAGGTTCCAGTTCTTTTTTACGCTGTTTGATGATTTTGGTAGCATCTTTAAGAGCGTCGGCGTATCCAAAGCACTCATCGAATGCCCAACCATCATCGGTTTTGTACGAATAGTGTCCGCTTTCCGCATTGGCAAGAGGCTCCTTAATCCGCTCATCCTTGTTCAGAATCTCGCGAATATCCGTATCGAAGAAAGACTCCCCCTCTTCGAGTTCCAAACCATCAAGGCAAAACTTAGCGATAATACTCGGCGCTGCAATCGTCAGCTGATCCGGTCTATACTCAGTGAACACATCGAAATTGCCCGGGTCATGCGTAAAGGCAATATTTACCATTTGGTCAACCATCGCAAAATAATCAATGTCGCGTACGCGCCTTTTAACCCTAACTTCACCAATTTTCATTAATTAATTCTCCTTTTTCTCAACAACATTTGCGCCAACGAACTCCTCCGCTCGTACGGCACAACAGAGATTTATCTGGTCGTCTAAAATAGAACGGATCCACCATAGTTCATCCTGGGTCTGAACCTTATTCAGCATCCCAAATAGGTCACCACGAAATGAGGCAATATCAAACTCTGGCTTATTTTCTTCGTTACGTTTCAGATACTTTTCCATTGTTAGTCCCCATCATCAACCACAACCAAAATCACATACAAAACAATTAGAACAAGCAACACAAGTTCAACCATACTTATCGTGTGGGTTTGGTAGCGTCCCACTCCCGCTTAAGTCTTCTAGTCTCATCCGATTTCTTGAACCAGTATGTCATAATGCGCTCATCGTGCTCATTCGGATAGACAAACACTGGCTGTGCGCCGTGGGTTACATAATATCGCGCCTGTCTCTGGGATGAAATCCCCACAAGATTATCGCGCCCAAAATAATCGAATGCGTCATCAACGCTATTAAGCATTACTTCAATCATAAATTCCCCTTGTACTCGCAAAAAGAAGGGGAGAGCCGCCAAACGACAGCCCTCCCCAAAAGAAGTAGCAACAACGTACGCTACCTCTTTCAGGTCTCGTCAATTCTTAGAATCAGCCACCAACAGTCGTGGTTGCATCAGTATCCTCGATCATATCGAAGAAGTTGCCATCCTTATCGGTCAGCATATCCAGAGTGATCGTAACGGAGACCGGGTCTCCTTCAGAAGACTCGGACATCTCGAAGTTACGCTGCGGGGTGCACTTGTACGCACGATAGATGACCGGGGTATAAACGCCGTCTTCATCCTTCCACAGGGTGGACATATCGACACGATAGTCGTTGATAATCAGATCGTCAGAGAAACGAATTCTCTTCACGCCCTCAGTCTTCTTAACGGTGTAGAAGACCTCGTAAGCCTTATCCTTCTCGATGCCAGTAGCAGTAACCTTGCCATCCGCGAAGGTTCCCTCCTTCTCGCTAGTCGCATTGACTTCGCCTGCCGGGTACACATAGATCTTGCCCTCCGGGGTGCCAGCGATTGCAATAGAGCCAGCCGCAGTAGCAACGACCTTCTCGTGGCCGAAGTATTCGCCATCGGTGAGGATCTTGCCATCGGACATCAGGGCAAACATCTCGAACGGAAGCACCTGTGCTTCAATCGTCAGAGTGCCTTCCATCGGGTTCGGGAACGCAACCTTACGTCTGCCACGAGCCAGCGCGTACACAGAGTCGCCGCTGATGGTCTGGCCGGTCGTATTCGCGTCCGAGAAGAACAGGAAGGGCTTTCCAGTAGCCAGATAACGGATATCAACATCGCATACCTGTCTATTTGCATAGTTGGACATAATGATATTCCTCCTTAATGTTGTGTATTAACATCTTTCGCCATTTGGTACAGACCGCTGTTCAAATCTTCAGCGTCAGACCGTTGTGACTTGTACCACGAATCAATGTCGAACTTGTGCTTTTCGTCACCACCCCAGATAGAGTAGTTCCTAAAGGATAGTTCATAACCGACGTTTTGGCGTTCGATCTCGAACTGGTCGTACACGTTATATATAGTCATCCCCCAAATATTCAACATGTTCAGCCCGTTCTGCCGACTAGCCAAGTGCCTGACAATGTTACCAAGATCGAGAAATTCGGCGTTCGCGGTCGCCTGCTGTTTTTTCATTCGCTCACGCGCTGCTTTCTGCCTCTCGTACATTTTTCTGGCTTTCTCATTCTTAAACTTAGGCTCTTCTTCTTCCTCGTCCTCATCGGATTTGGCAAAACACCTTTGCAGAATGATATCGGTCACATCATCGTAGTTATTGCGGGTTATCGTACCGACAGGATCCTCAATAAAATTCCCATCCTCATCGGTGCGTAAACTCGCGTACAACAAAAAAGCAGAGGCTTTCGGGTCATATACCACTTCCTCTGCAAAGAAAAAGTTGAAAGCTAAAATCAACTCATTCAACGTTGTGGGATTCGTCGTTATCAGGTCAAAGATCGTCAGTTTCAAACCGTTGTCGGTAAGAAGCGCTTCAATCTCGCCAAGTTTCTCCTCGTCTACCTGCGCAAGCTTTATATAATCCTCTTGCGTCATCCGTAGAACTTGAATATATAACGAGTAATCCATTTGTTTTTTCGGGAGTAGGTCTATGTCGTGCAGTGTTACCGCTTTCACATGCCCTACCTTTTCCAGATAATAAGGGGTAGTACTGATAAGGTCAAATTGACTAAGCTTGGTCAAGGGGTCTCCTTTGCGGAGTTACACTTGTCACATTAAATTCAGGGATATCGTAGAAAATTTGTCTCCCGTAGAATTTCGCGTTTGGCGTAGAGGGAATAATAGGCTCTCGCCCTACAAGTGTCATCTTGCCAATCCCATATCGTGTCCCGGTTTTGCTGTCAATCAGCTCGTCAGTTGTGTCGAGCAAGTGGCAGACAGCCGCCGTTACCATATCTATAAAGTTCCCCGTATACCCTTTTGCCCGAAGTGTATCGACAACCTCGCGGTCATGATCGTCTAACTCTGCGATCCGCCCTTTTGTCGAAAATATGTTAACCATTAGCTTGATGTCCTTAATCGTTCTAGAGTACGCGGTGTTTACATACGTCTCCATACAGATAATCAAGCGGTCATCAGTAATAGTATCTTTTACAAATGGCACGGTAAAACAATGACCATGAAGAATTACTTCCTCTTTTTTACCGCCCAGTCTCGCAAAGTATTTCCCGCCGATCCAGTTTTCATAGTCACCAAATCGTTCATCGTCCGGCTCTGGCATAACTAGTGTGCGTATCTCTTCATCATGGAGCATTAGCTCGCAGAGCGCGTCCTTAATCCCGCCAAGCGCACGGTAGGAGGGGGGTAGTTCAGTTGCCATCTTTACACCCCCTTAGTATTTGGCGCGAATTGTCAGGTCAAGTGACGCTTCGTAATCAGCACCAGTCAGAATCAACTTTGCCTTGCTGCCAACAGCGTTCTGGTCGTTGCATGACAGCCAAATTGTATTCCCATCTATTTCGCTAGTAATATAATAATCGGATTGCACTTCCCACTGGGCAGTAGGCTCTTCCTCGCCCTCTCTAATCAAGAAGCTCGCACTAAAAGCCTTCGGCTTGTCGCCAACCCTTAAATAGGTCGTTGCGTAATCGATTGACGCATTCGGTACATCTGTCGGCTCTCCGTCTTCCCCGTCAATAACGCCGGGTTCAAAGTAGTCGCAGATTCTAAGCTCGTCATTATCAGCGGTATGATGATCGAGGTCTTCGCCCATGATAATGTAGAGAAGCCCCTTTTTGCCATAAGTCTCAGAAACCGAATCCACACGGAGCATTTTGTAACGAATATTCTTATTGGTATAATCACAATACACACGCTTATCGCGCTCGAGCTTCTTCGTATCTTCGTCGATTGGCATAAAAACCATCAGCTGGTTCGTGCCGATTTCCATCTGGAAGTACCACTCCTTACCAGTATTGTAGGAAGACGCGTTCGCAATATGCACCCAACGTTCAATGATTTTCCCTGTTTCGTCTTGCCACTGTAAAAGATAATTACACTGATAAAGCATACCGTCGATATAAATTTCATGATCGGCATCCGCACGAACAACAAGCCAATGGGTATCAGCCCACTTCACATAGTCACCGACAAGAATCTCTTGGTCTTCAAGATAGCTTCGGAACTTCTTATAGAATGGCATCGTGCCCTTGTCGATTACGAGCGTTGTAGGTTTTCCCTCAAGCTCTACCTCTTTATAGCTGAGGGAGTCGGGGAGCCTGCGCCGATAAAAGTCGCGTGTGTAGTTAACATCACGTTCGCGCTTCGTAAAGCCTTTCGCGCCAATACGCTCTTTGTATCTTCGTAATTCCATGTCGTCACACCTCCCCTAGCACGTTCTTCCTGACCGACTTCAGGAGGTTGATACAGTTGAACACCATCCGCTTACACTCGCCGACATCATATTCCTCATTGGCAAGGTAAGATATATTTCCTAGCACAGCAACGAATTGAGGCTCGTCCTTTAACCCAAACATAAGTGTCTGGTCGCCAATCAACTCGCACAGGTAAGAATTCAAGTAGGATTTTAAGGTAGAAGACCCCTCTTCTTTCATAGGAAGGATCTTATAGGTTCGGTTAATTAGCATGTCAAAATAGTTTTCGAGACAATCCTTTGGCAGATCGCCATACTGCGTCATCATGTCTTTAATGCCGCGTAGTCCCCGTGAATATAAGAATACTTGTTCATAAGGGAGAGCGCCTGCTTCCGTGTGTTCTCGTAGCTATCTTTAATCGAAGCCAACATATTCGCTGGCGACACGCTTGAAAATTCCGATGTGTTTATCCTATTATGGAGGTTGTCACTGTCATGCATGTACTGTTTGAGCCACTCGGCTTCCATCCATGCAGTCAGCACATCGATTTCCTCCTGAGATAAATCTATATTAAATTCGCCAAAATCGTCGTCTCTGTCACTTAAGTCGCTAGAGCAAATCCTACCAAAACGCCCAATAGCACTCGTCAGATACGATTTCAATAGTTCTCCCTGAAGTGTTTCGGAGTATGCGGCGAACTCATAATCCGTAATTCTATCAAGGAATTCATTATAAATATCTTGATATGTCGTTGCCATCGAGCTGTGCCCCCTTATGGACTAGTTAAGCACCAACGACATTCGCTAAATTCCGAATTACTTCGTATTTTGAGAAAGAATCGAACTCGCCATTATTCCTCTTTTGCGTAGCCACCCCGAAAATCGTGCGGCGCAAAGCGGGAGAGAAGGTCTTCATCTTTTCCTCAATCACATCAGCTGACGAATTCAGGAGCGTCATTACATTCGCAGGCTCTACGAAATTCTTATAGAAATCGTAAACGCCAAGCGCAGTGTAGATCTCTTCTTTCGTGTAGTCCGCAGTGTCCGCAAGGCAAATCCAATTGTCCTTGAAGAAACGCGGGTACATGCCCTTCATGGTGCGAAGAGACTCAAAAGGCATCTCCTGTTCATCGCCATAGGCATCCCATTCAAGCCGCTCCCTATCCGATGAGTACACCAGAGTGTTCGGGCAGCTACTGATAACAATAATCATCTCGTCATTCGGAATGCGTTTTCTTGCGATGGTCTGTCTCTTTTTAGCCGGGGCGGGCTTCTCTGCCTCAACAGGCTCTTGAGAAACAGGCTCTACTACCTCCTCAATCGGATCCGGTTGAATCGGCTCGCTTGTCTTTTTGGCGGCAGTTGTCTTCGCAGTCGGTTTTCTTGTTCTTGTTGTAGCCATTTTGTCCCCTTTTTCTCAATATATAAGGCCGCCATGCGTGGTTGCCCACACACAGCGACCCTATCAAACAAGTTACGGCAGGTAATACTTACCAGCCTGTGCGGTCATGATCGCCGCAAAGCCATGATACTGAATAGCAGTGTAGTTCTGAGACAGATCCGCCATATCGAGGCTGTTGGTCTCATCGATGATGAGGGACTCGCCACGGGTGACGTGCTTCACGAACTTGTTATCTGCACCGATAACATAGATGCTCTTATCCAGTTCGAACGTGGTCGTACCGGGCTTATGAGCGTTCTGCATAACAACAATCGGGTTGTCATACAGGTGGGTGTAGTAGCCAAGACCAAAGATCTCATCCTGAGCGTCATGCGCAGAGAAGTTGAAAGCCTTTGCCATAGCACGAGCACCTTGCTTAGATGTAAGCAGAGTTGCTCTCTGGCCAGTAGCGGCCTCAACATGGTCAATCAGGTCAATCAGCTTATCACCGTCAAACGTTCCGGTGACCTGCCACGGAGTGGTCAGCTGGGAGAACGCATCGGTCGTAACCTTCAGGATCTCAGCGTTCATCTTCTTGGTGAAAGCAGCACCAAGACGATTAATCATCTCGTTCAGGTCAATCTTGCCAGCAAGAACGCGCTGAAGCTCGTCATAGATCTTCGCGCCGTAAGCCTTGGTAGCAACCGGGAGAACGGTGTTGCCAAGCAGTCTCTGTCTGCGGAGGCCCTTGGTACCCACAGCAACTTCAGAGACGACGAATTCGCCATTGCCCTCGATCACGAATTCCGTAGAATCGCCGAGAGCAACATTGTGCTCCTCAACAAAGTTGTACATCGGGTTGTCGGACTGAAGACCATCGTTCACCGTGACGGTAAGGATCTCCTCGATAACCTCGTAGAGTTCGGGATGCTTTCTAAAAGAGCGGGGGTCAAGCTTCGTGGAGCCGCCGTTCAGTTCAATAAGCTGATCGCGCAGGCAAGCCTGAGTCTCGCTAACGGAGTAATTTCCATTCGGTCTGCCAAGATAGGAATCTACAGCCATCTTGACAATATTTACTCTATCTGCCATTGTGTTTTACCACCTTTCTATAATTGTGATTTGTGTTGATTACGCCGGGTCAATCTCAAAAGCGTACAGAGTCACCGGAGCTACGCCCGGAACGGAGCCAACCGCAACGGCAGTGCCGATAGTATCGATAGCAACGCAGGTAGCAATGCCAGTCGAGCCAACGTGCCATTTACCATTAGTTCCACCAAGGTCGATCTTCTGTCCAACGGTCGGGGTGCCGTCAAGAGCCTCAATAGAGACAGAGAAGATATTGTGATCCTTCAGGACATGAATACGGATCGGTTCTCCAGCCTTGTTGTAGAAATCCTGAATACCAAGGTAGTTGCGATCCCAAGCAGAATCAACCTCGGGAGTGGTAACAATACCCCAATCGGTATCGCCCTGTGCGGGAGCCTCGCAGATGCGAATTTCGCGCTCACCGTCTTCCAGTGCACCAATCTTGACCGGGAAACCATTGTCGATATCCGCAGTCACTTTATTCGCGACATCGCTATAGAATCTACCGGAGTGAATTCTTGCGCCGTCCACCATACCAGTAATATTGTCCAGACGGACTACGGCATGCTTTACTCTAGCCATGTTAGTTTCCTCCTTTTAGGAATGTGTTTTGTACAATAAAAAAGAACCCATCGGGTTCGGCATCGTTAATTATTTGTTGTGTTTCGCCATCCAACTCTCCATCAGACCGCCGTAAGGCATCTTGTCCATATCGTCCATATCGGCACTGGACAGGTCTGTAGGAGTCTTTCCGAAGTCAGCCTTCTGAGGTTCGGGGTCTTGCGCTTTCGCGTTGGCAAGCGAGAACTTACCGAACAGCGCATTGCATTTTTCTTCGAGGGCATCAAGCCCGAACTTGGATGCGTTTGCCTTCAGCTCGCTATATCCTTCAACGTTCGCCAGTTTCTCGTCATAGAGCGCAAACAGCGCGGCTTCCGCAACGCGTCTCTGCTCGGCGAGGGTGTCAGCCTTAAAAGTGCGAAGCTCTTCAGCTTCGGTTTGCAGAGCCTCAAATTGCTCTTTGATCTCTGCGTGTTCGGTGACCATTTCAGCAATGACTTCCTCAAATTGCGCCTTGGTTTGCGCCTCGAGTTTAGCCTTTTCCTCTGCGGTCAGCCATTCACGAGTAACCGCTTCGGCTTCTCCAGAGAATGCAGCCGCCTCGGTAGCCTCATCGTAGGTGTACGGGATACGCCAGTAGGAATACTCACTAGCACAAGCCCCGTCTGCCCACGAGTAAATGCTCTTCTCGACAAAAGCATGCTCGTCGCTAAAATCCATCAGCCAATACGAAGTCTCAGAGATGATATTCCCATCGTCATCTTTGGTATTCGTGCGGAGGCCTTTGAGGACGGATGCGATAGCGTCGCGCTTCTTGTTGTAGGTCGAAGCAAACTCGGCAACCATATTGATCGGCTCTTTAGTCTTATCAGCCAAATCTTTTCCTCCTTCTGCCGCAAAATACGACTTAAGTTGTTCCTTCATTTCCGCAACCATCGCACCAAAAACGTCAGTTGCCGAATAGTCAGTAGCCACTACGGATGCACTGGGAAAGCAAGGCTCGACGTTAAATTTCTTATCGTCAGACTTGTTCAGCAGGCAAAGCGCATCGAACGTGAACGACTGAATATTTGTATATGCAGGATCCTCTTCGAGCTTTTCATATTTGTCGAAGTAGACCTCCATACTCTGATTAAAAAGGATCTTGTCGCTATAAATAGCCTCGGCAAGTTCCGGGTATCGTCCTGTCCACAGAATAATGTCCGATGTAAGATAGGTGCTCATTTCAGAACCGTTCTCAACAACGGTTTCATAGACAGGCTCAGGAGCGGGGACGGCTACACCGAACGGCACACACAGGCTCTTTAGCTCCATCTTTTCTTTGTCGAGCTTGTAGTCGTGCCCACCAAGATAGTGCTTCCCATCCTCAGTTTCCATGAGGTGACCAACGACAGGAACAAACGCAAGCGAAGGATACGCTGCGTCAACCGCGTCCTTACCAAAATAAGACTTGTTCTGATTCTTACCAAGCGCAAGCACGTAGCACTTCGCCTTTGTGAAGTTGTCATTCAGCTTCTCAAAATTCGTAAGCTGCATGCTGAACTGGCAAGAAAGCTTATTTTCGCTCATCGGTTTCACCCCCTTCTAAAATAGTAGTTTGTAATCATAAAAAGCGTCAGCCGCCGAAAAGCAGCTCGCGAGATATTCCTCGAGCGCATCATCGACAACAAACGTGTATACGTCAATTACCTCGTCAACAGAACCAATACGTTCTTCAAAGCAGCCAAATCCAGCCGCCATTAGTTCCTCAGCTTTCTTCTTATCTAAAACTTTTAATACTTTCGTCATACGCTTAAACATTGCGCTAACTTTATTGGACGTTAGCATTGTTGTTATCTTCTCCAGCCTCTTGTGACGCTTCGCCGCTTTCGGTCAACACAACCCCTTGGGACTCGTTAGTGGGGCGACCGCCTTCGTCACCTGTAGATGTATTTGCCGTGGTGTGCGAAGAAAGCATGGGACGATTGAAACACGTCACGGTAAATCCAAGAATCTCATCCTCAAGATACGACATTCCAATAACATCAGACGGTGATATGCCAAGCGATGCCGCATAAAGCGATTTCGCACCGGGGACACCATATGTCGCCGCCTTCGAAAACGAATCCTGTACTGCTTCCCGGCAGTAAATAGACTGGTCAAGGAAGCGGATCCTGAACTCATAAGGCCGACGTTTCAGTTTCTGCACCAAGTTGAATGCGCGTTCAATTTTGTGAAGAACCGTATACGCAATCATCTCATCCGATTTAATCGAAAGTAGAAGCGCGTTAGCCGAAGAGATGTCGGCCGCGCCAAACAGAAGCGGGTTTGTCCCAGTCGCAGACCAGAGCGCGTTCTCTGCCTTGTTCACATCGTCTGTATCAGCCACATTAGACTTGTCAAACGTAAATGCCTCAATCTTGAACGGCGACATGATAAGGCCAACCTGTTCTGGCAGGTTCGCTGCCGCTTGGTTGTAGTACTTGGACGCAATATCAAAGTCAAGCTTGGGAACACCGTTCTCATCCACGTCTTGCTTCATTGCCAAAACTTTATAGTTCCCCATTTCGGTTTTGGCTTTTGCAAGCAGTCTGTAGTCATCAAGGTCAAGTACCTCTTTATAGATGCCACAGAAGAATGGGACGATAATGGTAGGATCATCATCGTACTTAACACAGACCTGATTGGGCGGCTCGTACCAACGAAGCATCCTATCGCCCTTAACGCCAAGTTTCGAATCGCCCTTATATGCAAGATATGCTTGGTAGAACTCGTCACCATAAGCAGCAAACAGGTAATTGCGGGATGCGAAGTAATCCAAGTCAACTGCAAAACGATATACACCGTCCATCTCTGAGTACACTTTGACATAATCTGTCGGGAAGTGTTTCAGGTAGAAAGACTCATCATCCTCGTAATACAGACCGCAGTAGATGCCTTCCAGAAGAACCCAACTCATCACTACTGGAAGCTCGTCTTTAAAAGCGTACCGTTCGCAATCGTTCACGGTGTCGTAATAACTCTGCGAATACTTTTTCTTCGCGGCACTATTCAGTTTTTTCAGCGCGAGCTTTGCCGGGGCAATGGTATAATTGAATGTTGGGAGAGTGGAGTAGTACGAAATCAGCCGCCGATAATGCGGAGACACTAAGAAAAGATACATACTCATCTGGCGAAGTTGCTTCTGATATGCGGCGGTCGTTGGATTTTCCATCAAGGTTTTCAGATTCTCAATGGATATCTTCTTACCAATATAACTTTCATACTTCCCGGTTAAAATATCGCCAGTGAGAGAGGCTCTGAGGGCGCGTCTGACACTCGCAGTAAAATGAGCAGAATATTTATCAAGCTGATCCATCTGCTCAACCGTAAGGTCTTTCATCAGCAGATCCCCCTTTTATTGTTTACGAAGCACAGGCTTCCTAAATAGCATGGTCTTCGAGATGTCAAAATCACTATTGTCAACACCGCGAAGTTTTCTCGATAGCTCTGTTACGCAATAGTTATTGTATACAAAGCTACTAAATCTATCCTTTCGCGCACCTGCGCGTTCCTTAAGTTTAATTTTGCCGTTTGAGTCGTCTTTTTGCAGACCAACAAGCTCGGCAATGAGCGCACTCGTCTGTATGAACGGGAGTTTGTATTCGACCTTTTGAATTGATGGCATTTTACGATATCGTTTATCGTTCTCCATCAACTCGAACTCCGCTGTCTGTTCGTCGATTGGCAGATAAATCCTACCATTTGCCAGAGCCGCACGTAGATTGAGATTGATCGTATCGTTAAAAGCCATATTTGCTTTAACAGGCCAGATACAACGAATCGCGTCCTTGACTTTACATCGGTCAGCCATTGAATCTTTTGGGTCTATTGTGGTCAGCGCACCATATGTGATATTCTGTTCTGGGTCGTAGTGGTCTAAGATAATATAATCGAAGATCGCCTGCCCGACACCGTTCGCGTCAACCACGAGGTCTGTGCAGTTATACCTGTAGAACAACCGCATAATATCCAACCCTTGCTCGCTGGCCGTACGTCCTTCCCAAGAATCAAGATATACATAGTTCGATATATAGGAAGTGCGTTTTGCGTTTGGAATCGCACGATTGATAAGGATAGCGGACGCGTCGTTCTTGTGGCGTTTGGATGCCATAAGTGCAACGTCCATTGATAAGACTCTGCGTTCACCCGGCTCAAGCGGCGGCACCTTTGCCACTCCGGCGAGCACGTCCTTTAGCGGCGGTAGCATCTGCGGCGGTTTTAACTGTCTACAATTATTGAGCACATCTTCTCTGAAGAACGATTCAGAATTGCCGCCATAGAACATTGCCTCCATTTCCATTGAGAACGAGATCTCGTCAAAATCATCTTCTGACATCTGGTCTTCGACTTGCTCTCTAGACAACAGTCCTTCGCGAATTGCTATCTGGTAAGGAAGCGCACAGGTGAAATACTTCTTATCATCATTGAGGACAAGTTCGGCCAGATATGCCTTGAACTTTTTATATCCCCAGTTGCTTTTGTAATATGCAGAACTCGCATAGAGCTGCTTGTTTCTTTCGCGTGGGTAGTCGCTATACTCCGGCTTGTCAAGATAACCGGGAAGGCGTTCGGCAGATAAGAATTTCTCAAGAACCTTATCGACCATACTTTTGTCAACTTGGACATACTCGTCTACGAAAAGGATGTTGCAACGGTGACCACGCGATCCGTCGCTCGCGGTGACAACCTTTATCCAGCTCCCGTTTTTGAAATAACATTCGCCCTTATTCTGGCTTATGGTTATTTCCCCGTCGATCTCGAATGCAAGGTTATCAGAACGCTTAATTAGCTCATCCTTGATTTTGCTTAAAACCTGATTGCCCTGAGTCCGCGTAGAACCCGCAACACAAATTTTTGTGCCGGGATATAAGATACATCGGATGCAGCAAAAAACAGCGATAAGGAAGGTTTTACTTAAACCCCTCGCAGCAATGAGCAAAAAGTTGGTAGCCCAATTCATGAAAAATAACAGCAGCTTCTGAAACAGGCGCAGGTTCAGATTCATGTAATCCTTCGCAAACCGATGCGGGTTCGCACGATAGAACGCACATGCTCTTGAAACTGCGGTTCGTTTCTTCTCAAGCCGCTGTTGTTTCTTATTTAACGGGGTATTTGAATGGTCGGGCATTCTTACACCCCCTAGTCATTATCGCCAAAAAGAGACTCGGATCCCGATTCCTCTTCGTATTCATATTCTGGCGGAGACACTGTATATTTCGCCATCTCCTCTTCGTAGATATGCGAATAGCGATTTGGCTTTCCAAACATCTTGGCAATATGCCCACTAAAAATTTGCAGATACCTCAGTATTCCATCGACATCTTCCATTTCAGGATCCGGTTCAATTGGGCACTCTTCCTCGAATTTTTGTATCTCTACGCCAAACGGGTAAATCTCATTAGCTTCGGAGTTGCTCTGTACTGGCTTCAGATTCGCAGAGCCAAGCAGAGTATTTAATCTTGTCGTTAACTTATTAACATCCGCGCCCGTCTGTGGCGCTTCAGAAATTTCCAACTCTGTTCGTACGATATTTGCAATCAAGATTTCCAGCGGTTTATCGCCAGCAATCTCATATTTCCTACACCAGTCCGAATACTCGCTTTGGAGCCATTGGTACTGTTCCGTAGAATAGCCAAGACCAAAACGTCGAATCGTCTCAGGTTTCACATCCGAATCCATCTCTGGCATAGAATAAACAGCCTGCGCTGCCGCGCGCTCTTCTAGTAAGGTGTCGAGGTAAGACTTTGTCGAATTATTCCTTGCATTTGCAATGAAATATGTATTGAGCCAGTTGTCACCTCTGGTTTTTTCTGCAAGGTCACGGCTGAAATAAGAATCGACAGCGCCGCATACATAACGCAGTGCTTCTAAAGGATCGCCAAGTCTCTGAGTGTATTCCTCGAAAAGATTTTTTAAACACTCTTTGCAGATGGGAATTGAATTAGTGTACGAATAGAATTTGCTGTGGGTTCCGTAGTAATTCGACAGGATATCAGTGTATTTTCGCCCACAACTTGGACACAGAATTCCGTCAACAGATTTGTCGGATAACACAGGCGCATCAACGCGCCGATTGCCGGATGATGTTTTAGCCTTCCGAAGCGGTTCCGCCCCCTCGCCGACTCTTCTCGCCCTTTTGCCAGCCATTAGTCCGCGCCAAACTTCTCTTTCAAGGAGTCGAGCGTAATTGAGAATCCGAGGTTGTTCGGATCCTCATCGCAAGCTTTGAGCATTTCTCTAACCAAATCAAATTCGTCGGCTGTAAATTCAATCTGGGCAACAATATCGTCGTAATTACTCAACGGTAAGATCAAGCAGCGAACGCCTAAAATGTTTTGACCAGCGAAAACGCGGGACATAGTGGGGCGCTACAGTTGTCATTCTTCCCTCGTTGATATTGTAGTTTTCAGTAGCGGGGGCTAGTACAGTTCCGAACGAACCGATACCTTGAAATTCTACTTCATTACCAGCGATCATATTGTTTTTAATGACATAGAAAAGAGCGTTCAGAAAGAACCTCGAGTCGCGCAGCGTATAGCCGCTCGCCTCTGCAAGCTGTCTGACAAGCTCACTTTTTGATAACTTATTACTCATACCCTTTTACTCTTTCTCCTTTTATTCTTTAGGCTCTGCCTAGTTTAATCGTGTATTCACAGACCTTCCCGAGCTGATCCTCGAACACCATCAGCTTTGCAGCCGGGGCAGAGGATTTGTAGAGCGAAGCCGAATAAGGATCTGTCCCCACAATACTCGGAACCTGCACCACCTCACAACCATCCAGAACTTCTTCCATTCTGCTATGATGCTTATGCCCAGTGATGAGGCAGTCAATTTTAAAATCATAGAGCAACGACAGTTCTTTCACTGCCGCTTCAATATCTTTGCATTCTCCATGAAATGCTACCACATTTGCGCCACACACAGTTTGCACAACATAACCACCGTGATTATCCACATATTTGAAATTGGGGTTATTTCTCATTCTGGCTTTAATATAAGCCTCTACAAACTTTGCGGTATTCTCGTCTTCAAAAGTGCCTTTCGGTTGCCCAAGCATACGAAGTTGAGTGTGGTTTCCGTCTTCAACAGCCGAATAAATAATGCGAACGTGCTTCGAAAGTTCATTCAGCCAGTTCGAAATGTATTCCGCGTATTTAATCGTGCTGTCAATTACACCATAACGAAGATGCAACAGCTGTTTCACTCTTAGTAAACCATCGGCTTGATCGCCAAGAGAAATAATGTGGAGTTCTCTTACCTTTTCCTTCTTGACAAAAGCAATGACCTCGCCCAGAAGAAGAGACATCCGCCGCTCAAACACCTCGGGGCTATATTCATTTATTAATTCGCCGAGTAACCCTTCGACACGAAACTCTGCGCCATAATGCTCGTCGCCAAACAGAAGAAGATACTCTTTCTCATTGGCTGTTGGCTGTTCCGGGACTACTTTGGGAGGTGGCAACTTAGGCATCTCCTGTAACGCGCTCTGAATCTTTTCGATAATCAGTTCGTCTCGCGCATCACTGCGGAGCCACCGATTATATTCAAGTTTCTCTGTTTGAAATTTAACGCGCTCCTTCTGAAGTTTTCGCCGTTGTTCAACGAGCCGATTCAGATATTCATCTTCGGTAAAATTAAAAACACCAGACTGCACAAAGTCATCCGCAGCCTTAACCTTTTTTCTATAGGCGCTCTCGTCCCTGTATTTTGCAGTGTCGTCTCCAAATAACTCCGCGTTGATTGTCGGCGTTACCTCATTCCAAGTCGTTTCGCCGGACTTGATAGCATCGTAAATTCTCCAAAGATACTGGTTCTCGTTCTCTTCGGGGCGCATTCTAAAATCCATCATTCGAACGCCCCCGCCTTAAACAATACTATCAAGATCACTAATAATGTCAGTAGCAACGCCATACTTTAACGCCTCCTCAGAAGAAAGATACCATTCAGACTTCCACTTCTTAGTGAATACCTGCTTTTGGATGTCCATACGCTCAAGGCAAAAATCCTGAAGGAGTTTGATGCGAAGCTTATAGTGCGCGTTCTGAGACTGCACTTGGTCGAAGGTGCCTTCGCTTCCGCCAGAACCCTGATGAAACAGGAGATTACATCTGGGGAGGATAAAGCGCTTCTCACCGCCAAGGAAGATAAACGCACCGGCACTGCAAGCGCAACCCATGGCATAGGTATACACCGGAGTCTTGCTGCACTGCATAAGGTCGATGATTTGCATCGTCATATCAAGATCACCGCCATAGCTATAGATATACACGCGAATCGGTTTGCGTTCTTCTACAGGCTTCCCTTTGTCCTCTTTCGCCCAAATTAAAAACCATCTAGTAATCTGGTTAATCAGGTCGGAGTCTACATCGCCGAGCCACACTTTGCGGTCTGCAAGTTCCGCATGAGTTGCAATGGCAACAGGATCTGCAAGTTGGCGATTATAAAGATCTTCAGTCGTGTCTTCCATCGGTAACAGTAATTCCATTTAGTTCTCCTTTTACCCGTATATCTCAAAGCCTCAGAACAGAACCAAGCGCCCCAATTACCACTCTGGTGCTCTTATTGTTCTTTGACAATTCACATTGTAACCTTGCCTTTAGTGCAATTTTTGCATCTTCATCTCCATGCACTAAGCAAATCTTGGTGGCATCAAAATATTTACCACCCAAATATTCTTGCAGACCCTTTGCGTCCATATGGCAACTAAAGGTTTGCAGAGAAACACAATCGGCGCGACACCGCACCTGCCTCCCGGCAATCTTAATTGAATCGCATTTCTTGGCGTTTTTAATTTTGTAGCTTAGATAAGTAGGGTTGGATCCGGCCCACCCTGTGAAAACGAATGTCGATTTTCCATCTGGCAAATACTTCGCGGCATATTGAAGGATTCGACCGTTCGTCATAAAGCCAGAAGAGGAGAGGATGATAGCTTGCTCTGCCGATGCAACTTGCCTGTCAGACTCTTTCTTATCTTCAATAATTCGTAAATTTTTCCAAGACAGAACATCTTGCCAAAGGCAAAGATCCTCACCGTCTAAGACCTTCTCGTAATCGCGAAACATCTGTGCGCTCAAAACGCCATCTACAATCACAGGGATCTTGAAATTCTCGTCATCCTTAAACGCTAGGTACAATTCCGTGAGCACCTCAGACGACCTCGAAAATGCAAACACCGGCATTACTACAGAGCCGCCTCGTTCAACTGTGCTTTGAATGTACTGTTTTAGGATTCCAATATCCTGTTGTCTCTTGCGTTTAGTATCCCTATCGCCAAGCCCGTAGGTTGCCTCGCTCAGTACCAAATCTACACGCCTATCCAGAATGCCACTCTTTGAAACATAATGGTTGGCATTATCGTGAAGCCTCCCTATATCGCCAGTGAAAAGGATCCGCCGCGTTTTTCGCTCGTCCTTTAATGTGATAAGGTACTGCACCGCGCCAAGACAGTGCGAATTAGGAAGCATAAAAATAGAGACCGTATCATCAAGCGATACCGTCTCGTTGTAGTTGTTGTATGTTTCAAATAGTTCTAAAGAGCTATTCACATCAGCCTCTGTGTATATCGGCTCATAATTACGCGAATACTTCTTTGAGAGCAGTCTCGCCTCGCCTGCCAGTATTCCGGCGCTATTCAGCAAAAGATCTCTGGCAAATATTTTTGTTTCCTTGGTAGATATAACACGACCACGAAAACCAAGCCTGTATAATCTCGGTACTAGGCCAACATGGTCAATATGCGGATGGGAGATGAGCAGATAATCCGCCTTAATCACATCGGATTCGATTTTTCGAGAATTGACTTTGTAGTTGTCGAGGTAAGAATTGCTTGCAGATTGGTATAGGCCAGCGTCAAGGACGATTCGCTTATCACCAAACTTTACCAGATACAAAGATCCGGTCACTGTATTGGCGGACTGACCAAGCAAATACACCCCGTCTCCGCCTTTCACTTTTTTCTTGGCTATGACTAATTCACCTCTGGCTGCTTTTTCATGCCACAATTTGTGGCTTAAACAAGACTGCCGGACTTGCACCGGCAATAAGTTCTGGGAACTCGTTTTACTACTTAAACTAAGCCTCGCGTTGTAGGATGTGCGCAATCCCACAAACCCTTATAACTAAAGGAAGATTTATTACTGCGAATACGCAGTTGCATGGAATCAATGTCTGCTCCGCGATTTGAACACGGATCTCTGGGGACGCCAGTTGTGCTGCCGGACTTACACCAAGCAGACATGTCCCGAGCCTGTAACCCGGGAGCCTCGTATTATCTTAGACGCGTCTGATCCTTGCACGAGGCGCGATAAACGCGAATTCTAAACATTTGTGTGATAACAGAAATAACCTATATTATTTCCCTATCCATTAAAGATAACAGACACGACCCAATTTTAATTCCCCATATAGGGGATTTTATTTTTTTTATTACTGCAAGTTGTCAGCGTAACAAGAATTTTCCTCGCGCACCCTACGCATCCGTTCGCGGGTCAATTCGAGATCGCGCCTGTGTTGACACTCATCACATCTGACCTTTTTCCCAAACGCTTTTCCATCGACTAAAAACGAATGACCGCAATCCACACAGCTGACAATATATACACCGGCTGGCTTTCGAACTCTCCCGGTGTCCTTATAGCCATACTTTGTGATGCAATCATTACAGTAATGACGTTTACGTTTCAGCCGACGAATTAGCCTGCCACACACCTCACACCTGTCAAACTTGCCACCAAAGGCTTCCTCGTATGCATAACCAAGATTACGCAGATCCGTTATATCGTAGACGATCAAATCATCATTGTTGCCGGTGCTTAGGAACAGTACTCGAAAATTTGTCGAATCCACCTTGTTCGACATCTTAATCAGACCGCCAAGCATTAAGTCTCTAAGCATCTTTGTCTTCTGTACCGAAGACGCAGAAGCATTAGCCAGAGTGAATAAATCGCTCGGTGTTATATTAACCCAGCCTTCGTTTGTCTCGTGCAGGACGTTATTGTATTTTGCAATGGCCAAAGCAGTAAACGCTATTTTTTGGACTGTCTTGCCGCGCAGCTTCTGAATCTGCTCCATCTCGCTTTGGTATACGGGCAACGCATCAATTTCGATAAGCCTGCGACGGTGCGCGGTCTGTACTATTTGAGCCACTCTTTCTTCCCAGTTTCGCTTTTTATAATTTTTGTCGAAACGTGCAATCAGGGTATGGAGCATTTCCGAAATTTCCTCATCGCTATTCCCGCAACTTAGGAAATAACAGGCAACAATATTGATATCATAATAGAATTGCCCATCAATTTTCATCGGCGAGGTCTGCATCAGCATCCACTCCGCCCGTTTCTTCTGGTTCAAAAACGGCTGGATCAATCTCAACCTCCTGTTTTATCATGACATAGCGATTGCCACAGTACTCAAAATCGTACTCCTCATCGGGCGCAGCTTGCATCGGAACACAAATTTTGCCGGTGCGCAAGAGAAGACGGCGTACAATATCATCGCCACACATTCGCCAAACGAATTCCCTTGGCTGACGAGTACCGGCGTTGTAGCAAATATCTATCAGCACGTCAACGCGCAGGTTGTCATCTGAACATGCCACGATGCACTGTTCCCGAAAATAGGACTCCAGCATGTGGCGTTGGTCGCGCTTTGCGTTTTGCTCCGCAAGCATATAGTCCCCATCTGCCTTCATCGCACCGACAGCTTCCGCGTAGGCGTTAAACAAGTCTGTAAGAACACGCTTTGCCTCCCCATACTCCTTCTGTTCGTACCGTTCGCCAGATAGGAGAGTGTGGTAGTCATACGCCCCGCTCGTCTGCCACTTCTTCTTATTGTCATATCTGCTTTCGACACGACCGCAAATGCGATTTACAATATGGTTATAATTACTAACAGGCGCAAGCCTCACATAATACCGTACAAACACTTTCTCTTCTGGCGACAGATCTTCGAAATTGCCAAGCAAATCCGAAAGAGACTTCCCGAACTTTATCTGGCTTCCAGTCTGACACCCGCGCAGATATTTTCGCCACTGACTCTTAAGCGTCGTGTACTTATAAATCATAAAGTGCGGCTTTTGCTCGGCGACAATCTGATTGTCAATATACTTTCTGAACCGGAGAGCGACCGTATCATCATCGTTGCTCTTTATGAACCTGCCCTCATACCAACTCTTTGGCATAGGATCCGCCTTGATGCCTTTGGCTTTGTCGATAGCGCACTGTTGATAATGCTGCATACACATAATCCGGTCTGAGATCAACTTATATAAGAAAGATTCGGGATCGACTGTTGAGCGGATGTCGTAGAGTTCGGTGGCGCGATTAGTAATTTGACCAATCTCATTGCCAAATGTGGCGATATTGCTTTCTACAAGCTTCTCGTCGGTCACAACAGACTTGGCTGCCTTGCGCTGCATACAGACAATTGTTTTTTCGTGGTGATAATTGCGCATTAGAATAGGATCGTCCGTTAAGAAATTCATATCCCCGTCAAAATCCTCGCCATTCAAGGCATCGCACGAACTATCCCATGCGTTGAAGACCACCATTGTCCGAATGTACTGATACCAATACTCCTTTTCAAGGTCATATGCGACATCCATCTTGCGAATATTGGCGAAGCAGGTCATCGGAGCGCGAAATACAAGAACAGAGCGTGAGCGGCTGTCAGACCAATACTTCGAATAGACCTCGCCAGCCTTTAAAAGACCAGTGACTTCTAGCCCAAAAATACTTTGCCATAGCGCATATGGATCCCCGCAGGCAACCTCGAAATGCCCATGCACATCAATCTTACCCATCTTTGCTTCGTCAATCTGCTTCCGAATCATTCGCCGAATGATCGCAGATACAACGCCATCGTTAATAATGTTTGGATCGACCATCAGCGCCTTAATGACCGGGTTATCTTGCGACAGATAGGTCTTAAGCGTCGCGTTTTGACCATTAAGGTATACAAGTGCTTTCCTGTAGTCGCCACCAAAGACATCATCAAACTTGGCAAGCGTTGGAGCAATAAACTCATCAATATCCTCATCCGTAAAGTCAAAACCTTGAAGGAACTGATAGTTGGTCGTCCACGTATTCTCCAGTTTATTCGGCGGGACTTTCGTTACTGAAAAACTATAGCCATAACGATTACAACATTCCAGATAAGACTCCATAGAAGAATATGAGTCCCAAAGCTTAAGCATGGACTCTGTTAGGACAACACTCGCGTCTCTAACATCCCGAACACAGCCCCACACATCCTTTACCAGATAGCCATCGGGATTAGTTACCGGATCTGCCCCGCGAACCTGCTCCGCAAAGGCAATATGGTCAAACACTACGAGCATTCCTTTTTCGAAGGCATATCGTGTGTTGCAACCGCTCATCACATAATCGAGACGAAGTTCGCGGCTCCACACCTCGGCCTGCTCCGGTGTCATCGTACCAAAGCCATCAGAGGCATCGTGTCGAAACTCATATCCGTCCTGTTCGGCAACAACCGGCTCTCCGCCATCGTCGCCATCATTTATAGTTACAACGTCCTCAACGAACGAGGTCATACAATCCGGCACAACAATGATTCCGCGTGGAGCAGAAACGGGAACAGAAGAGGAACACGCTAGTGCTTCATACGCCCCAAACTTTGCAGGCACAAGTTCTTTTGTCGTATCGCGCCCACAATCCAGAAACTCCCTAAGATATACATGAACACGCTCCGAGCAGAAAACAACAACACTGTTCTTAATACCGCCTGTAGTCCCGAGCAGTCTTACATATTTTACTCCATTAATATAGAAGCCAGACCTAGAAGCTTTCCGATAGTCATTGGGGTTTTTGACCACGAGTTCCATATAGTCCTGTTGCAGACCGATACGGTAAAGACGCAAATACTGTATGCGAATCTGGTCTTTCGCTTCTGGCGTTTGTCCAAGCTTCCGCAAGCGCCGGATCTCCCGGTTGACGTCTGTTATCGCATCGTCAATGTCGAACGCGTTGTTATAACGGTCAATCGCCCGGAACACCTCGCTATCCGCCATCGGCACGAGTAATTCGTTTATGATCGCATCTTCCAAATTCAGGCGAAGATCCCAGTCGGCCCGCTTTAGAAGTTCGGTATCTATTTTGTAAATATACCGAGTATGCTTATTTGGCTTTAAAGAAATAAGACCTTCTCCTTTCTAAGCTAAGACTAGGTTATTTTCAGTAAATTTCAAATTGTTATTCGCGGTGGAGCAAGTTATCCTACCCAACCGCTATTTTAAAATTTGGGTAAAATACCGCCCTATTACTATTGCGTCTGGCGCGAAGCAAGAAGTCTTTGCCTAGCCGCCTCGCGCTGTTCCGCTGTCATTTCTCTTGGCGGCGTGATCTTGATCCAAGAGAGAGGGAAGTGGGCGCAGATTGTGCCGTCCGCATTCTCAACCACATCGCACACATCCGGGTGCTTCTTCGCCAGAGAAAGAATCCTGTTTTTGAATTTTGCCCTATGGATAGAGGCAACAACAACATTGTCTTCGCTGAAGAACTCAAGCGTGTTGTCGTGAAGTTCATTATAAATCATGAAGCAATTCCTTTTCTGCAAATAAGTTCAAGGATGTACTTACCATTCTCAACCGACAGGTTTGCACGAACCGGGATGTCGCCAGACAGAGAAAGAGGAGTGGTGGTACGCAGCACACCAAGTTTCGGCAGTGTTACCGTGTTGCTCCCGACCCTGATATTGCGATTACCACTGACCGACAGCCTCACAACCTCATCGCGCATCATACGGCGCTCATTGTATCTGGCTCTTGCAAAGGAATACATCGCGGTCGCCAAAACGACAGAAGATGCTGCTTTCGTCCAACCGTACTCGTCTGTCTTCTTTAATGCCGCAGGCGACACAGAGCAGTTCCAAGATTTCGGTTCGTTCCCCATCTGCCTCCAAGCATTATAAGAGTTAGCGTAGAAGTTCCAGACCGCCGCGTACGCCTTGGCGTTTAGACGGATCGCTTCGCGCTGGTTCTGGTTGGTATAGATCTCACATCTGTATCTTCTATAATCTGTATGGTTTGCGGTCAGCTTTGCCGAATGCTTTTCTTCTAATAAAGAAGGAGCCGCCGCACTACGAGTATCCCACAGCGCCCGAACCGCAGCTTCATACGGAGTCCCACGCACCTCTTCGGCAATTCGCGCCGCCTGCTTCATGAGTTCCCCGATCCGTTCTGCTGTTAGATTAGAAGCGACCTGCTTCGACCGAACCGCCTGCTCCATCTGATTGAAGGCTTCAATGTACTTTAGCTTCCAGCGCATCGCTTCCTTGCCAGTGAACCCCATCGCCAGAAGAGAAAGACCATCCCGATTCATAATATAGGTCTTCTGCTTGCGCCCGTAGGAGTCCGGCGAAACCGTCTCATAGAACATCTGCTCAAAATTGTGCCGATCTAAATCGAGGTTCTCAATGCTCCGCAGAACACTCTTGTGCTGTTTCCCAAACACATCCGCCACATTCCGGCTCGTTGTTACCGCGCCATGCCTACCGTCCATATGCACATCTACCATCAGACTCTGATTCATGCGATCTCCTTCCTATATAAGCAATTATCACGTTTTGCGAATTGGCTGCGCACACCTCCTCGCGCTAATGGTATTATAGCCTATTGAAATCATATTGTCAAGATTAATTTGGACTATTGTTTTTTCGGGAGTAAAAAGACATAGGACAAACGGATCCGCAAGATTATGTTTGAGGTCGTAAACGGCTGTTTTCGGCACTCGGCGCGGCACCTTGTATTGATTTCCTGCACAGAAGGAATTCTTACTACACTATTCTAGTAAGGTTTCTAACTTCATGTCTGGTATAATAAATCGCCAGAAGAGAAAGGGAGGATGATGGGACGATTAAGGATTGTTCTGGCAAAAATACAAAGAATCGGCAAATTAGGTCTTGACAATATGAGGATTATATGATATTTTTATATATTTATATAGTATAATATACCTTAAAGGTATATTATATATAGTTTATACCTTAAAGGTATATATTATATAATATTATATACCTTATAGGTATAATATATATAATAATAAACCTTATAGGTATATTATATATAATACATATAAACCTTATAGGTATACTGAAAGTAGTATATAATAAACCTTATAAGTATACTGAATAGTATTATTTAATATACCTTATAGGTATAAGATTATTAGTATATATAACCTTATAGGTTTCTATATTATATATAATAATATAACCTTATAGGTATAATATATCTTTCTTCTAAATAACCTTATAGGTATAATATATAATATAATAAACCTTATTAGTATACTGAAAGGTGTATACTAAACCTTATTAGTATACTGAAAGGTATATACTAAACCTTATCAGTATACTGGTAAGGTATATTATTCTGCGGATGAAATTTTAAAAATAATATTTGGTCGCCAGAAGTAGAAATGAATAATTGCGTCAGCACCTAAGACCTTCAGGGCAGATCTAGGTAAAGCGGTAATCGCGCCTCACGCCTTAACGGGACGCGGTATTCAACCAAAAAGGCTCCGACCATTTTCATTATAATAAAAGTAAGGAACCTTATCTGTCGAACGACCAAGACGCCTTTTCAGTTCTGGCTACCCAAAATCAAGACACCTTTAGGGTTTTAGGGACTGCTTACGTTCCACTGTATACTTGGCGAAGAGTAGTAGTATTAAAATTTAAGTGGCGGCGGGAGCAGCTTCATGAGCATCCGCCGCATGGTGTTAGCATCGGAGCCGACACTTAAATACAGGGTAAAGTAAGGCTGGCAGAACCGCCAATTAATTTTTGCTAATAAGCATATGGATATATGCATAAATTGCATAAATATACCTTATAATGCGACTAAAATGCATAGAAATTATAGATTCTGAAAGACGCGTCCGCCCGGAACCTCTGGCTCTCCAGACTTCCAACCCGCTGCGGATCCCTCCGAAACCCACGCCTATTTACCTACTAAACCACTAGGCAAGTAGAAAACCCCCACACTGCGCCCCAACCTCAACCCCGCCCAACAACTTCCTCTCTTGGCGACCGCGCCCACAAACGCCATGATCGCCGCCCCAACCCGCCCGTTTCCCCAAGACCGTTAGGTATTAAAAAACCGAACGGTATTCATCATATACCCCCATGGGGTATCCCCGACCTGCCCTAAAAACGCCCTCGATTGCGCCGGAACTCCCACTGCGACCCCTCTGACAGGGGATTGAAAGTGGTGAGAGAGGAAAGAGGTGTTACAAAATGGCATGCTGAGTGGGGGAGGCACATCCATCCGTTCCGGTCAGTTAGACGTGTTTAACAATCCGAAACGTCCCCCCGCGCGGCCATATCGTACTTTGTGCATTTTTCCAAAATAAATATGTTTAAACATGATATCATGCAATGATTGTAAAATCTTAAAATGTTACAAAAGTGTTAAGTTCCGGATTCCGTACAAAAAAGTTTTGTTTTCCCTAAAAAAAATTTTGCATATAGTATTTAAAACTACATGTAATAGCATTAAAAACCACGTTAAAAAGTATCAAATACCGCGTTAAAAGTAGTAACAAAAACTACGTCAAACGGTAATGTATACCATGTTAAAATCAGAATAGAGCGAAAAGTCAGGCAATTCTAAAATATCAGAATAGCGTGAAAAGTCTGAAAATAACACTTTTGTAAAGC